AGAAATAAAAAAAACCCCGCCCCCAGCATTGGCTACCGAGGGCAGGGTGTGACCGCTTACTACGGTCTTTTACTCTTCGTCATCGTCATCGTCATCTTCGTCGTCGGCGTTGGCGTCATCAGCCTCTTCGACCTCTGCCTCATCGGCATCCTCAGCGTCCTCAGCCTCGTCTGCCTCATCGGCATCCTCAGCATCCTCAGCGTCCTCAGCCTCGTCTGCCTCATCGGCAGCCTTAGCAGCTTTCTTGATCACAGGCTTGCCGCCCTTGACTTTCTTGCCGCCCTTGGCAGCCCGCTCGGCCTTCTTAGCCAGACGCTTCGCCCTTTCCTCTTCGAGCTTTTTGGCGGCCTCAGGATCCGGAGTGAACTCCTTCACCAGTTTGATCTCGCCATTGCTCTTGCACTCGAAGTACTCGGGGTGCGACGCGACACAGAACGCGAGATAGCCGGCGTCAAGGTTGCGATCCTTGCCGTTTTCCTTACGATACTCGGCAAGCGCAGCACGCACTTCCTTCGCACCCTTACCGGCCTTGACCAGCGAAACAATCAGATCAAGAGCGATCTGCTTGCTGGTCCCGGGAGCAAACCGCGAACCAGTCGCGGGATGGATTTCTTTGGCGGTCTCAGCCTTGGGATGCTTGAAAGTGATAGGAGTCACCTCAACGGGCTTCTTCTCTTTCTTGACCTTCACCGCTCCATCCTTAGCGACCTTCGCGGTTTTGACATCATCTTTCTTGCTGACCTTACCCTTCATAACTCGTCCCTTCCTTTTGTTGTTGGATTTGGACACGTCTGTAATAACGCAATGGAACGTCTACTACATTTGCTTCACAGTAACTGTTTTTTCAAGCCAATTAATCGTGATCTGAGTAATGCCTCCGACAGCTTCTTCCGGGTCAGGCTTTGACGTTTTTTCTGCCATCAACACTGTCGTAGCTGTCGTGTAAGTGCTGGAAGAACCATCTTTTTCAACCTTATCAACCTTGACAGGCTCTTCGGTCTTAATTGGCTCTTCGACGGGCTTCTCAATATTCACATTTATACCATCCACTTCTCTAATGCCATGCTTATTAACGTATGCTCTACATGGTCTTAGCCAAGGACATGCCGCACAGAAACTATCAAAGTCTTCTTTCTTTTCAGGACTTTCATCAACAGTGCCCCAGCAATCAAATCCGACATCTTGTAACGCTTTATGTTCGTGGTAATCGCGCGAAGATATATCTACAGTAGATTTGAATGTCTCATCATTAAGAGCTTCAAGAATTGTTTTTGCGATTACATCAGATTTGAAATTCATTATAAATTCAAAAGCGCGCTCCGCTATCTTTTTCATGCTCTTGGGTTTAGCCAATATATTATGCAAAACTTCTTTCGCATTATCCCAATTGTAACTCACACACGCATCTTCTGGAATTGTGTTATCAGCTCCAGCCAATATATCTTCGTGCACGACAGATATGCATCCGTAAAGCATAGGCTCGAAATGAGTATAATTGTTATAGCCTCTTGTTGAACCGTCAATTGAGAATTTGGTAATTTTGAATTTTTCTACTAAAAGATCATGCGGTATAAAACCATGATAAATATGTTCAATAGGTTGTTCAGCCTCGTATTCCTTATCTTCAACTAAATCACGTTTGATAAATTTCTGCAATCTTCCCTGCGCAAGTAAATCGTGATATTCCTTGCCACCACCATAAAAGTGAATGGAGCATCCGTCAAACCCGTCCAATGCTTCGAAGATTTTTGCATGTCCCTTCCACTGTATCCACTGCTGAGCCATCATACCATCAGCTCGTTCATCACCCATTTTAGGCAATGACGCAAATGTAAGATCGTCAGGTATTATCATTGGAAAATAAGTCCAAATCTTCTTGGCTTCTGTTGGATATGAATCTACGGCATTGAAATGTGGACGCTGACTGGCAACAAGCAAATCAATATATTCGGAAGCTAAAATAAACCATTTATTCGTTTTGTGCCAATACACGTCATGCATTGTAACTATCTTTTTGATGCCATCTGTCTTTGAATATAAATCCAGCCATCCCATGGGGCTAACAACATTCATATTTCCCTTAGTGGGATGCGGACTTGGATGAATAAAATGTATCAAGTCAAATTGCTTAAGTCTCTGGACTGTTGAATTGATGAGATCTGGATGATAAGAAATAAATTCGCTATCTAATTTCTCGCCACGCATATACCTAATGCCTATTGGAACTTTCTTATCATTGTCACAACTGTACCTGAATCCGCTTGTCGCATAGAAGTGAGTTACTTCGTGCCCCAATAATCTGTACCCATCACGTATTGCTTCAGCCCATGTCGTAATCCCGCCAACGTCGAGAATGGGGAAATTGATCAATGCGATCTTCATGTTATTCTTTCTCTGAATTGTTTGATTTTTCTACGAAATGCGTTCAGATTCTTTTTGAATTCTGTATCGTTGATGTCGTACCCCATATAATATCTTATCTGAGAATCCTTTATTTCTTCACCACCCTTAAATCTAGACTTCAAAATATTCCAGAATTCTTTATCCCATCCGTTAAAGATCTTTTCTCGATTAATAATTGAAGAAACAATTTTGAGAATCCTTTTACCATCATCTGCCGATTTTGACACAGCAAAAAGATCTTGAATGTTAAACCCATCTTCGTCAGACGCTAATCTATTCTCTGTAATGAATCTATCTGCTGAACGCAATATCTGTACTCTGAAATCTCCAGCACGTCTAACTATGGCGCTTAGGACAACGTTTTTCCAATCACGTTCTGAACCGTATTTGTATCTGAACTTGTAGAGCTTCAATAATTCCAGTCTAACATACTGCATACAGTCTTCAATGTCTTCCGGCCTATATATTCTAGCTCTTACCGCTGACTGTATGCACTTCTCAAACTTGTTGAGAAACTTAAGGTGTCTTTTGTTTAGAATTGGCGCGGCTTGATCGCAGAAAAAATTCAGCAACAGAACCGGGTGCAGATATGCCAACATCGGACGCTTTCACAGCCAAGATCGCTCTTGCTATCGTCCTAAGGCATTCGGCATCCGATAATGTTGCTGTTATCACCTCCAAACGAAAATTGGGTGATGTCTTCAACTCTCTGACTATGCTGGTCATAGCAGTTGGAGATATATTCTGATCTCTATCTTGTGTCTGAAATTCTACTCCCGTCAATATGCACATCTTTTTATAACCATTCATACAAGATTCCTCCTATATCTGGCCTCATTTCTCTCTATTGCCTCTCTTAGTTTTCTGTTGATAGTTGCTTTATCAAATCCTGGAACATGCTTATGATGAAACATGTCGTGATGTTTCGAACACAAACACACTAGATTGTTGGCGCAATGAATTGGCTTTTCACTTCTAAAAATAATATGATGGACCGATGCAGCACGTTTCCCGCAGCTTGACATCTGACACAATTCGTTATCCCTATTTATCACATAAAGATATAACTCTTCATTCATACTATCATATTCGTGATTAGGATCTAACATTTGGTTCCATTTCTATAATGTGAAGCAGAGTGTTAAAATCCCAATGAGTATGATTTTCAAGTGTCCCATCCTTATGCCTTCGAATATACCATGGTCTAAGCTCTTCTATCTTTACTCTTGCATATCTTGAATCATTTAAGCATCTAATCGGCAATACGATCGCGATCTTGGGAAATGCGCGAATAAAAACTATGCCCAGCCCTACACCGCCAGCCAAATGCGCAGCTTCTAATCCCTGTTTTTGGTGATCCTTAAAGATGCCAACATTAAAAGTCCCACTATTCAACAATTTGAATTCAACAGCCACAAATGCTGAGCGCCAAACAAAGTAAGAATCATATGGCTTTAACTTCGTATTCCTGGCATCCATCAGTGTGACTACATGAATATTCTGCTTTGTTTCAGCAGACCACTGTCTCAGCTCATTTCTGAACTGTGATGCTTTCTGACGCTCAGACATAAGACTTTTTCCTTAGATCGTACACGCTGCCTATCGTTTGCGCAAATTCAGAAGATTGTGTAACAACCATTAGTTGGATCCCGAATCTCTCGCAAACCTTTTTAATGAAATTGCCAGCAATGATCTGCCTGTCTGGCTCTAATCCACCAAATGGTTCATCTAAGAATATAACCTTATTGATTGATTTATCCACCTTACAAATTACAATCCGCATTAAAACGCCTATAATCTCAGCCACCGAACGCCCCTTGTTCATACGGATATCTAGCCAGCCTTCTCCCCTGTTGGCATTCACCATGAAATCACAAGAAGTGTTGTCACCATGCCTACCTATCTCAAACTTGAATCTATACTTGTCATCAAACATATCAATTAAACCAGCAGAGATCACACCTTCAAACATTTCGATAATCTTATCATATCGTTTGCTGATAAGATACTCTATAACTAACCTTGCACGTTTACGCTTTTTGATTTCAGCTAACGCTTCTTTCCTCTGCGTCTTTGCTTCTGCAATTTTCTTCTTTATCTGTTCGCGTATTTTCTTCGCAGCGTATAGATCGTTGAAAACTGCATCTATTTTACTTTTTTCTAAACTGAGCACAAATAACCTCCAATTCTTCCAATTCCTTCGATATGCGCTTTTCTTCTTCTTCAAGCTTAACCTTCAGAGCATCTAACTCTTTACGCATCTGCTTTGTGGAACAAACTTCTTTGTTGAAAAACTTCAGCAACTCTTTTTGAGCAAGATCACGTTTATGCTTCAGCATATCGTGCTCGACCTGTAGCTTGTTTAACTCTTGACGCATTGCTTCTACTTTCTTAACGATATTGATCATCGCACTCTCCTACATTACCTGTTCTAATTTCTCGAGACAATATTGTTTGACTTCTTCTGATACCTTAGCTGTCAACAATGCTGGCGGATTCAATAAGATCAATTTTAGATTTTCCACAAAATTTGCACCAAGCGTATTTGATTCGGACAAAGATTCCATCGCTTCTATGAAGTTTTGTTTCTGTAACTTTTCAATAGCTCTATCAACTGAAGACAGATCAAATACTTCAGAAGCCTTTTTAGTTTTCAATTTTATTTGTTCGATATCGATATCAAATCCATTTATCCTAATTATGGCTATCCCCGGCCCAACACCCTCTACAGAACTTTTATAATCAACTCTTCCTATAGAGCCGGGATTTACGAAATATGTTTTTCTATTCAAAGATTCTACGGCTATTGGCTTGTGGAATCCTAAATGATTATGTCCGCACAAAACCAGATCTACATTAGTCGAAACGTCTCTGGGGTCTACCGTTACCCTAGCCCCATCAATGATTTTGGTCGGCGCATCGCAGAACATCGCGTGAGTCAATAAAACTGTCGGCTTCTTTTCATCAATGATTTTAGAACACCAAGTATCACTAGCAACTAAATCTCTAGAATAATCTATTCCAGTTATCACACACGACTTTGTAATAACGGTATCTTTAGAAACTCTGCGAAACCACTTGTATCTCTCGAGTAACCCGAAATTCGTTTTATGAACATAATCTGCATTCCCACCCTGTACGTCATGATTGCCATACACAAACAGAATGTTTAATTCTGGATAGCTTTCCACAATTGACACAAATCTTACCATCAACTCATCGTCAGGTTTGTACGAATGTGAAAGATCACCAGTAACCGCCAGATAGTGTATTTTTCTTTTTCTGCAAATTTCAACCGACTGTGTCAGAAGACTGAACACATCTTCGTTATAGTTGTCTATCCTATTCTCTGGCGGACGATTGGCGATATGTAAATCAGTTATGTGAGCTATCTGCAACATATAAATTTCCACATTCTTTGCATTTGATTAATTGATACTTAGACAACTGCTCTTGTGTCTTTGCCTTACTTTTCTCTATGTCTTCCATTCTATCTTCGATATCAACTAGCATATGGCACGTTTCTAACATATTGTTAATGTCAGCCCCATTCTTTAGGAATGCGTTTAGAGCCGTTTCCAGCCCCTCCAACCGTTGCGCCACACCGGCAACCGCCGCATATTTATTGAATGCCGCGCTGGCCTCTGTAAGGGCATCCAATAGTCTTCTTTGGGTACACGCATTAGCGGCGGCGGCAAGGCAACTGCCTAACTGTTCAATGAGTGTAGCCAGTCTATTGATTTCTGTACTACTGCTCTCCAACAATTCTAGATCAGCTATAGCTTTTTCGTATTGTGCAACTGAAGCAGCTAGTGAATCGAATTGTCCACGCAACTCTTGACATCTAACGAATTGTTCTTCTACTCCATTATATGTCTTAAGTTCTACACGATGTGAAGACAAAGAAGCTTCTATAGAATGTAATCCGTTCTGTTTTTCGCAAATCTCGCGGCTAATTGTTTTCTTTATCTTTTCAGCAATGTCTATGCCTGTAAGATAATTCAGCAGGCTACCCCTTGTCGGCGCACTTTCATAAACTAGAAATGGTAATGGATTATCAACACCGGCGATGACTGGACACAATTCAACATTACCCAGTTTGATAAACATAGTCCCAAGTATCTGCTTTATCGGCGCTGGGACTTCTGACCCGAATCCTGTAAACTTTTTGTCATTCAGTATATAACTATTTTCGTGCTTACCGCGCACTCTAACGATTATGATGTCTTCATTCAACCCTTCGAATATCAATTTAACAGACGCATCAAGTATCTCCCCATTTTCCTTCCTACGCATCCATTCTCCGCGTGGCGAATTCGTAGCTGCCCAGTGATACGCTCTGACTAATGCACTTTTTCCGCTATCATTTGCGCCTATTAGTGCGAACGCATTGTCTCTAATCTCTACATCCAAATGCTTATGACATTGGAAGTTTTTCAGGATTATCCGTTTTAGGCGCATTGAGTTTATTCATCCTTGGAACGGTGGAACTTAAGAAACCTATGAAATCGACTGGTTTGTGACAATGGGGACATAGAATGATATCCCCATCCTTACATTCTTTCATATCTAATGCGTAACCGTCGAGAAACTCACACTTGTCTGGTGTCCAATGATCATACGCTACACAGTCTTTAGTCTTTACTCGCCCAAATCTATCAGCTTTCACTCTTAGCGGCACAAACGAAACACCAATAGGTCTGTTTTCATTCACGCACACTATGACCGGATAAAAATGCCGCCTCCGAAGAGGCGGCATCGCTTTCATCCGCTTAATTCTTTGCTGGCGCTTGCTCATCCTTCGGAACCTCGGGAAGTTTAACATCCTTCATCTTAGCGCGAACCTTGGGGTTGAGCGCCAGGATGTTCATAACACTAACGAAATAGTTGACAAACTTCCAAAGGAATTTGTCATCTTCCTTTGTCGGCGTCAACTTGACCACTATACTCGCGCCAGCGATAACATAGCACACAACATTAAGGATAGAGACCCAATTGTCTTGGAACCACTGCATGTTTTTCTCCTAGTTTTTGAACAACGTTAACGTCAAAGTGTAGACAAATGTACCATTAAGCCCGTCTTCACGCAACAGAGCGGTTTTCTGATTGCTGATCAAAATCTTTTCCAATTCAGCTAATATCTTATGAACCATCTGCGAATATACAACATCTTCAGCACGAAGATCTTCCAAAAGTGCTCTTCTTTCAACAGCGCATTTTACGGTTAAAGAACCGATGTGTTTCTTAATTAATTCTACAATTGCATCTCTTACATATTGTTTATTGAAATCATCTAGTGCGGCCTCTGCCAATATCCTGGATAATTCATCTTGCAATATAGAAGTGTCAGCCATTTTGCATTGAAACCTTTTTAGCTATCTTCTTTATCCTATTTTCAATCTGCTTTGTTACAACAATCAGCTCTTCAAGAGTATCAATGTCGTTTTGAGTGACTTTCCCATGAATGCCGATAGCCATATTGGCATATAGATAAGAAACTACAAACGCTAAGGCGTGATGTACGCTAGAAAAATATCCAAGATTCGTACCAGATATGTTGCCTTTATCCTTTATCCAGCGAAAGGCTTCTTTGTGTGTATCCCAATCATACCTGCCACCAACCTTTTCAACGACAACACAATTCAAACTACTAATAATCTTTAGTCCATCTATGGTAATGTTGATGTATTGTCGAGATTCGGTTTTTGCTTGGTCTTTCTTCATACTACGCACCAATTTTATTTTTCAGTTCTTTTATCTGAACCTTCAGCTTTTTCTTTTCTTCTTCGTCTATCGTAGCTTTATACAATCTTCTCAAATGACGCAGATTCTTTTGATCTTCGCTTTCTGTCGGAAAAAGTACATCAACAATTGACTTTCTAAGCTCTTCGTTATTTCTAATCGCTTCAATAGCTCCATTTATACCCTGACCGATGTTAACGCCATTAACTGAATACCAAGACCCGCCCTTACATACCGCACCAGCCTTTAGCCCCATTTCAATAAGCTCTTTTTCCTTATTGAAACCAGTACCAAATTCAATAGAAGTCTCTGCAATTCTAAATGGCGGAGCAAGTTTATTCTTTATAATCTTAACTCTTACATTTGTACCAGCGGGACCGTCCTCTTCATCCTTTGTTTTATCAGTCTGCGTCTTCCTAATATCGACACGAACGGAAGAATAAAACTTCATGGCTTCGCCACCCGGACTTACCTCTGGCGACCCCCATTGGACTCCGATTTTTAACCTAATCTGATTAGTAAAGATAACCAGAGTCTCTGTCTTTTTTATCGGACCTGACAACATTCGGCAGGCTTGTGACATGAGTCTAGCTTGAAGGCCGATATGACTATCTCCAATGGCACCTTCTAACTCTGCTCGCGGAACAAGTGCTGCTATGGAGTCTATAACGACAACGCCAAATTCTCCCGTACGGATCATAGTCTCTGCGATCTGCAGCGCTTCCTCGCCATTGTCTGGCTGACTAAAGATCAAAGCGTTATCCCCAACAAGCTGAACCCCAAGCTGTTCTGCATATATAGGATCGAGTGCGTTTTCTACATCTATGAATCCACACTTTTTACCGACTTTCTGCGCATTCGCTATGACATGCAAACACATCGTTGTTTTGCCAGACGAAGCCGGTCCCAGTATCTCAACCATTCTGCCATAAGGAAATCCACCGATACCAAGCGCTTTATCAACAGCGTAACTTCCACTAGAGATACACGGAACCTTTTTTGCAGTTCCGTCAAAAACATATGCAGACTCAACACCATGCTTTTCTTTGATCATCTGGACTAGGGCAGAACTATTCATGTTCACCTCTTATGTAATGAAAGAGGGCAGGCTAAATGCCTGCCCTCCTCTCGGGGTTGGATGGGTTGAGAGCTAAAGCTTTTTGACTTTCTTAACTTTCTTGACCTTCTTTGCCTCTGCGTCTTCTCCTGCTCCAGAACGACATTTGGACCCGTAAGCTGCGATCTTAGTGATCGAATCTCTTGTGGCGACAACACCCTTACGATCAGGGCGTTCTTTCAATTCGATAAAAACATCAAACTTCTCGCCATAATACGCAGTCAGGTCTATCTCGTCTCCGATATCAATCGGATTGCCACCATTCATTACGGTAACGTAAGACATCAGCTTACTGGTGGGGGTCAGTTCAAGACCGACAAACGCCTTGGCGATATAGCCCTTAGCTGATTCACCGCCAGTGAATTTGCCACCAGTCAGCTTGAATTCAAGAGCCGCCATCGGCCCGAACTTAGCTTCTATGATCTTAGCGGCCTGGAACACAGAAGGATACCATTCATGCGATTCGGGTAACTGACGCGGACGCTCCTTGATAACAACGATACGCTTGAGATTGACTTCGCCGTTATCCTGTTTCTTTTCCTTTTCCATATCACACCTTCAGTTTGATTCTTGCTTTTTCTTGATTTACAACTTCAATCCCAGCCGACTTCCCTTGTACGATATTGCGCAACGTTGGCAACAAAGCACCTTTCGTAATAACAGCCGCCCGGAAAACATTATTAAGCAGTCTGTATTGAAATTCTAGGTCGGATATTTGTTTTTGCCATTCACGTATCTTTTCCTTATATTTCTTTGCCATGTAACCGCGAACAGTATTTTCAGTTACGCTTTCTCTTGGCTTGGCGACATTATCCTGCAGATGACATTTGCAAGTGTAGTACAATTCTTCTTGCCATAACTGATATCTGTTTTTCAATTCTTCCAGCTTGTGTCTTGCGATTTCACACACTAGCGAGACGCTTGCTTCTAGCGCAGCTTGTTCATCCACATGAACTGCAAGCTCTGGTAACGGTATGTCGCCACCAACTCTGAGTTGCTCAAAACTGAAACCAAACTCTTTCTTTATTTGCTCTGCCTTATCAGCCGGGATAACAAACACATAACGATCACGTTCCCTGCTTACTTTCACACCAGCGTGTTTCAGCAGGGAACGTGCGATGATCTGTTTATCCTGGCTGTTTATATCGTCACTCTGACTTGCCATCGTCGTGTTCGAGAGTAACAATCATCTGACCCTTCTTGGCGTTCGCGATCGGAACACCTTTCAAGGTCTTCTTAATCCCGCGCTCTTTGCACAAAGCGCGCAACTCGTCATCGGTCATCTCAGAATAATCCTTCTCTTCCTCTTCCTCTTCCCCTTCCTCTTCCTCTTCCTCTTCCTCTTCCTCTTCCTCTTCCTCTTCCTCTTCCTCTTCCTCTTCGGCTTCCTCTTCCTCTTCGGCTTCCTCTTCCTCTTCCTCTTCGGCTTCCTCTTCCTCTTCGGCTTCCTCTTCCTCTTCGGCTTCCTCTTCCTCTTCTTCCTCGTCAGCCTCTTCGGCTTCCTCTTCCTCTTCTTCCTCATCAGCCTCTTCGGCTTCCTCTTCCTCTTCGGCTTCCTCTTCCTCTTCTTCCTCGTCAGCCTCTTCGGCTTCCTCTTCCTCTTCTTCTTCCTCGTCAGCCTCTTCGGCTTCCTCTTCCTCTTCTTCTTCCTCGTCAGCCTCTTCGGCTTCCTCTTCCTCTTCTTCCTCGTCAGCCTCTTCGGCTTCCTCTTCCTCTTCTTCCTCGTCAGCCTCTTCGGCTTCCTCTTCCTCTTCTTCCTCGTCAGCCTCTTCGGCTTCCTCGTCCGTATCAACCTTAATGTCTTCTTCCTTACCGATTAACGCACCCTTCTTAGCCAAACTGTTCCAAATTTCCTTAGCTTCATCAGCAAGAGCTTCAACACCAGTCTTCAGATCATCGCCAACAAATCTGGCGAGATGAATGGACATCACACCAGACGTACCGGTCTTGAAATCTCTACCATACGCGACCGTGATTTCGTTCTTCTTTTCTACTTCGACCTTAGCCATTTTCTGCTTCCTTGTATTTTGTTAGTTGGGAAAGTTCAGTTTTTCTGCTATCGAAGAGCAGCTTACCTCTATTCTTCTTTAAAGAAGCGATAAAACACTTACCCTTCTGCAGATGTTCAGAAACGTCGGACCAGTCACTTGCAAAAACAGTTATTGAGCTTTCTGACTGGCCATCGGTAATGTCTACGAACCCCATTTCGTTTCCATTTTTATCTGTGTGTTTTTTCACTTTGATGACCTCAAAGGCCACCTTTATCATTTCTCCTTCTTCTTTTTGTTCTATCAATGCGAGAGTGTTAGCTTTTTCTGCCGCTATAATATCAACAAACTGTTTCAGCTTACTTGGCTTGAACGAATAACCATAAGCTATGTCCTGAGCATATTGTTTGTTGATTCTTTTACCAGTACACGCTTCCTCTGAATGGCTTATGGCGGCACTGCCACAATACGGACACACTATACCATCTTCTTGTAACTTTTTCACTTGTACATTTACAGGATAACGATATTTACATTCGTAACAGAAAATTTGACGACATACTTTCTTATCACCACGCATTTCCAATAACTCATCATATATGACTTCCATCTTGCCAAATTTTCTAAATGTATTGGCAAGAACTATATTAGTCAATGTCGCAATCGTCAACGCTCTATTTGCTGTTCTCTGCACGAAATCTTGGAATGATAAAAACTTTCCGTTTTTACGTTCTATTTCTATCACTTCTATGGCTTTATCACCAACTCGCTTGATTGCAGTCCATGGCGAAACCAAACATCCCTTACCAACAACGAAATCTCTTGTGCTCTTGTTGACTTCTGGTGGGACTATCTTTATAGCCATTCTCCTAGCTTCGGAAAGAACTGAAATAAACTTTTTGTCGTCGTCAGTGCTATATGTCAGCACCGCATTTATGTACTCAGCAGGATAGTGATATTTCAAATAAGCTGACATATAAGCTATGAACGCATAAGCGCAGGCGTGGGAATTATGAGTAACAGTGTTCTGTACAACATAATTTCTACGCCGTTGAGTCATTTCTAAATCATAAACGCTTCTAATTCCCAATTTTTTGACTGAAACAATGCGCGAATTTTTGACTTGAACGTTATCCATATTGATTTCTCACATTTGATTTGATGTTCCCACATCACCACCATACCATCTACTTTCTTACTTCTATTTATAAATTTCGCCTTTGATTTATCTCTTATCAAATTCTTCTGAACAGCAATCGGTATACTTTTCTTATGTCCAAAAAATCTTGGATGCCAATGCCAATAAATACCATGACATTCTACAACAATTTTCTTGTCGCCTATAAATATTAAGAAATCATATAAATATCTTCCCAATTTCTTTTGATGAACAAATTTAACATTATGTCGCTTTAGAAATTTTTTGAAAATTAATTCTATAGAAGAACTTTTTCCGTTATTCGAATCGCGCTTAAGCCTTTCTATTGTCACATCACGCATAAAATTCTTGAGTCTCTGCGAATGACGTTTGCCCAACATCCCATGCACTTTGCGTTTAGAAGCCGAAATCGACATCTTTTTGCGGGTTTCTTCAGTGGGATATCTGAACATATTCTTCAGACTAACAGACAACATAGATTTAGAAGTTTCTTTTGTAAGACCTTTATTCCAAGCTGTTTTACCTAATCGCGGATTATTCTGCTCCATCCACCTAGCTTGTCTTTCTATAGACGCATTAGATTCTCTTGTAAGCCCCTTATTCCACGCCTTATGCGATGAACACTTTTTACCATCAGCACAAAATTTATTCAGCACTATCCCACTAGAATACAGACATACCTTCAAAGGCTTCCCGCATCCACATTTAGATACGTTCAAAAATTTAACGATATACTGCTCGACATTTAATTTGTGTTCCTTCATTAGATGATAATTGAACATCCACGCCTTATATTTTCCGTTCTTTTTTCCTTCATAATACAAGTATTCTGGCTTATTACAATACGGACATTTATTGGGGACTTCAGCGATTTTCATAAATCACCATATGGTAAAGCATGAGAGACATGCCTAATCATATCGTTCTAACTATTCCATATGAAAAATCACTTTCGATCAACTGCCTCAAAGTCCTATATTCTCCGTCATCGCATAACAGCCTATGATCTAAAGTGCAAGATAATTTTTCTCCATCATCGAAACATATCTCATAACATTCCATTTCACCATTATCATACACTTTTTGTACTGGGTCAAAATGAATTCCATCTTCATCGTGAGTAGCGACTAAATCACCAACATTGATATCTCTAATTTTCTTTTCACCTTCTATGGTCAGCACCAACTGATTTTCTTCAACACATCTGTTGAACGTGTATTTACTGAACGCTTCAATAAATCCCCAAATCTCTTCAGCAAGCGCTTGGTCAATATCAGATTTTTCTTTACAGCCCTTGTAGAATTTTTCCTTCCAAACAGCAAACTTTCGCGGGTCTTTTAGCTTGATGCCCTTACGGAAATTGTCAGATTCAGATGGTGTAAATCCTGCTAAGACAACCGCCAACTTAGACGCTTGCTCTTGGAATAACAACACACCATAACTCTTTCCAAGAACGCTTTCCATCTTAGGATGCAGATATTGATAATATTGGCCATGCTTTCTGTTGACATATTCAGTGTGCATGTTCTTTTCAAGAACACCAGTACGATACAACGATATGATAGCAATTATATCTTCTATGGAATCCGGCTTCATATCTTGAGACAGTTTTATCATGCCGTCAGAAGTGCCAAGCTGGAACAATCCAACATTCAGACCCTTACCAATCATTTCATAAACATCTTGGTCTTCAAGATGTTCCAACATAAATTCGCACAACCCATCGAAGTCAGAAAACGAAACCTTGTGCCTTTCCTTTATAAGCGCAACAGTCCTTGCAATGATATCTAATGTATTCTGTCCAAGAAAGTCTAATTTCAAAATACCAAGGTCTTCCAAGGCGTACATGTCCCATTCAGTAACTTTTACGTCTTTCTTTTTGTTCTTACCGCCAGTTAATGAATACGCAATCGGACACCATTCATGCACCGGAGTTCTAGTGACCACTACACCACTTGCATGAACGCCGGTTTGCCTGTTTACGCCAAGCAGGTTAACAGCAGTGTTTTCAATATCTTCATTTTCTTCTAGGAATTCAGCGACCTGTGGATAACCAGTTACTATTTCATCCCAATTCTTTTTATAATCTTCGTACGAAGAATTGGGTGGAAGCGCCGTATCACCATCATCTATTTTAGAAGTGATACTATTGACCAGTCCAAAATCCATATCAAATACTTTAGCTGCATCTTTAATCGCGCTCTTAGGCTTCCACTTGGTGTAATTACAGATGTGAGCAACACATTCGTTGCCATACTTTTCAATCACATAATCAAGAACCCTTGAGCGTAATTCCTTGCTAAAATCCATGTCTATATCTGGGAGTGTAAGACGCTCTTTGGTCAAAAATCTTTCAAATGGACAATCAAACCTAATTGGATCTACCCATGTAATATTCATCAGGAAGGCGATCAATGAACCGTTTACACTTCCGCGAGCATTGTATGGAATATCATTTTTTCTACAAAAATTCGCAATATCGTAAACGACAAGAAAATAATTACTGAATTTCAGAGAAGTGATAACTCTATATTCTTCTTTATAGCGCAGTCTATATTCTTTCTCCTTCATGAGTTTACCCCATGACGGATGCTTCTTGCAAATCTCATCAAGGTCTGTGTCTGGCGTTTCTGATACAATCGGTAATGGTGAACCTTCCGGTAACAGATTAAACGCTTCTATTCTATTTGCCAAACAAACAGTCTCATCTATCGCTTGATTCAGCATTTCATCGCTGATATAATCGTGCCACAAGTCTCTGGCTGAACGTAATTCGTTCACATCTTTCAACCAAAGCTGTTTCGTGGCGTAAGTGTGATTTTCTGCATCATTTACACTTTCCCGCCATTTAACACAGATGACGGCATCATGTATATTGCTCTGTTCTTTTGATATGTAGTGTCCATCCATAGTAACTATGAACGGCAATCCGTATAGCCTAGCAAGGCGTAACACATATTTGTTCAAACGAACCTGTTCCGGCATATCGTTTAACTGAATTTCTGCATATATCCTATCTTTGAACACAGTCATCAAATTCTTAAGTCTGCGCTTAATCAACCTCTTTTTGATTTTATGCTTTGCAGACAACATATTCTTCTTCAGATAATCAAATCCGACTAGACCATTTTCACAGCCAGTTGTGATTAGCAAGCCTTCATTGTGTTCTATCAAATCTTTGATTGAAACTCTTGGCTTCTTTAAGAAACCGTTTTCCCAAGCGTTGCGCATGAGAATCTTAAGATTGCTCCACCCGACAGCGTTCATTGCCAAAATAATCATGTGTCCATAATTATATGGAATATTTGATTGTTCTGTATCGTAATCATCAACCCAATAAATCTCGCATCCGATAATCGGCTTTATTCCGGCCGCTTTGCAAGATTTCCAAAGATTATAGATACCTCCGAGTGTACCGTGATCGGTGACAGTTACAGCGGTTTGTTCTCTAGTCTTGGCTTCTGCCACCAGATCTTCCACTCTGGTAACAGCGTCCAAAACAGAAAAATGCGTATGACGGTGGTGGTCAATGAACATTGTTTGCATACCTTATAATAGCACGGCCACACACGTTTACAACAATACCAGACACTTTTATTTTATCTTAGTGAATCCACCAGCACGACGAATTCTATCGGTTATTCTTTTCTCATCCTTAACCATCTTGAATATAGCTTCTTTAGCGTCCGCATTGAGTATCCTGCGCAACGACAATGCTGGTTTGAATTTGATTACTTTTCTAGAACCTTTTTCTTGCCAAGTGCCAGTATGACGAATATAATACTTGAAAGGCTTTCTCCACTTTATATGAAATATCCCGAATCCTCTTATATTCAAAAGACTGTTTTTCAGCAAAGTCTTCTGTGCCAATATAAACACAGATTCTATTATTCTTTTGGCGAGGTCTCTTTCTAATCCGTACTGTCTGGCGAATTCAGAAATAAATTCTTCGTCTAATACATAACCTATCTTTTCGTCATTTTCAATTCGCCTATTCATTCGCTATTGAATCGTAAAAAGGATTACCAATTCGTTCCATCATATGAATAATTTCATCCTGATACGAATCAGAACCATATTTTTCCAAAACATATAACATCAAAATATAGCCAACTTCTCTTAAGAATGGAGTTTCTATTTGATTCAATATACACGCAAACAAGGAATCCATTAATTCCTTCGGATTAACTGCCGGATTCTTAAACGTCTGCGCTGTGAACATTTGCCGCAAATGGTTTTCGTATCTGTTTAACTGCTCTAGATCACTCCAAAACACGTTAGGATTAGGATCAAATAGTCCTATGTATGTAGTGTCACCAATTGTGAATTTATGATCAAAGAATGCATATTCTCTGGTGCCATAGCTTTCTATTCTGCTATCGTCGCCATTCTCGCCAATAATGTAGATGTTTGTATTAGAATGCTTTTTGTGAAGCCAACACGCGAACATTTCTGAGATTAATCCGAGAACAAACATATCGTTGACCATGTCTTCTCTAGCCTTTTCATATAATCCACTAACAACAACATCTTCTTCTGTCGTACTTACTGAGATGGACAAAAGATCTGGTATATCGTTTGATTCTTCAAAGTCTATTGCCGGATCTCTGACAACAATCGTTGATATGTCTAATTCATTTACTGTCAGATCATCAAAAACGGCTTTCAACTGATTAACGCCAACTGGCTTAACAAAATCTCTTTCATCATCTACATCTTGATTAGTTTTTATCGCCTCTTGAAGCTGGTCTGGTCCTATCCAATTCAGAATCCTTGGCCCATAAGCGCCACGCAATTGAGATCCATTGTCTGAATATATTCCAACATGACGACTATAATACATGAGTTCACTTAATGAGTTTGAACCACGTAATATCCATAACCAATAAGCAAATCTAAATCCGAAATTTGTATAATCAGTTCTATATTCAATTTTGGGGACACCATTGAACCAATGCTTTCTCATGTACGCACCTTTGTTTGTGTGTTCAATTTCTTATATTCATGTTTTTCGTTTTCTGGCACGCTGCTAAATCTCATACGATCCATACTTGTACTAAGTGTAAATGGCTTACCGCGGAAATCTCTAGTCTTTAGCCATTTCATGTTTATGATGCCAGTCTCTAACGTGTTTTCATCTGGTTGGATTAGCAGCGCTACGTCAACCTGATCTTTAATATGCGTGCTGAACGCTATTTCATCTTTCCCAGTCTGAACCAATGACCACGTTGGCATATTCAATCCACGTGCGATATGCAGCTTTAGTTGAACTGCTAAATCTAACTGACTTTCCCATGCCATGTTTATATCGCCAGATTTACATGTCATGATATTAAGATAATCTATTCCACACATCTTAACGTTAGACTTATTGAAATATGATTTAACTGCCGCCTTCACCGCCTTTACTGTACAGCCTTCTGGCATATCTATAACTTCAAATCTATTCTTGTTTGATTTCGATTTTTCGACCGCTTCGTCCAATTTGTTCCATTGATCTTTTGTTAACGCATATCTTCTAAAATATTCATAAGGTATTCCACTCATTCGGCAATACCATCTCATGTAATATTGTTCTTTAGGCATTTCTATCGTGACGACGACAACATCTCCGGTAGTCTGCCAACAATAAGTTGCGAAATCAAGCAACATTATACTTTTCCCACTTCCTGTCGGGCCAGACACTAATCCAAATTCTCCACTGCGCAAACCAATCATCTGTGAATCTATTTCTGTGATGCCCGTTGGCGTACCGCCAACACTACCTGGATTCTTTTGGATATGAATAAAATGCTGCTTGAAATGTTTGTAGCCTTCTCTTGGATCGCCCCTGTCTACCTTGAAATCTTTAGAAGCAGATAAATCATTAAACGAAACCAATCTCTCGCGAGCTACTGTTAGAGCTTTTAGATCACCCTTTAATCCCTTACCAAGATCGCCAATTGTTTCGTTTACACAAATGGAAATAACTCTTCCTTCGTATAGAATCTTTAATTTCTTCATTGCAGACACTGTCGCTGCAAGCGTCATGTCTCTGCCAAGTTTACGAATACGCTTCCACATCACAGTCAATTTGTCTCTGTGACTGTGTTCAGTATCGAGCATATTCTTGAATGCTATATCATCTAGAAGCACGTTGTCATCTTGCCACAACGCAACGGCTTTGTCATAGATATGCTTCACAAGATCACTCGATAGGACGTTGCTATCGAAATTCAAATAAACACGCTGCATATTCCATTTATTTTTCAACGTACCGGCAACAAATTTCATCTCTAATTCTCTGTCGACGAAATCTGTTTGCCTATGTAATCTCCTATATGATGGAGAAGAATAATCCTTCAATTGAACTTCCCTATCATCTTTTTTCTAAGTTCTTTTGAGCATGAAATCGTGAGTGTGCATTGTTTACTACCGTAATAAGGGCAATAGATACCGTGTTCCCTACAAAACAGATATTCTGTAGATCTATCAGCATCAACAAATTTCTGTATCTCAGCTTTGTCTGACATCCTAATTAGAGACGGTATTTTTGAATTCTCTTCACACAACGCAAACGTCCATCTAATATATCTTTTCAATACATACTGCCATCTATCGGGATATTCGACTTGGAAAATCTTTACCAATTGACCAACAATTCTCATAATCCTGTGAGCCTTCGCATCAATGAAATGCGAATATGGTTCGTACATCTCTTTTATGAATGATCTAAAATCACCAATTTTCCAATATCTAACATTTTTATCTGTAACTTTGTTTTCCAGAATATGTCCAGATGAGTTTGGAGATATCTCTTCAGCGGCATTAAATATAGATAGATCTAATTCTTTTTGTGCTAACTTGATCAATTCAGATACTTTCCGCACCCAATCATATCTACACGTAACACTCGACGTACATTTCTTTATATCTTTTTCAATTTTCAAAAATTTACAACCAGCGCAATTGGATGAATTGATATATTCTTTTTGAAGAGTTACGTATAGTTTTCTATCAAGGCCGCTTCTGTAATACTGAAAGATATCTTTATTCCCTTGCAACACTTTTCTTAATTTGATAGCGCTAACGCCCAGATTAGCCACCATATCAGATTCAACCACTATCCCGTCATTCATTACATACAGGATAGCTCTGACCACTAGAATAGATTTACAGAATCGTATTTTTCTCAATATCTTATCGTCACAAACAATGAAAGTATTACAGATCATATTTTGCTTGCCAAGTCTCTGAGGCTTACAGTGCTCTTCTGATATTCACTCTGCTTGAAGAATCTAGAAGCCAGTTCTCGCTTATTGGCCAAGACGTTGTACAAATGTTCTTCCACTGTATCTGGAACAATCATATTCATTACATATACTGTCTTATGCTGACCGCGCCTATAAACTCGCGCAACACGCTGATCTAATATCGCAGGATTCCACGGTAAATCAAAATTGATGATGTAATTTGCTGCCTGCAAGTTAGCACCATACGCCAGTGCATCAGAACACACCAAGAAACGTGGTTCTGAACCCTTACAGAAGGCTTCAACTATGCCAGTAGCGTTACTACTGCCCCCCACCACCACACCAACCTCGCCGGCATTTAGAGAGCGTATCCATTTTACAAGGTGTGGAACTACTTTATTGGCAAATCTACTGAATATTAGTACCTTAGAATTCTTTGGTATCTCTTCTAGTATAACTTCTTTCAAAACATCAAATTTAGAAGAATGGTCTTTTTTCTTACACTTAGGATCTATCGCTTTCATAGTATCTGCAATCTGCAACAGATAATTCAACAGAGTCGCCAATGCTGCATTATTGATACTGTTCTGTTTCTCGAGATCTGATAGTTCCTGCAACACACCCTTCCTAGCATCTTTATAAAATGCCAGCTGACTTCCGCTCATTGGACATTCGCGTATAGATGTCATGATTGGCGGTCGCTCTTTCCACACATCGTCAATGGTTCGCCTAATCACGACATCTTTTATCTTAGTACGCAATTCTTCTTCATTACGCACACCAACTGGCTGTCCCCAGAAATCCAATATGAGATATCTATTAAGGAAGCAGTGGAATGGTCCCAATATGGTTTCATCAACAAGATCAACAATATTGTGCAACTCCTGAAGTTTATTCTCAATGATAGTGCCGGACATTGCTATGAACATGCTGCCTGGGTATTGAGACAACGCTATTTTCTTCATTGCCTTGGAAACGGCGGCAGTACGATTTTTCAGCTTAGTAGCTTCATCACAAACGATTACATCAAACTTCTTATCTATAATCTCTTGAGCCAGCATTCTAACCTGCTCATAATTGGCGATAAGAATTTTTGATTCCCCAACAAGCCTGCGTCTAGCGATTTTAGGCTTTTCTTTTTCTTCACAACATTCTTCGGCGTATTCGCAAACCCTACAATCTTCGTTTCTCTTGAGAAACCTCTCTGAGACCCCAGTTCTACATTTGCCGTAATCAGAAATCAGTGTTATGTCTGACTCTGGCAATTTCGTAAACTTCAATATCTCATTTTTCCATTGATGCGCAATTCTTAGCGGACAAACTATCAGAACAGTTTCGTATCCATAGTATTCCATTCCCTTAAGAATAGCTGCTATAGCTTGAGGCGTTTTACCAGTACCAACTTGATCACCTACTATAATCCTGCGAGCAGCAACACAAACATTTGCACCTATAATCTGTGAAGGAAACAACTTACATGTTGGATCGTCTGACCAGAGATTCAAATCAATAGATTTGTTTTTTCTAGCGCGACGCACACGTCTTAGTCTCTTTTTAAATAAGCGATGAAGCTTGAGCACCTTTTCAGTAACACTAAGATCTACATTATAATTCTTACAAAAGCCAACGAGATTATCGAGCTCATTTAGAAAGGTGAAGAAATGCTTGAAATTCTTATCAAATGTCAGATTATGTATATTCTTCTTCAGATTGGCTAAAATCATGTGAAAATCATTACCCATGATTTTCACGGATATTTTACCATGCCCAAGATATTTGGAATATATGCTGCCCATTGAACACCTCCTAAGGCGTATGCAATAACGGGCAGATACTTATGCGTAATTCGTCAAACGTCCATTTCGGAAAGTAAGCTGTTTTGTTCCGCTTGGAGTCGTAACTCCAATAACTTGCGACCATCCGGATTCCGGTGCAGTCGAACAATCTCCAAGTCTAGATTCAAGTGAAATCAAATCACCATTTTGATCTGTTTGTATATCGCAAACTGGTAAATATCCATCTGAAGTTACAGCGCTCCATTTAGAATAAAACATCAACGTTGGATATACACCAGACAATCCCTGAGTTGACATTTTAGGAAAAGCTAAAATCACAGCTTCATTCGTATTTTCTGGTATTGATAAATTATAATTATAATTATATCTTATATCTACAGAACCTGGATTTGCGTAAAATCTTCCAGATGTTTCCAGATTTCTAACAGACAATGTTCCAACGGTTCCAGATTTGATATAATCTATGCCACAGTTTATTTTTCCAACATGAGAACCAAATACATCTATCTTACCCAATTTACGATAATCTGTAATCCTTTTACTATATACTGAAATATAAAAAAGATCTTGAGGAAGTCTTTCGCCATAAACACCACTCTTTTGTCTAGATCCTGTTATTGGATCTGCTGCCGATAAAGTGTACCCGCCACCATTATACCAAGACCATCTTTGATCCGTTGTATTCGAATAAGGAAATATAGAAAAGAATAACAATTCTGATCCAGTATTGTTGAATTTAAACAGAAACTCTACTGGTGCCACTTCAACCATTCTGGAGTAAGCGTAAGTACTTATACCAGAATCTGGAGCAAACACTAATGCTCTCAAATTCACCTTAAGATATGTCTCACCACCTTCCACATATGTTCTCGCCGAACCGTATTGTTCAGATTGTTTCTGCGTAATGAAACATCTAATGAAATCTGAAGTGGACTGTAGCGTGTGAATTGCTTTGATGTGACAATTCAAATTGCCAGCAGACTTTATTCCAATACAAGCACACAAATCCAAATCATCACCAGGACGAATCAATTTCGCTCTAGTATAATCAACACGTATATCGGAAATGCCATGTATCATAACATTTCCTATTTCATCAGCTTGAATATCTCCTTGCGCAATCCCAACAAACGGTTCATGGCCATCATCCATAGAAAACACATATGATCCTGAAGATCCTGGCAATGATTCACGATAAAAATATTCTAGCGCATTCGTTTCATTCACTATGGCACAAGCTGGAATATTATTCGTTGTGTCATTGATATCTCTAACTATGAAAACTAGATCCCCATGTCGTATCTGTGTACTGATATTCTTACAAGATAATACTATATTACCGTCAGCTCTATCAGAAGATTTACCGGAAGATTTGTTCTTATTCGTTTTCTTTAACTGTTTTTCTAAGGCTTCTACTCTACGGATAAGCTTGTCTATCTTTATATCTTGCTTATTCATATTTATTCCGTCTCACCTTCGCCTTCTTCATTCGGTTCTTCCACCGGTTCTTCTGGCTCATCAGGTAATTCAGGATCTTCAACAACATATGTATCGCGATCATTATCAAGTTCCACTTGCTTCTCATCTTCCTGAGTCTTAGCAGAATCTTGATTATTCTTCTGTTTTATATAGGCGTTAGAGAACGATAGCTGAGTGCCAAAACTATCACTATCATTCAATACAGACCAGGAAATGGAAACCAAGGCGCTAGTCAAATCGGTATACTTAGTTCCATGTATTTTTCTTATTCTATCACCTAGCGAAGGGCCAATCCAAAGATACGGAACATTTGCTTCAACTGTTTCCGACAATCTTGAATAACCTTCCAGGAAAGCTATCAGCTGTCTTAGCAGTTCTGCTATGGACATCCCCATATACGCTTTGTATTGAGGAAAGCTTGCGCAATGCCTAACGTAGTAACCCAATTGATGATCATCCATTGTCGAAGTATCAAATGTAGGAATGGCTTCTACTTTATTCTTTTCTGAATCAACTGGATACCAAGCGTTAGTGTGGATTATGATATCGCTACTGTCGTCATTCAAATATGCTGGAAATTCAGCTCCACTTTGCTGATTAATTAATCCAGTGGGAATTTTTCTTCCAACTATTGCTGCAACATCTGTTTTGAAAGATGCTGTCAAATACACATCGCGCGGTTCCATCTTTATTCTTGCATATTCCTGACCATCATACGAATATTTTGTCATGCAAGAAGCTATATGATTGTCGCCTTCTTTTTTGTCAGTCAGCCCAGCACCTATCGGGCTTTCTCTCTTGAACTGTGGCTTATCAAATACGACAACGCCAGTGCTTTCATCAAACGAATACTCTCCATCACTTGGGAATATCCAGCTTAACGAATTGCCAAGCTTATTCAGATCATCAGCAGTAGCTTCCGCAGACGCAATTCTTGGAACTATGACGCTATTACCGTTTACGTCACGCCTCTGGAATTTCCTATCATTACGCCTTTCATCAAACATAAAGATTATCGGTTTTTTGTAACCGGCAAATCCAGGATCGTTAATATCGCGTTTGATCCTTGCTGATTTTAGCCACCACTTTTTCAAATCATTTTCATAAGAAGCATATTCACTTCCTAAAATACCACTTAGCGGAAGAGTGGTTTTATCTTTGGTCGTGCTTACTATTTGATCAGCAAACAACCCACCTTCTATGGCGATACCATAATACCGATAAATTCTTTCATATCGCAAAACATCTACTGCATCAGTCTGATCTACAGACTGATCGGTTGTAGAACTTTCGTTTGTGTAGTATTTCGCGATTGCCCACTTACGCCAAGCTTCATAATCAGCCCTATTTTCAAAATCGTAACCATTGAATCTTTGCCATAATGGAACTAGTCTCACAGTTGAAACCATGCGCACCGCCCCACCCTTGGCTATGGCATAGGCTACGCTATTCGTGCCATCTCTTTGAACATTTATTGAAGATACATTTGCCCCACTAGTAGCGATCTTTTCCGCTGTTTCCGGAACCTTTAGAAAAACCTGATTGATTGTGCCTTCTGCAATCTGTTTAATGCGAATTTTGACCTTAGGTTGAGAATAATCCAAATACCAAATCCATCTGCCCGGCAATGATTGAACCACTGTATCAATAGCACTACAAACATTCATGTTTTCTAATGAGAAGTTCTGAGGCTGCTCTCCGCGCAATCCAGCTATCTTCACCAGATCATTACGATTTATCTTTATTCCAGTTTGAACTAAGGTGTATGGCTCTATCCAATATTTTTCTATGTGAGCCAATATCGTCGCCCACGACCAATATTTCCCATTCCATGCCTTAGCGTTGAATGCGTCTGAAGCTAACCCATCATCCTCATTGGATATTTCAGGATAAAAGAAAACACACATCGTACTGGAATAATTTTCAGTAAAACAATCTGGTATCCCATTCTTATTAAAAACGCACGGTTCGTTCTGTAAATATCCGGTCTTATCTCTTATGTGAGCGCGATACTTTTCAAAGGTGTATTTTATGTCTCCCAATGAAACACCGCTACCAATCAAATCTGGCGAAGACGACGCACCTTCGACTGCATATAGTCTACCTCTAATAGAAGTCCGTTTACTAAGATACCACTTATAGTCTTGACATGTTACAGACATCTCTTCAGTCGACCCGTCCAGAGTTCCTCTATTGATATTTACAAATCCTCTGAATATGGTTGTCATCAGCGCATCTCTGCCCGATCCTGAAACACTTACTATACGGATCGGTCTAAATATATTCTGTTCTTCACCAAACGCCTTTTCTGGAAACACTATTTCAGCACTATCAAAATCAGCGCCAGAAGAAACCTTTACGGATTTTACTCTAGCTCCTGTTATCACACCGATATCTGCCGCGCCTCCCCAAGGTTTAGCATCACCCATGACTAATAGGGTGGCTGGCGCGTTCATGTCTTCCCAAACTGTTGATCCCATTAGAATGTTGATCCTATGGTTAAACCGCTAATTGGATCTGGCGCTTGTCCATCAATCGTAACGGACACAGTCTCAACATTGCTTTCTTCTACACCATCACTGGTCACAGCGCGAATAACTATAAGGAATGTTTTATTCTCTTCCCCGTCATACAACTGTGTGGTCGTATATGTCTGCATTATACCATTCGCTCTAGTGAATTCAAAATATGTCGTATAATCAACAGTCCCAGTTCCATTATCATGATACAATCTGAATTTGGCTGCGGCATCTCCATAGATCCACGGGAACGATATCTTGATTTTTCCAGCATTCGCCGGTTCTGCGCCAAATGCGATATTCTTTATATTTTCATCTAACACAGATGGTGGAATATAATTAGCTCTAGGTATCACAATATGCAACTCAAATTCTGTAGAACTGTACAGCCCGCTCTTATACGCCTCTATTCTAAATTTCCAAGTTCCATTAGATGGAAGATTATACGTTACGGAAGTTGTCGCACTAGACAATAGATCAAATTGTTTTGTTGTATCAATAGATCCAGAACCCCAATTGCTGAATACGACGTAATTGTCCGGCGCTCCTGTGGATGGTGCTGTCCAACTCAACTTAACATGATGCCTATCAACATATGAATATTTAGGATATCTTGGCGGTGATGCAAAAGCGGGAATCAATATAGATCCATCTATGGAAGAGCTTTCATTACCTATGTCATCAAATGCAACTATTCTAAATTGATGAGTTGCATTGGAAAGCTGTTCTGTTATTACTTGATAAGTATCATTAGGATTCAAAAATGTAGATCCGAAAACAATCGTCCCATTTGAAGATATTACTATCTTATCATCTCTAAAATGGACTGTCCTATCTCTACGGATAAAACGCCCATGCTTATTTCTTGCATGAGCAATGCGCATCTTTCTTATTCTTTTCTTTGGTTGTCTTAACTAAGTCAAGCAACTTTTCCGCACCTTCAACGGCCAAATCATCTACAATACCAGGAATAAATATTGTCGCTACTTTTGCGGCTGGAATTATACTTTTCAGAACAGTAACAGTTCCACGCCCAACATATTTGACAGTCTTCCAGATTTTCATACTTACTCCAGAGCTATATATGTTTCAGCACTTGAAAATGTTCCGAACGTAGTGGTGACAGAAGCGATCACATAATACCCCTTATTCTTTGTCAAGGTCGGGCTATTCTGCGATAGTACCGCCACACCATTCGTGAACGAGGAAGTGGTTAGCGAAAATTCTTCTTCATGATCTTCATTGTACACTGTCAATGAAATGGAGCTCAGTCCGGTCGTAATTAGTTCTCCATTTACATTTAGGAAAGCGAAGAATGTCAGCGCTAATGTATCTTCATCATAAACAGGAAGCACTACAAATTCTTTATGTTCTTTCTGTGAAAGATCGCTATATCTTATTTCAACTGATTTATATCTGTCAGCGTTGGCTAATGATGCGCCACCATCAATTACACCAACTATATGTTCAAATTGCGAAGCTGATAAAATGTACTTATACCAACCTCCACCAATTTCTAAGATGGTTGGCTGTGTGTAATTTGTTCCATCTACTTCTTTTAGAGAAGTCCAAGTTGGCGATAATCCAGTTGCCGGAACACCGCTAGAAGAAAAGTAAACCGTGAAATAGTTTGCCATTTTGACCTCCTTACTAAATTATCATTCGTCTATAATTTGCGAAGAAGTTTCGCTAACTGCCGTAGATGATGATGATGAAGATGAAGACGCATCGGCTAAAAGATAGGGTTGGAATGCCGTCGCAGGTGGCGTGAAGTCAGAAGTGTAGCGGGCAATTCCCTTTGATAATCTCAACTCTTCGAAATACGCATTAGCGTAACTGCTATTTTCGCCACTTTGGCCAATGAACAAAGGGCACCCATCACTGGAGAAATCGCCGTCAGCGAACGTGCCGATAGACGCGCCATCTACGTAGTTCGTTACTGTGGAGCCACTGCGCACAAGTGCGATATGATACCACGTATTCAAGCTCGGGCTCCACGACAGAAAACGCGAAGTGCCTGAGCCGGTGTAGAGGTACATCTGCGCACCGCCGGCGTAGTAGCCGAACTGCCATCCTTTGGTGCCATCTCCTGTGCCATCATGCGCGCAAATGAAGGTGTTAGCGTTAGCCTTAAGCAATAACCAAAATTCTAATGTAAAATCACCATTTCCAGCAGTACCTAAATCCCAATCTGTACTATTGGGAATACTTAAATCATCACCTGTCCCATCAAGATAACAGCTTGCTCCGCCGAACTTACAAAGATTAACAATCTTCACGTCACCATTAGGCGTTATGGTATGACCAGTGATTCCCGAATCTGTAAATGTTGTAGAATTTTCAGCTCCTTCAAAATGTAATAATAAAGTTGTATTAGCATCAGAAGTAAAAGCTGTAGTAGAAGGAGTAAAATTAGAAGTATATCTTACATTAGTACTAATTCTAAATTCATCAACATATCCATTAAGAGGATAATCTGTTCTAAAACCAATTCTTAATCCTTGACTATATGAAGAACCAAGATCTGCTGTATATGCTCCATCTTCTAAGGTTTTAGATTTAGAATCTCCATCGATAAATGTATACCATGTATTTCCATTTCTAACTATAGCAATATGATACCATGTATTGGTTGATGGAGTGAATGATACTGAATATTGAATGTCATATGCTGTACCATTATAACTCATAAAATATAATTTATGATTAGTATTATCATAAAGTGTTGTCATTGATGGATGTACACTATTCAAACAGCTCCAAAGATGAGTATCTCCTAAAACATTCCATTTAACATAAAATTCTACAGTAAAATCTGAAGTTCCGTGTGGGAAATCTGTTGCACTATATGGAGTACTTAAATAATCTCCATCTCCATCAAAATATCCAGCACCATTATCAATTTTCGCAGTATGAACAATCTTAGCATCTCCGCCAGGAGTCACAGTGTGAGGGGCAGATCCTCCTAATGCACTGTCTGTAAAAGTAGTCGATCCATCTACACCATCCATATGTAGTAACAGCACAGTATTCGGATCTATTTCAGTATCGTAAGATAGGGATGATGATGAAGAGGAAGAAACATCGGATTCGGACGAAGATTCAGATGTTGACGATAGTGACGAAGTTTCGGACGCTTCGGTGGACGACGAAGACGACGACGAAGACGACGACGAAGACGACGACGAAGATATAGATGTTGATGAGGAGCTTGATTGACTGCTAAGTGAAGATATCGATGTTGATGAAGAGGTCAGACTAGCGAATGTCGAGGAACTTGAACTCGACGAAGACAAACTTGTAGAACTAGATGAAGAACTGGCTGAAGAAGTTTCACCAGCTTCAGTCGACGAAGAAGAACTGGATGAACTCGACGAACTAAATGAAGAGCTTGAAGATTGTGAAGTCGAACTGTAGCTGCTCAGACTACTCAACGACGAAGAAGACCAACTTGAAAATTCTCGCGAAGAAGCTGTTGATGAACTCGACCAACTCGAATATTCTTGTGAAGTTAGGCTAGATGATGAACTACTTTCCTCACCAAATGGATCTATTTCTTTTATTTTCAGTATACCACTTTTCAGAATCTTTGATCCATGACCCACACCGGTCTTACCATCTATTTCTCCAACGACTGTTGAAGTAATAGCCCCACTGCCGCCATTGGTATACATGTTAAAGTGGTCCACATCATATATTTCAGCCTTCTTGTGCTTCCATTGAAGCACTGCTGATTTGCCAGAAGTTTTTCTTGTCTTATTGAAAACAAACTTTTGATGGGGGATGGCGTACACGTCTATGTCAAATATACTATCTGGATCTCCAATATATACATCATATTGATTAGATTGACATTCTGCAACTTTATCATCATTTACATAGAGCGCATACCACTGTTCTAATTGATCTTCTGTCCAATCAGAACTAGTTACTAAATCCCACAAAACGCGAATATATCCGGTTCTATTTCTTAACCATTTCCAATATTGATTGGATGGTTCAAACTGGATTCTAGCATGATGTATTGAAAGTTCATTTCTATAACTATCACTAGTGACATAGAGAGTTGCTACGTCGTCAGCGCTATAGGCATAATGTGATTCTATACGCATCTTCAGCCATATGCCAATAGATTCGCCAGACGCTAAACTTCCGATATAGAAAGAATATTCTGAAGAAGATGAACTGGACGACGATGATGAAGATGAAGAACTAGATGCTGAAGTGCTAGACAGACTTGATGATGAAGATATCGAATAAAACGATTCTATAAGATCTTCAGATGTCAATGATGTTTCAGATGTCGAAGATGAAAGGCTGCTCACATCATCGGCAGAACTCGATTCCGAACTGCTACTGGTTCGATATTCTGAACTGGCCGAGCTTCTACTTGAAGTCGATAAAGTCGAAGATGATGAACTTGAAAATGATGAACTTTCCGAAGCTAATGTGGATGATGATGAATGACTTGACACACTGCTCGAAGCTGAAATAAATGTTGAAGATGAAGATGATGTTACTCCAGCTTCTGTAGATGATGTTGAATCTGCAACACTAGATGTAGATGTGCTGCTACTTGTAGTAGACATTATTGAAGAACTGCTTGAAGACTCTTCGCTAACTGAACTTTCACTAGAAAAATCAGTATCAGCTATGCCTAATCCAAATTCATAATGAGCGTGTCTTCCGGGCACACAATGGGGATTTCTTATTATGTCGTCCCCATCTACAACTATGCCATTCAGCCCTCTTTCTATAGCGAATGTCACTACATCGTTATACGTCTTATTCTTTAGACTCAGCCTTATCCCAGCAATGGTTCCAGCGGTTGTGTTCTTTATGAATACTTTTCTATATTGTGTATATCTGTAAGATGATCTAATCAGACCAGTAGTAAACACACTAAATGGATCTGTTGTATCATCGTATTCTTCATTGGATATCGCACCGCCTTCTAAATTCAAAGTATCTTGATAATGATACTCTGGCTTATAGAAGGAAAGTTCTTTTATCGTTGATGATGAAGAACTTGATGATGATGAACTAAATGAACTTGTCGAACTGGACGTGTAGCTTATTGAAGAACTACTGGACGATGAAGAAGATGAAAATGTCGAACTGCTGGATGATGAAGATGAAGTAACGCCGGCAGCAGTAGAACTGCTTGATGATGAAAGCGAAGATGGTGATGAACTTTCTCCACCGCTACTCAAATCCGATATTGAAGAAGACGATGAACTCCAGGAACTGAACTCTCTAGAAGAACTGCTAGAATTAGAAGACAACGAAGATGAAGAACTATATCCACTTAATTCTACCGAAGAATCTGATGATGCTGAAGATGATGAACTCCATGAATTTAGCTCTAATGAGGATGAAGATGATGATAATCCCGGACCATCATAAACTAATGCAGATTCTTCGAGATTATACGCTACTAAATCTAATGCTCCCATTTCATCGGGAATCGTCGGCCAATTTGGAACCCTGTCGAATGACCACCAGCAACGAAGATTGTTTGTCGCACTATGCCGCGCCAAATCTAATGGATTTCCATTATTGAATAACTCTGCAACTTCACCCTGCGCATCTTCGCCAACCCCAATATCACCATCAGTAAACTGTTTATCCCAGAATGAAATCTCATCATAGAATCCACCAGCTTGAATCGCCGCAGATGAATATCTTCTTGGAATATGAACAAACATAGCTGTAGAAACTAAATCTTCAACACCAACCAAGGAAACTGTACCTATCAAGACATTATCAATATATACCTTCAGAACGCCGCCCTTATCAGCACTATAAACTATATGATGCCAGCGTCCATCCATAACTTGCAAAGTCACATCAGCTTTACTATTAGTCACCGCCGTGATTTTTGCTGTTCCAGCCTGATTGTACAAAACTGCTCTTAACTTCCATGATGTTGAACTTGTGTTTATCAGCATCACTGCGTGAGCATAAAACAAACCTATTGATAAGATTCTAACTTGCTCTAAATTAGCATAATCGCCGGCGTTCAATTTCTCAAATTTGTGATATAAAGAAACTGTGAATGACAGTCTTTTCAATAATAGTTCATTCTGCGCGGATTCTAAATATCCATCATCACTGTCTAACTGTATACCGCCTATGTTGGCTATACTTGATGAAGAAGAATTACCAGTAGATTCACTAAACGAAGATTCGCTTTGACTAGAACTTGACCAACTTCTATATTCTTGCGAAGTGGAAGAACTTGAATTCGAAGTCAAGCTTGTGGAACTAGAACTTGACCAACTTGAAAATTCCCGCGAAGAAGCTGAACTTAATTCTGATGTGGATGAACTTGACCAAGTATCTAATTCTAAACTTGAACTTGACCAGCTTGAATATTCTTCACTAGAAGACGATGAGCTAAACTCATGTCCAGATATTGACGATGATGACGAAGACGAAGATTGTGAAGATAATGAAGTGGAAGATAATGAAGTGGAAGAAGATGATGACGATGATGATGATGACAGTGAAGAGCTTGAATATGATGAATATTCTATTGATGAACTGCTTGACATATTAACACTGCAAGCTCATTTGGAATTGCAGATCATATAGCAATGTTCCAGAACCATTACCTTCAGAATCTTTGCCGCCATTACTTGTGCCAGTGTTTAATCCTGTCATTATCACATTCTCATATGTATTTCCATTCAAGAATAATGTCCCGATCTTACCCAGAGGTCCACAACTACAAAGATAGTTGAACATATAGGCCTCTTTGTGTTGTACTGAAGTATGCGCCAGCCAGCAACTTAGGGCTATAGTAACAATACCATCGTTCAAATTGGATACAGGCGCATTCGTTCTGAATTTTCTTGGTCTTGACAATTGTGAAAATGATACGGGCATCGCAGCTTCCCAGTTATTGTAGAATCTAAATCTAAATTCACTAAAGGACTGGTCTTTATCTTGATACTTATATTGAAAATAACCATCTCTGACTTGCGTCGTGCTGGGCTGAGCCTGCATGAAGTTTTGGCTATCGGAAAGTATGAAATCTAAACTGTATCGAAAATATTGATTATGAGTCATAACGTCAAAATCTACAGATGCTGGCACTACATCTTGATACGTGTTATCGTTTACGATTAAATTGGCTCTGCTATGCTTGGCGACTTCTTCGCCAAGATTGTAATGCAGAGCTTCTATCTCTGTCTTTGTCTTATTGGCTATATGCCACGAACAGTCTATGGTGATCCTTCTATCTACTTCGTCAGATGGTTTTAGCAGAGCGCCTATCGCTCTGGGGAATGTTAATGATATCGGATTGCTAGAACCGGAAAATGCGACGTTCGTTATGTGAGATATTCTGACCCCTCCAAGAATAGCTGACATTATGCAACACTCCAGACATCGCCAGTGCCAGCGTTATCGAAGACACTCACACCACCTCTTTTCCCAGCAACTGCCCCTCTATTTTCTTCTCTAAGTCTGCGCATAGCGTTTAGCATACCAGTTTCAACAGCTTGCGCAGTTTCTTTCTGTGTCGCTTCTCCGCCCCTAACTGTAAGCGGATCAGGCGAAATATTGAGCTGTTTCTGTATCTCGCCGATTAACCCTTCCCAAGTTCCCTGCCCCTGTATAGCTCTTTCCTTATAATCAACCTTACCAAACGCTGCTTCTATCTTGTCAACTTGTGATCTAACGTATGCATCTCTGGCGGCAGCATCTTGAATCTCAGCAGCATTCGCTGCGACTTCTTTCATGTATCTGTTATAAACAGTGCGAGAAGCTTTTGTTATTTGAGAAGCTGTCCAATTAGTCTTGGGGAGACCACCAGTGAATGTCTGTCCAGCATATGTTCCACTTCGCGCTGCTCTTTGAGCTTTCTCAGCTATTGACTGTCTTCTGGTTTTTTCATAATCATGAATATCTGTTAAGACTTGAGCCTTATTGCCAGCAGCACCGGCGGCTCTCGCTGCTCCAGCTTGCCCGCTAAGATAGTCTAAAATCTTTTCGCCATATTCTTTCAGTGTATCGGTGACTTGACCGATGCTATTTTCTATAGCTTGAGCAGCAATCTCAGCATTGTCTTTAAGTAACTTTTCATTTTCTTTTATCTTGTCAGCAACTCTAGCACGTTCTCTCTTGACTGCGTCAGAAGCGTTTTTGGTATTAGGATCAAAGAATTGATCTGCATTCGCAAAAAGATTTTTTAATACTTCTGGCGTCGCCTTATCAAACCTTACATCTAATCCGAATTTTTTTGCTATATCCAAAGAGGCCGCTTGCAGCATAGTGTCAAACGCGAACATAGCCGGAGACGTGTATTTTAAAATATTCCAGATCAATTGGAAAATTCCATATAATGCATACGCTGTCGTCACGATAGACTTCAATCCATTATAAACACTTCTAACTCCATCCATTATAGTTGTGATAACTTTATTGTCGCTATTCAATATCCAATCAAATATCTGTAATATGATATCATATATCTTATACAACGCGATTGTTCCAGCAACTAAAAACGTCTCCCACAACCATTTCATAGCTGACACAGTTTCGCCAGAAAATATAGAATTCTTCATTAAAGCTCCGATATCGAATGAAGCTATCAGAACTCCAATCTGAGATAATAACCAGATTAATCCTAATGACGCATAAGTCAACGCTTTGTTTATAGCGAAAACGATCATGCTGTAAATTTCTTGTCCGAATCTTTTCAATTTATCTACACTATACATATCGCCTCTAAATATACCAACGAACACGTTCTTTATTTTTTCGCCAATCGTAAGTATTTTCAACAATGCGTCTGAGACTATTCTGGCAAACATAATGATATAATTTGTATCGCCCATTTTCATCATACTGGTGAAAAATTTATAGATATCCATAAGTTTAGACTTTATCTTTTCTATGACTTGAGGATCGAACATCGTACCATGCACTAATGATTTCACCGCTTCCAAGAATTTCTCGAAAGAAGCTTTCATGAAATCAACCACTGGTCTGAGTACCACTAAGGCTTTACCAAATCTTTCGATTATAGATTCTATTCTGGACGATGTCAGAATTTTTCCTAATTCTTTCCAATATGACATCATCTTATTGGAAAAAACTGTCGCAGATAAAAGTTTATCAAGCAACTTAGCGAATGACAATTTCGCAACATTTATTGTTTCATTGATTCTCGCTAACTTACTTTGCATCGTGTTTAGCGCCATCCCAACCTGTGCAGAAACAGATTTTTCAAGTTTTTCAAACTCTTGACGCATCTGCGCTATTTCTTCAATCGCACCCTTCTTACTAAAGATACCAAATGCTCTACGAGCTTGCACCAAGCCGAAAACTTTAGATAATTTTTCAACTGGGATTTTACCCAGTTGTTGAATCATCTGAGCGAATCCTTCACCAAATCCGCGCTTCTTTGTTACATCCTGTATTTTATTCATATCCAAGCCAAGAGCTTCCATCTCTTTCCTGGCTTTACTCGAAGGTCTATAAACAGCTTCTGCGAATCTCTGCATATATTTACTGCTAGTCCCGGCAGAACCTCTGCCAAATGCGCGAGTCAGATACGCCAACTGTATCGCGGCTTCTCTAGCAGGAACACCTAATGATTCGAGAATAGAAGCTGCAGATGACAATGCTGGACCATACTCTTGCAGTGTAGTAACGCCTAAGGTCGTACCAGCATTCAATATTCTGCCAGCTTCAGCAGCATCTTTCAATTGACTCTTATAAGCGTTGAAGAAAGTTACCAATGAATTTGTCGCTTCGCCCAAGTCTGACATATCACCCATCGCCAACTGTACTGAAGCTCTCAGAACATCAAGCGCTTCTTTCTGAGTACGAAACCCTGATGACAATGTATTGAACATCGCTTCGTTTATAGCTTCAAACGACATACCAGTTCTATACATCATTTTTTGAACTGCTGTCATCACCCACTGGAATTTAGTTCCATAGATATCAATTACTTCTTGTGCGGCCTTAACAGCACCTCTTTCAAACGAAACAAATAACACAAGACTGTCGTTAGCGAATTTAGCGATACTTTCTAAGATATTATTCATTGACATCCGTGTCAATGCAGCAAGCCCCTTCCAGAAAGAAGACCAAATTTCTTTTATGACTCTCACAGATCCCTTAACTATAGCGCCAATAATTCTAAATCCAGCAGTCAACACATCACCGATGACTTTCATGGATTTAGTAACTATATCAATAACTTCTTCAAATATGAGTTGAATACGTCCAGCAATTACTTGTATTGTGGATATTACTCCCATGACAACTAATGTGATACCGGCCATCACCGCAGCACCAATCGCTGTGCCGCCACCTGGACCGCCAGCTAATGTCCCGATAATACCACCGATTAAACCTGAAGCAAGTGTATAACCGATACCCCTTATTGCACCGCCAACCGAAACCGCCAACTTTCTTAAACTGAATGTCAAGAAATTGAAAAACATTTCGGCGATTGTTCCTGCGGCTCTACCTAAATCGCCAGCGACTGCGCTAACAGTGTCGCCAAAGATACTACCAACCGTAGAAGCAATTGATCCAACGGCGGCTCTGGCAGATCCTGATGTTCTTGACTGCAACGCCATCTGTTGCATTTTAGTACCGATATCAATAGCAGTAAAACCAAGAGCGCCACCCAGTTCTAATGCCCCCTGTCTAACTGTATTACGTATCATATCTCTTCGTTGTTTTAGTACCTTGGCTCTTTCTCTAAATTGAGAACGCATAGTTCTCTGATATGCGGAATTAGCTTTAGCTCTTAACCGCTGAACTCTTAATTCTTCTGCTATATCTCCACCAACAATTCCAGTTTGACCAGCTAATTTGCCAGACGCAGAACGAACATAGTTATTTGCTATTTCGCGAACTTCTTTTATAGAGCGTCCGTATTTATGCATACCGGCAGCAGCTTTATCCATATTAACTACTGATATTTTAGCTAAAGTGTCTCTCATCGGCTGCAGATATTTGTTTGCATTCAGCGCAGAAACACCAGCCTGCTTCAATTTAAGTGAAAGAGCGGCAATTTTCATATTATATGAATGCATTACCCTAACTTTAGCAGAATTCATAATTGACGCCATAGTTCTAGATATACTATCGCCAGTTTGCCTAAAACTTCTGGAAGTTTTAGCGGAAACACTACGCAAATTCCCATATCTATTCTGAAGTAATCTTATCGTCCCACTGTAATCCCCAAGCTTCTTATCTGCTCTTTCAGCAGACTTCACCAAAGCATCTACATCTGCTTTAGTAAGTGTAAACCCCTTACCGGAAGTCTTACGAATTTTTTCTAATTCTGCGCGTAAATCAGCCGCAGTACCAACTAATTTAGCGATCTGCTTCTGAGAGTTGCCGGTCTTTATGCCAAGAACAAATCTTATTTCTCGTTCTCTGGCCATTATTTCACGCTGTTAGGATTCCATTTACCATAGTTGAGTTTGAAATTAGGAGCCTTCTTAGAATATTCTATTAGCTGCGTTCTCAAATTTTCAAATTCTTCGTGAGACATTGTTGCCAATCTGTTCTTCACGTTATCAACATCTATATATGGAAGTTTTATCTCTCCATTCATTACTTTCGCCCTAGCTTCATCTATGGACTGCTTAGAATAACCGTGCTGTGCAATCATAAGATCAAATTGTGACATGCTGGGCTGAACTGTTACAAATGCATTAGACGTATGTAGCTGCTGCCCCGTAGTGGCGGCTGGCTGGGCATTTTGAGCAGCAATGGCGGCGTCTCCAAACATGCTCTTGTCCTTTTTAGGGTCTGCATACATACGCCGTTGCATACAGCCTATTGCGAACATGATAGATTCAATTAATGATGGATCTTCTGAGTCCACCATATCAACAAATTCAGATAATGTCTTACACCCGCCCATCCCCATTGTCGCTGCTATCGCAACAGAACGTTGAATTAAATCATAACGTTCTACATTAAAGATCTCCTCGCCTATCTGTACCTGATGTACAACCTTAGAGGCGAGGAGATCTTTGTAATACTTTTCGTCTCTGTCTACTGCATTCACTTAGACGCGATATTGATGATGTCAGAAGGCTTAACGTCTTCTTCTTTGTCTATAGTGCCAGTAAGTGCGAATTTGAAAACAAGCTGCATAGTATAAAGATCCATAATTTCCTCAAGACGTTTCTTTGCTTCTTCAATATCCATGGATTTGAATTCAGGATGTGCCTTGCCCAAGGATATCACTATACCCTTCATCATATTACCAAGCATCTTGTCATTCTCTCCATCAATTTTATTTTCAATAGCACTTAACTCATCAAACTCTTCTTCAGACAACCCAACTGCTCCCTCTTTTTTCTGGAGAAAACGCATTCTGGTAAACGCACTACTCTCTTCCTTATCCATCAAAGCCTTATGCTCAGAATAAGTGAGAGTCGTAAACGTGTAAACCTTTTCATCTGCGAGCTTGACGAGCAACTTTCTCATTTCCAATTCCTTTATGTTGGATTAGAACTAATAACAAAAAAGAAGCCGGCTCAAAGAGCCGGCTTCGGATGGCTTCGAGGTTTTCTTTAGACGTTAGCGTTCCACACCGGGGCGGTCGCACCCAGCGAGATGTGGCCAGGATCAGCAATCGTAAACGTCAAATCACTTGTGACGAAGTCATTCTGTGTACTGGCCACAGAATAGTTACTGAGCTTACAAGCTTCAATAGTTCCAGCAAGACCGCCGCCGTTGGGACCAAACCCAAGCACGACGTCAACATAGTTGTTTGTCAACATCGCATCACTGAGAGTCCAGCGTGAGCTGGACGCAGTAATCTCGCCAGATCTATTGCCAAGCTCGATAGCAAGTGGAAGACGATAATCGCCACCGTACAGACTCTGAGGATCGCCGTCATAACTGACAGAGATTTCTGTCATCACGCCGACGCCAACAGCAGGTGAAACCGCATTCTCTGCTCTAACAACCATAGTACCGACAGAAAACTGATATGTGTACGCCATGATTTTCTCCTAGTTGATTTTTAAGCCATCACGATATTTATCTATCTTGCCCAAACACTCTCAATCCTTCAAATACACTAAATCCAAATATGACTGCAATTCGATCATAGAATTTTCCCATGTCCTCCACACAACCGATGCATATCTATTGTCTATTTCTAAACGCTGTTCGGCAGTGCCGCGTTCTTCATAAACCTGATTCATTTTGTCTCCAAGTTCCTGAATATCACCAAATCCCATTTCTTCTCCCTCATAATAGGCCGAAGTCCCGACAGCCAATTTATCGTCGCATCTTCTATATGAAACTTCTTTACACAAATATCTCGCACCCTCCATATATTCCATATAACCACAACATTCATTATTCAATTGAATGATTGGCTTTTTCATAGCTCCTAATTCTAATCCAGGAAGCCAAGTAGATTCACCACTAGAGAATCCAACCAAACAATCTATACGAGAATACACATGAGGCAACACTTCTGGATGAATTGGTACGTCTAATACTGAAATATGAGGTAACTTGTTTGCTGGCAACCCTAGCTTGGCAATGCAGGCATTTAGTTCAAGCCTTATTGACCATTTAGATCTATCCTCTTGATACTCTCCATAAGGCCGATTGCCATACTTGCAGACCAGCAGAAGGCTAACAGGATCATCTTTTGTAAACGTATTACAATAGGCTTGAACGATTTCTTCAACACCCTTCCTATAGTTCCAGCTTCCCACCACACCAAATACATATCTGTTACGAAGAGACACAATATCAATTGGCGTAATTCCAGGGTGAAATAATTTCCCATCATAACCTATCCTCACTGTTGCTAATTGGGACTTAACTCCCGATTCTTTAAATCTGCGATAATCTATTTCTGTGGGGCATAAGATAAGATTCGCGTTATTACACCATTCCACAAGTCTAGGTTGCATCCTTCTAGTCTCGATCATAGTCCAGCCTATTACAATTCTATCAGTTGGCAAGAATTCTTTCTGTAGATGTCCAGGACCAGCTATAACAAGGAATATAGATTTACTAATATCAAAACACGGATTATTCACATACCATTGCAATCTACTAAACAATGCTGGATGAATATCAATTGGTGATTTTATTGGCGAAAGTTTGATATCATATAATCCAGTCTTTTCAAGACCAAATATCACTTCTCTTGTGTGCCCAGCATACCCACCATAGAAATCAACATAACCTCTAATATGCAGATTTCTCTTTTTAGCTCCAACGAAATCATTGACCAAAAACGGTCTGGCTAACGCACCTTCTGACGTCAATACATTTCCAATATCTAATGGACATAGATTCATCTCTTCAGCAACTGGATTAGAACAAGTATCACTATTGTTAGATTTATCTTTTTTTGCCCTTATCATGGCCACTCATCCTCGGTTCCATATCTGCTTTGGTAATCTTCATCCTTTGCTGAGACCACGAGAGAAAAATTCATAAATCCACAATACTTCTCAAATTGATTTGAATATCTGAATTCTCTTTGTGTTCTCAAGCACTTGGCTACATACAAACCATAATTGCTAGGACTGTTTACTTCGCATAATTGTTGTGGACGTTTATTTAAAATATTTTCTATCTCGTCCATTATCTTACTAGCGGTCGTCCTAGGATTCTTATCCGTCTTTTCAACCCACACATAAAATCCTATAGAAGCGTGTTCTGCTGGCAACTTTTCTTCAGCATTTTCTATCACGTAATCGTAACATATCTGTGGATATCTATTGCCGATAGGATTGCCGTCACTTGGATGTATTTCTATATTACCATTCTGGTCTTTTGCCAGCAGTTTCACCAAAATTGGCGATAATTCAAGGACTAATGGAATCTTTGCTTCTATTTTGATTGCTGTTGGCATTATTCACCGACTTGTTGAAGTATTAGCCTCGGGATTTCTTCCAACATTCTTTTCTCTGCCAATTCTAAAGATTTATCCATCCACTGATATCCTGGTGCAATCTTTGATACAGAAGTAGTAAACACAACACCATATTTTTCTGAGCCTGCTTTCTGCGCGTTCAGCCAAGTTGAAGTGCTAGTATATCTTAACTCATTATCTATGTATCTTTGGCGAAATTTGCCTCTTAATCTATTGTATGGAATAGCAAGTGCGTATGGATGTTTGTAAGATCTTGGAGGCAGCGCTTTTCTACCATACTGTTCTATGATCAATGGGAAAAACGCTTCCATGACTGATTCGGATAAAATGATTCTTGATGTCAATTTATTATTTTCTATTCTTAAGCTTACACCAGCACCAATTTTGGGATTTGTAATTTTTCTATTCTCAGATTTTAACTTATCAACTATACCTGCATATTTCCTAGTCGCTGGACTACGCATCAAAACCGTTTTGAGTGACTGTCTTAAAATCTTTGGTCCATTAGCATTAATGACATTAATACTCTTTTGGACTTTCTTCAAAAGAACCTTACTTAATTTTGTTTCAAATTCTTTCGTTGATAAATTATTACGCATTGGCGAAATTCACTTCTTCTATACGTTCAGCGTTTACTTCCAAATGATGTCCTCTACCTGCCGCGTCATTGACGTGAACAACTCTAAATATAATTCCTTCTTCGCTTGTCATCGAACTTGATTCGCTCGCTTCAGAAGAGGAAGATGTGCTCAAAAATGTTGAGGAGCTCGAGCTGAATGAACTTGTTGAAGAACTGGAACTTCTAGTAGAACTGCTTGAAGAAGAAGAATAACTGTACGGTGTACTCAATTCTAACGTGCTCAGCGATGTTGAGCTATCAGATGATGATGTAGATTCAATTACACTACTGGACGATGAAGACGACTGTGAAGAAGTCGAAGATGATGAAGACGACTGTGAAGAATCTGATGACTGAGAAGTTGGCGATGACGAACTACTAGACGATGATTCTTGCAGAAGCGTGGATGATGACGACGAAGATGTTTCTGACGCTTCGGTTGACGAAGACGAAGACGAAGACGATGACGTTTCAGATGCTTCGGTTGACGAAGACGAAGACGAAGTTGATGACGAAGACGATGATAAAGACGAAGATGTTTCCGATGCTTCGGTTGATGAAGAAGATAACGAAGTTGATGACGAAGACGAAGACGAAGACGATGACGTTTCAGATGCTTCGGTTGACGAAGACGAAGACGATGACGAAGAAGTTTCCGATACTTCTGTTGATGAAGAAGATAGCGAAGTTGATGATGAAGACGAAGACGAAGACGATGACGTTTCAGATGCTTCGGTTGACGAAGACGAAGACGAAGACGAAGAAGTTTCCGATACTTCAGTTGATGACGACGAAGAGGATGACGAAGACGTTTCCGATACTTCTGTTGATGAAGAAGATAATGAAGTTGATGAAGATGATGACGAAGACGAAGATGATGTTTCCGACGCTTCGGTTGATGATGACGAAGATGAAGAAGAAGATGTTTCAGATGCTTCGGTTGACGAAGACGATGACGAAGACGATAACGAAGACGATGACGTTTCAGATGCTTCGGTTGACGAAGACGAAGATGAACTACTTAAAGACGTAGAACTACTCGAAGACGACATTTCAGGTCCTTCTTCTTCAATGTCGCCAGATTCCATATTTACAGCTATTAAATCCGCGTTCCCCATAGTGTCTGGAATAGTGGGGAAAGAAGTAATATCATCAAATCTATACCAAGAATAAATATTAGCAAACTTTGGATGAGATTCTAGATTTTTTGGTCTACCGTCATTCCATATAAGAGCAACATCTGATCCAGCTTTAGCGAATTCTCCTAAAGCTATTTCTTTATTTGAAATATAACCATCATCAAGATTTGTGTGCCAAAACACATAATCATCAAGATAGTAAGCACCGCCAGAAACGGTGGCTGAAAGAAATTTAGATATTGATGTTCTAGAAACAACCGGTAGTGAAAAATCATTAGGAGTTGCCGTATACCCAATCAGCTTATTATCTTCATATATTCTTATATCTTTTCCAGGATTGAATACACAAATAACACAATGCCATCTTCTATCATCGATGAAATTTGATTGATGTATGGAAGATGCAGTAAGATATAATTTGTTTTGCTGATTTCTACAATAAACTTGCCATATAGCACCAGGACCTGAATCAACTATCATTCGAATTCTAACGAAAATATCGCCCCAATTAGCTAAATTGACTAAGATTTGACTGAGAGCATATTGATTTAGATCTAAACCATCCCATCTCCACCAACATGAAATGGACCATCCAGAATTTGGAAAAAAAGAAACTGGAGGATTAGTCCCCACAAAATTGATAGATTCATCCACACCATCTAATCTTATTGCTTTTTGATTGCCGTAACTTGATGACGATGACCAACTTGAAAACTCTATCGAAGATTCACCAATACTGCTTGAAGACCAAGAATTGAACTCTGCGCTTGTTGAAGTGCTAGATGTCGAGCTTCTTGACGATGATGAAGAAGAACTGAATGAGCTATATTCTCGTGAAGTAAGAGAAGAAGATAATGAAGTTGATGAAGATGATGAAGATGATGAAGAGCTAAATGAATTGTATTCTCTTGAAGATATTGAAGAAAAACTTTGCGAATTTTCTGTACTACTCGATGAAGAAATATCTACAGACATTATTCACCTGTCAAATCAATAAGTTGGTCATTGTTATGCCATTGCATCAGCTGTGGAAATATCTCGCTGTAAGAATATCTATCCCATTGACTAAATTCTTCAGGCAGCAAATGCGGATTAGCTGAGTAATGTTTAGTCACCTTTATAACTGTTAATCCAGTCTTTGTTCTTATACAATCACCAATATTCTTTTCAACTATTATTCCAGCATCCATGTATTCTTGAACTTTATTCCAATTTTCTTGGAATGATGTATCAACTATGAAATAGATATTCATGACGAGCTACTCCCACTGGTTGATGAAGATGATGAATTTGTTACGCTACTAGACGATGACGATGATGATGAACTGTGAGAGCCATATCCGCTACTGGTACTTGAAGATTCAGAACTTGAAGAACTACTAGAAGCGGAAGAAGTGGACTCTGTTGCATAACCTATACTTGTGGAAGAACTTGAGCTAGAACTTCTAGAAGATTCACTAGATGAAGAACTCAGTGAGCTCGTGCTAGATAATGAACTAGTTGAAGACCAGCTTTGTGAAGTGCTCAGTTCTCTGCTCGAACTTGAATAAGAACTAGATGAACTTGATGAACTACTAGAAGAAGATGAACTTGAAGATGACCAGCTCGAAAATTCTATTGATGAACTACTTGAAGACGAACTTGACGAACTACTTGAAGAAGAACTAAATGAACTATACTCTTCATCTTCATCACCATATGCATATTGCTGATGTACTCTTATGAAATCCCCATCTCTGATATTCGTGCCATAATCAAAGAAAAACAAGTATCTGGATTTCGATAAGTTCCCAGCATCCCCGCCTTCAGCTAAACTTGGAATTTCTTCTTGTTCAAATGTACATATTACATTTCTTGCGACAGTCACTAGCTTACGAATACGTTCTCCATATTCATTGCGCGTACCAAGATCGCGCAATCTGAGTATCGAACATTTTCGTATTAGTAACCCTTGGAAACTCATACTGCTTCGTATACGAAACTGTTGAATTGAGGCAACAGAGAAAACAGATACTCAATATATTGATCCAAACTCATTCGTGTTGAATCGCTGGTCGTCCTGCCAGCTAACACGTAACGGTATTTGCCTATCTCTTCTTCAAGTATATCACCCTTGGCATATACAGATGGATTTAATCTAGCCATTGTTCTATTGATTATGCAAAGCTGGAGCAAGGACAATATTGATGCAGGTGAAGATGTTCCAAATGTCCCAACGATTTTTATATTCCTTATCCCCTTGGGGAAAACGCCAGCTTCTTCGTCATTGCCATATTCTATGTTATCTATAGGATTTATAATTTCTATCTTACCAGTGTTAGGTTCATACCAGATTTCTCTTGTCGCACTTGTCTGCGTCACATTTACACTTGTCTCGGCCAAATCTTCTCCAATAAGCGTCATGGAAACCAATGAAACTATGGGAATTGGAGTTACGAATAGATGCTTAGTCCCGTCGCCATCAAAGTATAATGTCTGTTCTATTGCTTCCCAAGTAAATCCAGATTTTTGCGTAATTTCTTCGTAAGACGCACTTCTTATGAGAGTAGGTATATCACTAATACTAAAACTAGGATTCAATATCCTAAAATATTCTGCGATTTGATCATCTGTCAGAAAATCGGCCACGCTTCACCTCTATTCGTTAGGCTTAGTATCTGTCTTTTGACCGACTTTCTGACGCTTTTCCCATTCTTCGAATTTACTTTCTGGCTTGCAATACAATCCCCTAGTGGGTTCGTTCGCTATATCACCCAATCCATCTGTCGCATAAGCAACAGCTTCTTCAAATGGGACATGATCGAAAACTTTCAATTCAGATTTTTCATTGCAATTGTATATCTTTAATCCAACAGCATCAAAGTGTGGCTTCAGCTGTGGAAAATATTCTTCTCGCATTCTCTTGTATGTATTCAAGTTACAATTGACAGCGCCCTTGTCGCGGCCTTCATCGAAATGATAGGTATTTGTTTCGCTCATATTAAGATCAACGCCAAGCAAGAATATAGTTCTAAATCCAAGCAAGAACAATATCCTAATGGCCGGCAATATCACACTTCTACCACCGCCATAGTCTTCAGCATTCCCCCAATTAAGAGTATCTTCCCAAAGCCATCTATTGGCGTGGAATTTACTATTCCTCTTGAAATAGTACACGTTAGGGACATCGCCAACATTACAATCCAACGGACAATCGTTATAGTTGTCCCACAATGGTTTGTCTACCGCTCCTATCGGAACGAATTTCATAATCTTAGGATCAACCCAAATAGAACGAATAAATCTAGATGGATCATCAACACTGATCCACGCATCTGGCCTATATGTTCTTGGACTATTGTTTAATCCTAGAGTCCAACAATTCTTCAATTTGGTCAAATCAAGAAGTTTGAAGCTTGGGCCGCCCGCTATGAGGAACGCCGTTGCGCCTTTGTAGTGCCCCAGTAAGGCGTTTGCAGTGTTCCCTTCTCTTGTCCAGAAGAAAGGCATTGGCTGAAACCATTCTTTTTCATAGGTGTGGCCCAGCCATAACTTTCTGTCTTTGATCATTTCATAAGCGCGGCCATCTCGCATACGAGAATCGTCTTTTCTGTCGCGCTTCAGCCCACGCTCACAGACATTGTTCATTTTCTTTGGCTTCATCGCTGAATCTCCAGATGTTTGCCAGCTTCAGGATCACGCTCATGATTTAGATGGAACTGTTTTTTCTTTGTAGACAATTTCCATTTTTGAAAACGCTTCTTGAACTGTAAGTCTGACTTTGGATTTAATCCTTTGTTGAACATGTGAAAATCTCTACTATTACCTTCGATGTAGTATCCATTCAATAGGTTCTTGTGGACCATCTGAAAATATCCAGCTCCAACATTGCCCATTTTACGATTGCTGATTGCGGCTAAATCTGCAGTCTTTTCAATCAAAGACGGATATTGAATACAGTCTATTAATTGATCAACATCTTGCACTTTGTTTGACCAGCGTCCAACAGATATCATTTTGCTCAATCTATCTTCTGAACTCATAATCAGTTCGGACACTTCTTTCCAAAATCCTAATTCATAAACCATGTCACAATCAGAAAACACAACATATTCGGTATCTTCGTCAAGCATCTTTACTTGATCATTTCTGGTATAGCCGCGCATAGCGAAACGTTCTTTATCTTCCATTAAAAGCAACTTAATCTTTAATCCACACTTCCTATAGAAATCTACAACTTCTTCAGTTGTTGGATTCCCATTGTTGGGCATGGCACACACGTTAACGACCAATTGATTCTGCGAAAAGAATTTTTGTTCAACTGCTAAACTGGATAAATCCCAGCAAAGACGTCTCTGATAATTGTGACACAATAATAGGATCTCTATTTTCATGTTACCTCACGGAGTTAGATATTGTCTGAAGTTGTGTTTGACGATTCTTCGTTTGCCGCCAAGTCTTGTTATGACATACCATACAAGAGTGTCTTGGGAAGGTATTGGCATCTTACCGCCGCACATCCGCGCTAGATGCTTTGTGAAGGCTGTTTTTTCAATCGAGAAAAACGTACAAATTCTTTTGTGGCGATGCTTAGGCTGTTCTATCTTCAGCCCACTAAATAGAGGCTTTGTCTTATTGAAGTCTGGCAGCTTGTCTGCCCACCAATCTAATAGATGAAGCCAGTGGATTCCATTTTTCTCATAAATCGGATCATGTTTAATCTTAGTGTATCCCCAAGGTGAAGCTGTCAAGGTTGCGTCCCACGCTTCTTCGGGAATTTCTATTTTATCACACTTTGGCGTCACATCGCAATCCATCTTTATCCAATATCTAGTCTTTACATTTTTCGCAACACCGAAAACAAATGCGCTGAGCATATGCTCTTTGTCTGACAAATCTGAAGAGTTCGGCCAAGTGATAACGCGAGTGCTGTTGTCTACTTCTGTAATAACAAAATCAATACATTTGCTGTCAGCAAATACAATCTTTTTCATATGTTTGATAGGTTCGACATTCTGCCAAAGTTTCCAATTCTTCAAGAAATGATGTAAATACTTATTATTGACTGCTGTTACTAATGTACAAAGATCCGCATTATTGTCTTTCTCTTGCAACCACTTTTCTACTGAGCTATCGTGAAAGCAAGAATGCTCAATATCAATGAATCCATTCTCTCGCATCTCAGAATATGTCTTTTTCCAATATTCGCAATTCTTATATCTACCGACATGCTTGTGTCCATGATAATGTATAATCTTTGTATCTTTGGTGACTGTTCCAAATCTAACAGATTCGCCCCATTCTGTGCCAGCCAATCTATGCTCTACAAGAGGAAGCATTAGCTGACACGCTATTTCGTCAACTATTCTAGTCGTACAGCGCTTCTCATACCCGCGCTGACATATCTCATTCCATTTTTCTAAGGCTGGATCACCACTAATCCAGCCATTGATGCCCGTGTTTATTGCCGCGCCATAGGCTAACGCGCCAGCTATTAATTCAGGGCAAGCCTTCTTCCAAGCGTTTATTCTACGTGAAATAGAACTACCAGTTGTTTTCCAATTCGCAAAATTCCCTGTAACAAATCCATTAGCTGCTATCATCATGAAATATTCATCTATTGGATTCAAAACAAGTGTATCGGCATCCAGAAACATCACTAAATCAAAATTATTCACATAGCGATGTAATGTTGGCTTTATGCTCAGCGGATAATCATTAGATTCTGGCATATAAGCGGTGAAACACTTGAGCTCTTTCAATTTTGAAAGGAACCAGTCGTCCTGCAACCCCTGTAACAGAACAACTATACTTCCATTCCAAACCTTGCGCAATGAATAGATGCTAACAAGCATCCTCAAGCAGCATTTTGTTCCACGATTGAAATAGATTACTGTCTTACTGCATGTTAAAGAATCTAACATATTTTCTTCCATCAATAACTCGTTTAATGATGTTTCTTTGGTTGTAGCACTCATTTAACAATTCCTCTGCTGCCTCTTCATGCTCTAAATGTACCTTCAGTGTCTCTATAAATTTTTTCAACAAATCGAACTGCTCTTTGCTTATCCCAGTAACACACTCTTTCACTTCACCAAAATCAAATCTAATTGGATCGCATCTTATTGAACTATCATTGTCGCCTATAAGATTCTGTATAACTAACACTAATTCCATCAATGATAAAGTGCTGATATCTGGGATTTTATTGCTCGTGACACAATCTATGAAATTATCTAACTCTGCAAATTTGATTCTTGTCAACGGATTATCTGTAACAATGTAAGATTTATTTATCAGCAATGATAGCGCGATATTGCACACCGTTGTATCAGTCCTCATTGATGAACAAAATCCATATAAGCTTGGAACATCAATTATATTTATTCTTGAACCGCTAATAGACGAGCAGTTGTTATGTTCTGATTTGAATAAAACAAATCGCTTGTATTTCTTGGATCTAATGATATCTAAACACTTTACATTCAATGCATGTAAATATCCTACGAAGTCTTGCTCTTTCCACAACTCTTCATAATCCAGTATAACACACCAATATATCGTGTCATACTCTTCTTTTATTTCGTAATTTAGAATATCACAGATTTCAAGATTTGCAACATCAATATCGTTGAATTTGTGGTATAGATTTATATCTACACCATCTACTTTTCTTAAATTGCCAATATTGGAAAATATCTTATATCCAACATTCCCCAATGCTCCAATCACCAGATCTTTCATAGTAGATTAAACACCTTTCTACATTCTATTTGATTAGCTTCGTAAAACAGTCTTGTGTTAATATCATTAGCCATATTGGGATCATGCATTCTGGTGGCAGATTCTTCATGAATACCCATGGCTTCTGCGCAATACCAAATTGATACACCGCGCTTCTTAGCTCTAAAACAGAAATCAACATCATTGCAGTCACCATAGTATTGTTCATCTAATCCATTAAGCTCTTTGTACAGATCTACATTTATAAGGGCACAGGCGAAGGTGACGGCATTTACCTCTCTGGTTGGATAAAAACACTTATCATGTTTTTTACCGCGTCCAACATGCTCAAACAAATTGTTTCCATCACCCATAATGATACCGGCATGTTGATACCTAAAATCTGGATAATACAAGGAAGCGCCAACTATGCTCGCATTTTCTTCATGGCAAGCACAAAGCATCTCATTTATCCAATCAAAATGCTCCATCATATAGACATCATCGTTTAGAAGAAGAACGTACTTATATCTGCCTTCGATATGACGATGTATGATAGTATTATTCAAATGACTGAAATTAAACCTGCTTGTATTCTCAAACATATCAACAGAATAGCGCTGTCCGTACATTTCATTGTATCTCTTCAAAAAATCTTGATCGCCATAAAATCCAAGGTATGGCGTCCCACGCTTTATGCATCCCAGACATTTATCTAATCTTGTAGAATTGGAACTAAGAATTACAATTGCCACATCTTCATCTATATGTCTCGTGTGCGCATATCTGTCTCCGCAGAAACCAGATATTTTAGTTGCGTTTCTTCCTTCTATCGCATGCGAAAATTGTATTTCGTTCTGTACTATGCCACGATATTCTCTTATCACTGATATTGTTGCTTTGCCCGCCAACACTGCCGCCACCATTGCACACCAAGACCTGTCTGAGAACATATTACGACGGGCTAAGACCACCACTGGCACACCAGCCCCGCCCCCCAGCCCCGCCCTACTTGTGAAAACGTTTACCGGGGTCTTTATACCATTCTTTTTCTTGTAATAATCGAAAACTATAATATCTGCCTTAGACTGTTCAGCTATATAAAACAACTCTTGTTCTTTGTTTGACGTATCATAAATTCCGTCAGTCCTAACTAAAATTTCCCAGTCTTGATTGTGTGTTATCATTTTCATAAAAGAAATAACCTTATGGACGAAAATAAAAAGGCCGGTGGATTTGATAATCCACCGGCCTTTTAGCGTGGTCGGTTAGAAGGAGACTGTCGTGCTCAGATTGTCGATCTCGCAGGTCATATCTGTCCGATTGAACTGGAAGGCGATACGCTCACTGGTAACGTACTTCCGCTGATCGGATTCGATGACTTTATCAGATTCGAGTTTGATGCGCCGACGATCACCAATCTCGCAGGCTTCACGATGCATGACCACCGCGTGACCTGACGGAGCGTTAGCGAGTTCGTACACACGAACGCCATAGATGGTGGTCAGCATACCATCTGACTCACCAGCTGAGCCAAGACCAGTGATGAAGCTCGCCAGAGCCAGACCAGTCATGCTCGTGTTTTTGAAGTTGGTGTTTGACCGAATATTCGCAGCCTGATCGGGAGGAACGATGCAGATCAGACGGCTCTTGTTGCGACCATATTTCCCAAGGTTATAGATCGCGTTATTAACCATGTCTTCATCGAAGGCGGCACCACCGCCAGCGACTTCTGACGCACCAGATTCATTGGCAACGGTGAAGATACCGTCAAACGCAAGACGCGAATCACGGATATACCAGTTGGCGGTTGTCGCGGACTCAGGCGTCGGCGCAGTAGCGGTGTGATCAACATCGCCCTGGAGGAACGCCAGTTCTTCCGCCTCAGCAATAGCATCGGCGAAGTCCTGCAGAACCTGAGCCACAACGTCAGGCTGAGAATCTTCGATAGCTTCTTCGTCAATCATGACGTAAGCCATCAGTTTCTTAGCCGTCCATGTGACTGAAGTCGCCGCATAGCTTGTCAGCGTAGCGGTCGTACCATCAGGAATATAGTACGCTGAACCGCCGCTAGTTCTCTTCGGCTTGGTCCATGTGCGCGAAGGCATGGTGAATGACGGGACCAGTCTACGAATCAGGTTGCGTTCGCGAACGAACTCGATCACCTGATTCGCCAGAGGCGTCGGAAGATAAGCACTGATGCTGGACCCAGAGGTCGCAACTGACAGTGCCTTGCGGATAAGCTCGACACTCATTGTTTTTATTCCTTGTCTTTGTTACTTCTGGGTCGTTGACGCTAACAGAAGACCAAAGTAAACACTGGTCGCTTTACTCTGCTCTTCCTTGCTTAACGCCGCAAACTCATCAGGATTGCCCTTCAGAGCATTGCCGTCGCCAAGCAGATGGAGAACGTATTTGACAGTTTCGGGATCCGAAGCGTCCTTGAGAACTTTCTTGATCTTATTAGGATCGGGCTGTTCTGAGGACTGTTCGCTTTTCTTGCCAAGCTGGGCGGTGAGAGCGGCAACGCTCTTAACCAGTTCAGCCATGACAGGATTTTCTGTCTCAAATTTCTTCTGCGCAGCGGCTTTCGCAGCATCCGCTTCCTGTTTCAGTTCTTCAGCTGTCTTGGCTTTCTGAGACAGAGCAGTGATCGCATCAGCAAGCTGTTTCTGCGAAGCAGCAACAGTATCCACAAGCGCTTTCATCGCAGCAACAGAATCAGCAACAGGCTTAATCTGTTCTGCGACCATTGTCTTCGCCTTTTCCTCAGAAACGCCACTCGGCGTCGGCTGAGGAACTTTATCGGTCTTGGTGGCCATATGTTTCTCCTTGTTAGAGATCTTGTTTTGCAGTGATTTCCCGGTTGCTTCTAAAATAGAAGCTGCGGGATTTGCTGGTAAACCTACAACGCTAACTTCAAAAAGTTCCATTTCTTTGATTCTATACTCAGTAATACTTCCTGTGTCAGGATCTTCCACCCTTTCCACTCTCTTTACACGCAATCTGATGGACATTGAATTTAGAATACCTTCTTTAATTTTAGTCCAGATATCATCAACATCATTTGCCTTGCTAAACTTCACGGTAACGATAAGACCTTTATCGTCCACCTCGGTCTTCACAACCTTGCCAACCGGCTTGTCTGTGTCGTGATTGAAGAATACCGTGTTGGCACCGGGCTGTAATAGATCTTTTTCAGATTTCTTCCAAGCTTCGAGTGTAATGACGTCACGAACACGATCTTTGACAATAGTACCAGCATATCCAACAAGAATTCTATCACCACCCTTTTCACTCACACCCTTTATCTTAAAAAGACTGTCAATAGCTTTATTCACGTCTTTTTCAACAGATTTCTTGATCTTCATTTTCTTTTCCATTACTCGCCTAAGAGGTATAGATTGCGATAGTGGTTACTTACTTTGACTTCCTTCAAAAGCATATCAATCATAGTAGCTAATTTTTCTTGATTCCCGTCAAAATGCTTTTCACAAATCTTTAATGTCTGAATAAATCCGTATATGAGTTGTTTTTCTTCATCAGTAAAGGTGGACATAATGGTGTCATTAAAAACATTGTCTGTATTTAGACGCTCTTTTGCACACTTCACAATCAGAGATAAAGCAGAATCAACAATATCCTTCTTGGGTTTCTGCTGAGTCTGTTGACCACTACCCTGTCTGGAAGGCGGCACTATTCTGCCAGATGGATCAACTTGCCCACCGCCAGGAAGAATATTAATCGGCGTATCACCCCATGGAACTTTAGACATACCCTTCTTAGCGCGTCTTTCATTAATGACTATAACGCCATTTCTAAGATCGTCACTATCTATTCTCCCTTCTGTCTCTGCATCTTCAAGATCGATAGCGCCAAACTCTAACTTTAGATCCATAAAACCAAAACCGTCTTCTATGATCTCTTTTGTATAAGCGTAAGCTTCTTTATTCAATATAGGTTTTAGCGCACCATTCTTATAAATGCGAACTTGTTCTGCAGAATTCAATTTGCCGGTAGTCTCATCAACTATACCCATGATGAATGGCTGCATCTTGAAAACAGCAAAAATTCTATTTCTTATTTCCTTGCCATATTCAGAGAATTCCATATCTTTATTATTGAGCGCTATTCTAACCCAACTCAGCTTATCACTATTCGTAATAAATGTCCTATGTGAATTACTTGCCCCCTTAAACTTAGATTCCCAGTATTCTCTGAATTTCTTTAATTCTGTTCTGCTTAATCCAGGAACAGTCAAAACACCGCGAGCCTCTGCGCCATTGATAAAATTGTTCGAATTGTAATTAGCTCTGAGCAGATCTGTTGCCACACTATTCGCGACAACGTCTATTGGCTTTAATCCGTATGGTGTAGAACTCATGGGCAAGATGTTCAGAAGAATTATTTCGTCCTTATCAAACTTAGGCGAATCTTCTGTAACGATCCCATTAGAAGTCTGTATGTAAGTATTCTTTTCGTAAAGATTACCACTTTTGTCTGTTCTTATTTTGATCGAAGCAGATTTTATCGCATAAATTTCTCTAAGAAGTTTCTGCCGCTTAACCTTTTCTATTGTACCGTATCCCCATATCAGAAGATCACGTAAGAACTTTTCTCTTATTTCTCTAAACGACTCTTTGTTTAGATTGGGGTCGTTCAAGAATTCTGTGACGACTTCTATACGGCTCTTTACTTTACCATCTATCTTTTGGTCTTTGTCCTTAGGCACTATTGACCAATTTGTCTGTGTGCAATCGTCAACTATTCTGTTGATCGTAGCAAACAGCCATTCATTCGCATGATATAATTCAAAGGCGTCACTATTACTTACTCTGATGAACATTTCTTGGATAGGTGCGCCACTACGCACAAACCCATCTATTTCGCCAGATGCATCTTTTATAATCAGCCCGGTCGCTTCTGATAACGTCAGTCTTTTCATCTACAAGTCTCCATAGAGCCTATATCTGTCAATCAATCCCACTAATATTCACATCACTAAATTCAATGGCAACTTGTGAAGTCTGGTTTATTTCGCAATTATAAACTGATCCGAAAATACTATCTATAACGTCTTTCCCATAACCGGTAGGATGATCAACTTTGTTGCCCTTCAAATATTTCAAATGTCTGGATTCTCTTGCGAAAATATAATCATAAGGATATTCAACTCTATTTTCAACAAAACAATTCTTTGCTTTTACTGGAACTTCATCTGTTCTGTCAAGCGAAAGTAAATCTGTATCTATACCTCTATCTTCAAGCGATTGCTTGAACATGTGAGAGTTGTAACTGTCTGCTGTTATCTTGGCAATCTTGAATCCGCGCTTCAATAATGCCATGACAATATATTGCAAGATTCCGGTATAGTATATCTCACCATTTTTCAGCAATCGCACATCAACTTTATCAGATGGATCTATCCATCCTATGAAATCAAGTTTGATTAGTGGCTTATCTTGCCACATTTCATCATCATCTACATCTTTAGGCTTTTCTTCTTTTGACAGATCTTCAGTCAACGGATCTGGCTCATTCATCGCTTTAGAAAACTCTTTGTTTTCGAGCGGATCGACTCTAACCTTGACCCAGCCAACGCAATGAGTTAGTGAAAATGCGGTTTTATCCTTATTCTTCGATAAGTCGAAGTGCATATAGTAATCTGCTTCTATATCAGGAGTAAACCAGTCAGCAAACGCACCATTCCCACGATATGGATTAGCAGTACAATTTTCATATTCTCTGCAAGCATACTTATTCTGTGTCAATGCTCTTTTCTGATAAACCGGACACTGCCTGCATGTCTCGCAAACATTCTTATCGACAAATTCTGGGTCTCCCCAAAATGTCTCTATAACACCCATCGGCACAGCACCGAAATCTCGCATAGTCCTGCGATAATCTCGTTCAAGCTGCTGCTTAAAATCGTCTTTTGTCAACTTAGGATGTATTTCCCAAGTTGCCTTCTGAACAGCGTATGCGCTTTTGTTCGTTTCAGAGATTCTTTTTAATTCATAGAACTTATGCATCACGAAGTCGTCGTCATACCGCGGTGTCGTAATTCCGATCATTTTATAATGTTCTGGAAATCTAGTCTTGCACGAACCAAATGCTGCTTCCCAACATTCTTCCGCCTTTGATTCTCCAGAGTCATCGTCTGTTCCTCCAGAAGAAGCCAAGAAGAATGCTATTTCGTCACCAACCCATTGAAGAGTGTTGTACCCAAGCCACCCAAAGGCTTGGGAGTTGCCGCTCAACGCAACCAAATTCTTTTGAAAGAAAACTGCTTGAACACTCGGGGTGTCATATTTCTTTTCAAACCAAGCACAATTCTGCAAATGACCAAGAAATTCTTTGAAGAATACGTTCTTTGCTTGATTTTCGTTTCTTGCAACGTTGATGAAATATATGGGAGATCCCGGTGAAAGACCATAATATGACTGTGGGCTATACATGCACAAGCAACGATATATTCCATAAAGGTGTATAATACTAGAGATGAAGTCTTTACCACTATTTTCAGGATATAATCCATTAGCGCAATAATTGTGATATGGATGGTCGCAGATTATATCATAGACCAATTCTGTTTTTCTAGGTTGGATGGATTCTAGACTAACCCAATGTATATTCGCAATGTGTTTATGTCGAGCTTCTGCAATTTCTGTCGGATTAATCGTCGGCGACAAAAATGTTCGCGGTGCCGCCATATAATCTCCAATAGACATCTTAGATATCGGAATTTTTCCCTTTCCTACAACATCTATGTTATGTTCATCTGTTGCATCGAGATACATCCCATTAGAAAACGTGTATCTCTTTGTTTTTTGTAATCCTCTGGCAACGCACAACCCCTTATTCCAAATTTCTTTATTATTTTCATCTCTGCTCTGGACAATAACCATTTGCCCGCACAACGATGACATTTTTCTAGGGCCACCATTTGTCCAAATTATTGTTTCTCCAGAAAGACAACCTTTTCCTAATAATAACAAAGCCTCACGCACTTCAGGTTTTGTAACTTCTACAGCAATTTCCATAATTTTAGGACGACAACCGCGACCAGTTCTAGGATTGAATTTACAATTTAGATATTCTTTACTCTCTATAAATTCTACGATGTCTACAGGCTGTGTTTCCCAAATATCTTCTGGCGATGTCCCTATAGAGTGCGCCAAATATTTGAATGGATCAGCAACAAATTGATTTTCGTGTCCTCTTGAAATCTTGCGTGATTGTGCTGGCATTAGAACTTACCAAATGTCACGATATTGTTTAAGAACAAACGATAAACAAACGATCCCTTCATACCCAATAATTCTTTGTCGATCTGCACACGCAAATCAGCAAATGGTACAGAAATCAATTTCATTCTATATATTCTCAACTTTTTACTACGCAGCGATTCATCTACTTCATTAGAAGACATATACTTGAAATATAATCTGAGATATTTTCTAAGTTTTGACATCTTCATGTGACACTTCTATCACTTTGCCAACGCCAGAAGTAGTTTTGACACTAGCTTCCATAAGTCCTCTGCGTATTGCAGATTGGACTTCTGTATCCTTAACATGTAATCCTATCAGCTCAACTATAGTTCTAAGAATAATCTTGAATCCGTCAGGCGTCAAGAAAAAGTCTGATTTTCTTTCGACTTTATCTATTCTCTCTATTGACTTGCCTATTGAGTCAACCAATCTGGATATTCTATCTATTACCTGCCCATCAGTAAGTGAAGTTTCATTATCCACAATTTCTTTGATCAGAAAGAATTTCTCACCATTTCCCAAATGCTCTGCGGATAACGTCTCTTCTATGGCCTTAAGAAGTTTGTTGGGATTCTTTACTGGCTTATGCCTACTGAACCTATCTATGTATTGCGTAAGCATAACGCGCAGTGTGGCTAATTCTTTCTTGTGATCCAAAATATCTGGATCATTAATGAAAACAGTTAACACATCTGCCAATTGTTCGGTATACACACCCTTATACTTATCTAAGGCGGATGCAGTCCCGCTAACTAAGGCTCTCGTATTTGCTCCACCATGGAATCTACAATATAAACTTCCATCAGATGCTGCTCTTTTACATCTAACTTTAGGCAGATCATATAACTTTTTATTCTCTTCGTCTCGCTGATGCTTCATCCTAAAGCATCGCAACTTGCCACCCTTTACTCTATGTTCAATGGGAATATCTTCACCAGACATCCCTATAAGATGCCCGTGTTCTTTATAAAGTTGGCGTCTTGCCTTCTTTTCTTTTGCAAAGTCTCTGGTCATGTTTCTTTCCGTCTAATAGAAAGAATAACCAGCTGGAACAATCTAATTAGTTCTTAGTTAACCATTCAAATATGGCTCTTATAACAGCCATCAATGTAACCGCTGATATTCCACTTCCCGCCACTACAGCGGCAGTTCTTTTCCTACTTGGTTTTCTGCCGCGCAGCCATTCTATATCCCCCTCCATTTTCAAAATCTTTTTAGAAATACAGATATCGTTAACTTCCATTTTCTCAATTTGTCCACTCATAGAATCTATTTGTCCACGCATATTATCTATAGAAGTCTTATGTCCCTCTAACATCTGCCTTATACCGACCACCCTACCCAAGGGATCGCCAACAATCGCTTCCTTTAATACGTTTAACGAATCATCTATACTATCAAACCGTCTATCGCCGGATTGCTTATGTTCGCGACATTCTTTTATAGATACTGGGCGATCATCAGACATTAGGTGTTCTTATCTATGTGTTCGTACCATTCTAATCTAACATTCGTCAAATTTGAATTTGTTCCTGAAGTTAGTCTAAGCAAGTACTTTGTATTTCTCTTCAAGATCAATTCTTCATCATTTCTAACTATCGAAGCTGATCTGGCTTGCGCTGATGCACCACCGCCCTTATAAGTATGGATCAACCTTCCATCTGTTGAACCGCCAGTTATTCCCTTGTGAATAGTGACTGTCGCAGCAGTCGAACTATTCCTATTATTATTTCCAACAGTTTGTAAAGTAGTTCCAACTCTATCTGAATCTTCATATAAATCAAATTGCGTTATAGCCGAACCATCTAAATCAAACAACATATGAGCATATTTGGTTGAATTCGGTGTAGTGATCAAATAAACCTGAGCTTCTGAACTATTCAGTGCTACTGAATCGGTATAAATGAAGTGAGATCCTGCATGGATCTCATGATGCGCGTAATCTATTATCTGAAGTGTATTCGTAGTCTTATCAACGCCAGAAATCCCATTAACCCATTTAATCCCACCAATAATCAGTGGTTTTATGAGTCTTTCTATAGCTGTTGATATCACCATTAATCTCCCATGTAATCATTGGCACCGAGGTATGAATTGGGACTAAAAGCGAAATATGCAGCCGCGCCAGCCATATCGCTTCTTCTTGCCCAACGAATAATGGTATCATTTCCTACAGTGTGCGTTCTGCGAACCGCCCATTCTGAAGTTGCTCTACTGGTCCCAACGTCTGCAAAGAATTCATAAACATAATCAACACCGCTGATTGTAACTTCAACAGTGACTTTATCAATAATGTCAGCAAACTGATTACCAACACTATTGAAAATCTTAGGCTTTGACATTGTCTTATCCTTTTACAGAAAAATCTGTCATGCTCTGATTATTTGATAACTTTCTGATCTTCAGCACCAACAACTTTCTTTGCTGCTTCTATTCTATCCTGTGTTGGAATTTCGTATTCTTTGCGCTGTCTGAATTCTTCTTGCTTGCCTCTGTTCCAGAATTTGGTCGGACGAAAATATCCAACAACTCTACTAAACACTTCGCATTCTCTTCCGCACTTAGCCATTAGAGTAATCCTTGTCTTTGGAATCTCATTAGCTTTTCTCTGAGGGTTGTTCTTGCCATGTTCAAACATGCCGCTAAATCTGAAATGCTTACCGTATCGCCATGTTTCTTATATAACTGTAGAACTAACTCATCTATTCTTTTGCGGGCAACGTTTACCTTATGAATTCGTTCCAGTCTTTCTATCGGCGTCTCTGCATCGGCTAATCCCGTAACGGTTCTTGAAAATCCATAATTCGTATTTAATGTTTTCTTTCTAAGACCAGAACCCAACTTATTTATGACTTCAAGTTGTTTCGTGATCTCTCCACTCAATTCTTTGAATATTTCTGAAGTTAAACTTTCAGCGCTTATTTCAGGAACAGATTGACTTTGCTTGCTTGAGGGATCTGACATAGTGTCTTTCGAACGGCTCTTCATCACCCTGCCTCAGTAATATGCCGCCAAACTGCGGATTATGATTTTTCCCGGCGGTTCTGGAAACAAACGGCGTTTTCATCTGCCAGCCGGGTGTCACTATAGATAACCCAGTGATTGTATTTGTCGGAATACCAACTGAAATATATCTATGTCTGTGACTTCTAACTACAACATCAGAACGCTTTTCTCCCCATCTCATCTGATTAGCCCAGACTTCCGTTATTTCACCCATCGGTCCAGATGATTCATAAGCCTGCCTTGATGTTGTTCCAATATGATGTGCTATGTTCACATTCCACCTGCCAACATCAATGAAAATCATCTGTGGTACTTCATCGCCATCATATTTGTCAGCCTTCAAACAATCTGCAATCATTCTGGCTATTTCAGCAGACTGCCCGTCATGTACTTCTGTGCCGGCAGTCATCAAGAACTTGTTTACTTTCTTGTTATGCCTAATCGGCTCTAGAATCTCAATCGCTGTATTTTTGTGATCATTCAAGTCATGACTGAATTGTGTTATGGAATTGTGATGTCTGTTATCTACAACATCACCATTTACCACAATGGAATAACCCTCACCCTTAGTCACATCTGGAACCCATTCATTCCAGAACTCTTCCCAATACTGATACAATAATAACTGAAATCTATTAGGCATGTATTTTCCACCACCGACCAATGTAATTCCATTTTTAGGACACATGCCGAATTTGCATCCGCCGTGTAAATCGCTAATGATAATGAGATTATTTGTCTTCTGCGTTTTCATAACCTTCTCCTAGGACAACAGTTATATCAATCTGTAGCGCATCTAGAGATAAAAAGTTATTGAACGCTGTAACAAATGCGTTTTAGCCGCTCTAACACCACGCCCCACCCCGGCACATAGGCCAGCCCGCCTATTTGCGTCTAGACAGCCCCAAAAACGTTCTAGAAGCCGTTCCCGCCGTTGGCTGGTGCGCCACCTAGCCAACGGCACAGCAAAAACCACCTAAGCTATGATCTTATCGCCCTTTGCTTCCATTATCGGCATGACTCTATCTGAATTAACCCAAAACGCGCCATTCCTTCCATCCTTGAGCTTCAGCATAATGCCGCTTGGTGAAATATCAACTATCTTGACTCTTACTGGCTTCTTTTCATCGCACAGTCTGACGATGTAAGATTTGCCGCGTTTGATCTCAATAGTCTTCTCTTCAATCTTCACATCTGTACCGTTCTGCTTCTCTTCCATCTTCTCTTCCATCTTCTCTTCCATTTTGATTCACTTTCTTGTTCGATTTTCCAATAGCTAATACTTGTTATATTCCGGCTGCCATTACGGTAACGGCGACGGCTTCGGTTATATAGGCCGCCCCCTTAGGGGCGGCCATAACCGTATGTCGGCGCGGACGTTTTTTGAGAGAAATTGAACATTTTCCATCTTTCCTTTCCACTGAATCTCCAATCCGATGTACGATTTGCCAGCCGGTGACTAATATCTATTACATAGAAGTCTAGAATAGGTGGTAGCCCTTTAAGGGGCTACCACCTAACGGCCACAGCATTTGACTAGCCGGCGATGATCTTTTTCTTCTTTTTCTTGAGGATCTTGATGCCTTCGGCAGGCTTGATCACAGCTTCTGCTTTCGGCATATAAGTGTCCTCTTTCTTCACGAAATACTCAGCAGGAATGCTGAATGTCCACACATCGCCATCCTTTGTGAGAGGACAAACGATGCGTTCACCAATCTTCTTCGCGTCACGGAAGTAACCGCGAAGATAGATTTCATTGTTCCAGAAGAAAGAACCAAGCCACAAAGCAATCTGCCGAGCCTTTGTAACTTTGGTCTTCCACATGCCTTCGGGATTAACAGAAATGGCGAACTTGGTCTTATCTTCATCATCCGTCAAGATGTCAAAACAGACCGGTTCGCCCTTTTTGAAACCCATCTTACGAACAGCGTGATTGTTAATCGCACTGTTGCTTTTCCCGGTGTTCAGAATGAGTGCCGGGAAGTCAACAGCACCACCAAATGAGTTCCGAGGGACCTTATCGAGCTTCACAAAAGCCATGTTTTTTCTCCTGTTTTATGTTCTAGTTTTGCTCAAAACCGTCTTCTTTTTGATCAACTTTTTCTGTTTTCTCTTCGTTTTTTACCTCTTCTTTCGTCGTTTCTTCTGCGATTTCTTCGTCTTTCACAAGCATCGGCTTAGGCATCAAACGTGCTCGGTTGATGCCATTTGTCCCCTTTGACTTGCCATATTGTGAAAGACTTTGAATGAATTGTTCCTTGTCAAAACTCTTGTGATTTCCAATTGTGACAATGTCATGATTATCTCTGACCGCCACGGCTAACGTAGCAAGTAGACCAATCATCTCATCGCGGCTCATAAACCGGACAGCAACTGGAACTTCAACCGAGTTGACAAGAATTTCCTGATTACCATCGATCGTCTTAACGAGCATTTTGATAAAACTCCACTTGTGATTTTATGAGTTCTGTAATGCTTCTCTGTTGCGTGTGAATGGATTTCCATGTCGGACAGCATTCCAATTTTAATGGATCATACGGTGGGAGCTCCTTATATTGTGGGTTTGCTTGTTTATTTGTGACCAGTTCGACTATCTTCAGGAGATCATCTAAAGAGATACTTTGTCCAGTGACATTGGAAATTGTTGATGTCTTACTATCTATCTTTTCAACAATGGCGTCTACGATTTTCAGCACATCAACAAATTCTCTAATCGGCGAGCGTCCGCGTTTTCTGTAGATCGTCAAGGGTTCTCCATACAGAACATGTCTAATCATCCGCGGAATGATGTGAGTCTCGTTGATGTGCGCTTCGCCATACTGCCCACTTGCGCCAGTAACATTGAAAAATCTCAAAATATTGTATTTCGTAGAATACCTCTTAACTAGAAGTTCCTGCATCAATTTGGTCATACCATAGTGGTTTATAGGCTCTAAACGACTTTCTTCCGTTATCATATCTTTTTTATTGCCATAAACTGAACAAGAAGAGGCTAAAATAACCGGGCAACGGTAACGGGCAAGCAACCGCCGCAGTTCAATTACATTGTTTTCGAAGTATTCATACGGCTTTTCTTCGCCTTCCGAAACGTATGCGTATGATCCTAAGTGAATAATTAGATCCGGTTGATTGTGGATATCAAGCGAATATGGAATGGTTGGATTCAAATTATAATGCCGTCCGCCGGTGTCGAAGAGCATTAGCTGGTGATTCTTCAATCTTTCGCAGAGGAACTGTCCGATGTAGCCCTTGTGTCCGATGATAAGAATTTTCATTTTAGGAACCTTTTGTGTTGTGCATTGTGCATTGTACAAAGGTAATAACACTGCAAAAAGCCATGTTTGCCGCATAACTGCAAAAAAAACATGCCGTATTGTGCCGTGCCGTATTGCCGCAAAACTGTGTATTGTTTCGTTTTTATGAAATCTGTTCTATAGAATTTGGATCTTGAGTCTGTAAATGGAATCAAGTGATCAAAGATTCAGCAGTCTATGAATCATTCATCTGTAGAATCTTAGATTCAATAGTTTGTTCAGTTCTTATGAGGCGGGTGTGCCCCCCCAACAAAAAGTTGCTATTTGAAAATAAAAGAATTCAAATTATTCTCCATATATACCCCAGGTAAGGGGCATGGTTGTAGGTTATATGGATATTCAAAATTTCCGGACGTCTTTTTGGAAATCTGGATTTGCAGTGCCACATTGTACCGCGCCGTATTGTACAAAGTAATTCGTAACCGATTTGTGTATAAACGAAATCGGCTTGAAAATTTGTCATATAATCCGGGAGGAATTGTGTATAAACGAAATCGGCTTGAAAATTTGTTATATAACTTTGGTATCGTACAAAGTAATTCGTAACCGATTTGTGTATAAACAAATTTAAGCCGAATTTTTGTTATATGTTTGTGGGGGAATATCACACGCCGGCCAAAGGCTCCCCCCGCCACAAGGGCGGGGGGGCATCGCATTAGGCCATACGGCCAGCAGCAAATTCGCCGGGGGCGAGGCGAACTTCGACGTTAGCCCGCGCGTTGATAGCGCGGGCGTAACGGCGGGTTTCGCCGCTCGCAATGCGAGCGGCGAGCCGCGCAGCGCGGCTAGGCTTGCTGGGACGGGGGGTACTCATACTTTGTCTTTCGGTTGAGGGGTTGTGGGATTATGGGGCGGGGTTACATGTCCGCCACTTCGACCGCCATTACGGCAGCCTTGGCGGCGGCGGCGGCCATATCTTCATTGCCGCCGTCAATGGCATCGGCGGCGGCGGCGAGCAAGGCCGCCGTAGCCCTGAAGGCTTGCCACTGGAAAAGCGTCCCCCGTTCTTCTAATGTCTTGAAGTAGGCGGCGGCGGCAGCGTAGGCGGCGGCGGCGCCGAATTCGGCGCGCAGTGTTTCATCCAGCATGGCCAGTAACAATTTGCGATACATGACGATTCCTTTCGGTTTTGGGATTAGGGGGAATGTGGGACCGGGCGGCAATGCCGCCCGGTCCCGTTGCGTTACTTAAGGTCCGGGTTCGCCGCCGCCCATTCGGCGGTGGCTTTGAGCATGGCCACCGCCACGGCGGCGGCATCAATCGCCGCCGTCAGTGGCATTGGACGGACCCGCGCCGCTACTTCCGCCACAAGGGTGGCGGCGGCGGTGGCGTCTTCGTTGCGCATGGTACGCAACGCGGCAAGGCCAATGCCTTCCAACCCTTCACGGGTAGCGGCATCGCCTGCGGCGATAGCGTACAGGCCCGATACCTTGCCGGACTCACTGTAGGCGCTTGGAGAAGCGCCGGGAGCGGCCTTTCCAGTGGCAGCTCGCGCCGTCCACACTTCTTGCCATGCATGGCGAGCGAGGCAAGCGCCCTTGAGCGGGGAGCCCTCGACACTCACCGCTACCTTCAAGGCGGCCGCCGGGAAAGCGGCGGCGGCGGCGAAGTGCAGGAACCCCGCCGCCGCGTTTGCGGGGCGAGCGGCGAGGGTGGCAATTGCCAACACTTTGGCATCAGTGTTGGCGGCGGGCACCGTGGGCGGCACCGTGGGCGGCACCGTGGGCGGCACCGTGGGCGGCACCGTGGGCGGCACCGTGGGCGGCACCGCCGCCTTGCTTTGCTTGTTTTGCTTCTTACTGTTCATGGTACTGTTCCTTTCGGTATGGCGGCATTCAATCCACCTAACATTACCGCCATATCGCTAGGTGGGGCTAGGCGGCACTTGCAGCCTAGCCTATTGCTTTCCCGCGCCTTATGGTGGGGGTCCGTGGGTCAGCTGCTATCAAAGAACGCCGGATATTCTGCAATATCCGCCACTAAGATACTGGAATAGTAGGGAAGCGCAAATCGCTTTTTGCGAAATAAAATAAATTCTTTTTCGCTTGACAAGTGAGGAATTGCGAATTCGCCAGTAAACAGTAGGGTTTTTGAGCGATTTTGCCCCTTTTTGGCGGCGAAATTGGCGGCGAAATTCCTGCTTTTTGCCGCTTTTCGGCGGTGCATCTTTTTGGACAAATGGCGGCGGCGGCGAATTGCCGCCACCATTGCCGCCACCATTGCCGCCACCATTGCCGCCATTTCGTATCGTTGCCGCCACCATTGCCGCCACCATTGCCGCCATTTCGTATCGTTGCCGCCACCATTACAAGGTGAGAAAAAAGAAATTGTTGCAAGGTGAGAATTGGCATGGCGTATGCAATGCATGAAACATGCCAATTCGGCAACGTAGCAGGAAACATGCCAATTCGGCAACGTAGCAGGAAACATGCCAATTCGGCAACGTAGCAGGAAACATGCCAATTCGGCAACGTAGCAGGAAACATGCCAATTCGGCAACGTAGCAGGAAACATGCCATGTTTACGTATAATCGCAAATCGCAATTTGAAATCGCAAATCGCAATAATTTCGCATTGTAGTTTGTGGCGCAAAGCGCTTTGCTCAATATATATACTTAGGTTCCGCAGTCCGTTATCTGGATCTGATTCACGGTCTTTATTCTGAGATCTAGAATCGTTTTTAGTGCTCGCAACTCTGGATCCCGCTCCCGGGTCGCCCCATCTACCAGATCCCGATTCAATATATATAGTCCGGGATTCCCGAATCCGGTGGCCCGGCCAGATCGGGATTCCATATTATATATAGAGAATCAATATATATAGATTTGGAATTTTCTAAATCCCGGAGCCGCGGACGAGTCTGGAATCAGTATTATATATTGCGGTTTGCAATGCCGCATTGCACATTGCGATTGTAAATCGTAAATCGCAATGTCACATACAAAAAGAAAAACCGCAATCGGTTTTTGCCGATTGCGGTTTGCGATTAGAATCGCACAATCACCGCCGCGATTTCGCGCTCCAATTCGCGAACATATGCGCAACGTTGAAACGCCATTGCATCGCACGCATACCCATATGCGCGTTCCGTCAATCCGCGTGTATTGATTGCGGATTCGAAATTCGCAACCTCCATCACATTGTGGAGTTTCTCCACAATGAGCATTGCACGATCATACACGAATTGGCGATATGCCAATTCGAATAGCTTAGGATGCATGTTTTTGTAAACGCGAAATGAGAATTCGCCAGCATCCATTGCATATTGCAATGTATAGCTAGGATGCTCAAATTCACGGCATGGCATTTCTTTCACGTCACGAAACACAATTCGCCGCTTTTTGCTTCCCATTGCTTTGCCCTTTCGGTTATGGCGGTGTGATTGCCGCCTACGCATACCATAGCCACACAATAGCGCAGTACAAGCAATTACCATTATTTACTTTGTGCCATATTGCAATGCCAAATGCTGAATCTGTAAACCGCAACTGCTAACAGATCCGGAATCGGTATTGCGCTGGCTGACTCAGGATCGCGATCCTGAATCCCAAGTAAGATCCCAGATTGGTTTAGCGTTTACTGATTCGCGATCGTAACCCGTCCCATTCGGCCTGCGCACCAGTCCCCCAGTCCAACGGAGGATCCCGAATCAATATTATAAGTCGGTAAGGATCTGGATTTGGTATTTACTGATCTGGAATTTTCTAGGTTCCGGAGCCGCAGACGGGTCTGGAATCCATATTATATATTGCGGTTTACAATGCGGCATTGTACATTGCGATTGTAAATCGTGAATCGCAGTGTCGTATATAAAAAGAAAAACCGGAATCGGTTTTTGCCGATTGCGGTTTGTGATTACATTGCTTCCAGTTCAATACAAATCGGCAACCCCTCATCGTGCAACCTAATCACGAGACGAAAATCGGTTTTGCACGCATTAAGACTCGGCAACGTAGTGATTTCCCATCCCGGATGGGAAATCAACAATCGCAATTGCAAATTGCGAACCAATTCCCGCGGTTCCTTGTGGCCGTACTTATTGCAAAACCGCGCCGCGTTTTGCAATACGGTTTCGACTTCCGGCCCGACAACCAGAAGCGAGGTGATATGCTCATAACCCATGTAGTTTTCTCCCCACACCTCGATTTCCATACTTCGCTTGTTTCGCTTCATGTTTCGTATCCCTTTCGGTTGTGGCGGCGTTATTGCCATCTAAGCATACCATAGCCTTGCCGTAGTGTAGCGCAAGCGAATTTGACCATTTACTTTGTAGTAAATCGTAAATTGCAATACGGCATTGTAAATTGCAATACGGCATTGTAATCCGTAATCCATAATCCATAATCTCAATACGATCCCGAATCGGTTTTAGACTAACCGATTCCCGATCAATAAGTGCGATCCCGAATCGGTTTTAGGCTAACCGATTCATGATCGTATCCGGTCCTATTCGGCCTACTCCCCGGTCTGGTAGAGGATCCGGATTCGGCATTATGGCTCCGGAATTTTCTAAGCTCCGGAGCCGCAGACGGGTCTGGAATCCATATTATATATTGCGGTTTACAATGCGGCATTGTACATTGCGATTGTAAATCGTGAATCGCAGTGTCACATACAAAAAGAAAAACCGGAATGGCAACTTGCCATTCCGGTTTTTTATTACCTTACGCAAATCTGATTGTCGTCTAGGTATACGACAATTTCAATATCAGATTCTATGTCGCCAACGTATACCGGTTCCGGCGCGTTATGCCGTATTGCGAATTGCAATAGCATAGCGGCAAAACATTGCATATCGTGAACTACTCTTTCAGATTGCGAAAAACGTGCACGATTGTCAAATGTCCATCGTGCACATTCTTCTTCAATCGCCTCAGCAAATGTTTCGCCGTCAAGTGTCACATTGAAGATTAGAATTTGCTCTTGCTCTTCACAAACCCGCACCTTGCAAGCCGTTCCCATGTTACGATTCCTTATTTGTGATTTGTGATTCCATAAGCATATTGCACATTTGCATAATAGCTTCCATTGCCGTATTGTAGTATCGGCAGAATTTATCGTGATCTACGTTTCCCGGTAGCCCCAAGGCATCCGGCCCATTAGTGTCATTTACGACACTAATAGTTTTATTGCAAGTTACGATACACGATTCGTTGTTGGTATCGTCAATGTAAAATTCGGCTATGGTATTGAACATTGCTATTTACTCTTTGGCTTCGTCAATCATATCACGCATGGCGGCCAATGCGCCAAGCGCGATTGACAATTGCGTACCGAATTCCTCGCGATTCACGCTTGCCGGCAATCCTGCAATGCGAAATCCGGGACAACAAAACATAACCGTGATTTGCGATTCACGGTCAAACGACACCGTAGCGGTGTCGTCCTCGATTTCGTTGACCTCATACTTGTGCTGCTCAAACATAGTGTGCCCCTTTCGGTTAGGTACTATACCATAGCTTCGCCGTAGTGTAGCGCAAGCAATCCCAGCAATGTATTTTGTGGCGTATTACAATACCAAATACTGAATCTGTAATCTGTAACCCGCTACCATCTGCTGATCTATAATCGTAACTTAATCTACTGAATCACGATCGCAGTGGGGGATCGTGATTCAACAGTTACTCTTATGATTCCTGATCGTGAGTCGCACCCGTACCGTCCAAGGCACTCCCCCTGTATTCACACCCTGATCCTCTTTCTATAACTATAATCTTAGATCACAACACTAAATGGTGGTTTGCGCTCACTGATCAATTATTGGCTCCCACTCCCTAATCGTTGATCTATATATATACGATCAAGATTCACCGTTCAATATCATATATAATGATCTTCTTCCATTCTGGATCGTATTTCTGTATTCGCCATCCGCCTCATGCCCCAAAAAGAAGTGGCGCGGGTACCCGCGCCACTACCGTTTACCGGCAGTTTTGCTGCTCGCAGTAAGCCGTCCCGCGATGCTCCCACTCGCTCGACTTCTGGAACCGCACCTTGCCGTGCGGCTTACGGAATCCGCTACCGTTCGCGTGGCACCGGATAGCGGCGATTCGCGGCATGTTGGCCGGGGCGATATCGTGGCCGGTCGCTTCCGTCTGTTCCAGGCACACTTCCCGGAGGTCAAACGGCCTGCCATCCACGAACACCAGCTTGGGCTTCCAGCCGGTAATGAATCCGGTGGCTTGCAGTGCCATCAGTGCCCCGGCATCCTTGTAAACCTTTACGTGCTGACCGAGTTCCATGTGAGTCTCTCCTTTTGGGTTGGTGCGGCGTTTTTGCCGCTACCAGTACAATAGCCCTAGCCAGCATTGGAACAAGTGGGTAGAAGTTTTTGTTTTTGTCTTGTTTTCTTGGAGAGTCGCGGCCTCCCCGCCCCGATCCCGATTCATATCTTATTATCTTGATAACTCCCCTTGCCCCTCCGCCCCGATCCCGATTCATGTAATCTGAATACGATCGTTGGATATCCAAGGAATCTCAATACGAATCTTCAATAGATCGCAATATATAGGGATGATCGCGAATCCACGCAATATATGGCGAATCCGCAATATAGATCCGCTCACAATATAAAAGAAAATGGCGGAGGTCACTCGCTGACACAGCGCGACCTCCGCCACCAACCGAAAGGAGTCCGAACATGAGCATGGATATGGAGAGGACGTATTAGGCCCTCCCCATATAAGAACTAACAAAACAGAATGGCTACCGGCATGTTTTCCGTGAGGTTTGTACCTCCGGTCATGACCACGTTACGCGGCATTGTGATTTCCACGATGACCTTGTGCGTGGCCACCATGTATCCATTCTGTGAAGGCATCAGCTTGCCTACGAATCTCAGGCTGTTGTGGTCCAGCCGAACGTCCACGGTCTTGTTGATAAATGATAGCAGACTCATGTGAACCTCTACTTGAAGTTGGCGATCTTGCGCCAGGCATTCGGGCCGAGGCCGTTGATAAGCTCCTGGAACAGCCACAAGCCGTTGACCAGAGCGTAGCAGTGGCCGGTGTCCGTGAACACCCAGTAGACCTTGTTCTCGAACACCCGGCCAATCTCGTCGTAGAGTCCCTCGTCTTTGGTAAGCCGAACGTCAGCCCGCTTGGCCTTTTTCAGCGTCAGGCTAACCTGGACCTTTTCTGCAGCCCTGATTGCATCGGCTGCCCACTGTGGGATTTCCATGTTACTGCCCTTTCGGTTGAGCATAGGCGCGGCACCATTGCCTTGCCTGCCCTTATTATAGGCCGCCACGCTTATCATGCAAGCGGCCAGATAAACTCTTTATTGTCTGGTTTTTCTGGTAGATCCGGCCTATTATCTGCCGTTGTGGCCAGTGTACCCTATAAGATTACCCTGTAGGACGCATTTTAGAGCCCTCTAGATGTACCCTGTTTGCTGGCCTAGCCTACCATGGGCAACTAGTTTTGTGTGCTCAAAACACGGTCACAACGCATCCGCGGCCGGCGCAGGATCCAGATTCACCGTCCATTTCCTCAACAAATAAAAAGGCCCGGAGTGAATCCGGGCCGGTTGTCAGACGTGCATGACCTGTCGCATATGGCCGTACAATCCGGTCAGGCCACAGTAGACCTCGCTGACGTCGCCGTTTGCCAGTGCCGTTTTCGCGTATTCCAGGAACGGCTTGCACCCGTCGTCCCTGAGCTGCGTCGCCAGAAGCTCGGCGTTGGCGACGTCCTTCTGGGCCTCCGAAATCGTGGGCGGGGTGATGTCAACCTTGTACGTTGCGAATTCCATGGTCAGTCCTCCTTGTTGCTGGGGCCGGGCCGCTTGATTCCGGCGGCATCATCGTCCTTGTCAATCATGCCGGCCCAGATTACGCCGCCGCCCCAGATCAGAGCGCACAGGATTAGCAAGCAGTACCACAGAGAAGACATACAGACCTCCATCGGTTGTTTGGGTAAGGCGTTTTGCCTTACCTGCCACTACTATAGGTGCGGCCAGTATTGGAACAAGTGGTTTGAATAAATCTGTTTGTCTTTATTATCGGTGTCCGGACCTCCGTCCCGATCCAGATTCACATTCTAGTATCGTATCCGGAGGCTCCGCTAGGATCGTGAATTGGGGTCCCCGAATGATCCGGATTCAACCATACCGAAATAGGATCTTGATATTATAAGACGATTCCCGATCTTACTTCTATGTCGCGCATATATATTCAAGATCGTGAAATATATAACTGATTCTAACTCTCTAGGATGCATCAGATCTTTGATCTGACAATCCTAGAAAGAAAAAGAAAAAATCTATAAAGCTACATTGTAACTTTGCACCATACTATTATTTCACTATTTACAAATCACAATATCACATTTTACATTTTATTTTGCGGCAACTGGCAATACCACTATTTACAATACAGACTCCATATCTAGAAACCAGAACATCTTCCCAGATCTCTTTTGTATAGCCCCCATTATATATGGCACACATACCCAACATATGGATTCATGATATCCGTATTCTAGAATCATCTTTACTTTGTGCAACTGGCAATACGGCATTGTAGCAATCGGCAACTGGCATTGCGGCAAACTGCAATCGGCAACGCTACTTTGTGCAACTTTTTCTGTAAAACAGACTCTAGATATCTGTGAAACCGAAACGGTATCTTTTTATGTAAACACGGGCGGGGCAATATGTTACGTCACAGAAAGAGTCGTTTTCTATGACCAGATCCGGTCAAATTTGTGTATAAAAACGGTCTCAGATCTTTCAAAAACATGATCATGAATCCGTATTTGAAGTGGAATTCCTCTCCCATCCTAAATATTTCGGTAAACTTTTCTCACGATTCCGGTAATTTTTCTCACGATTTCGGTAACTTTTTACAGATCCCCATCATTTTTTGTAATTTCTTTACAGATCTACAATCCCTTTGAAACTTCTTTACAATCCGACAAGATTACCGAAAGATCAGAGGTACTGTTACCCTATACCATACGCTCTCTCATCATATCATATCATCATATAGAAGTAGATATATGAGAGCCTATCTCTTTTGCTTTGTTTTTGTTGAGAGCCTCCCACCTCTTCCATATAGATAATCAGCAGAAACTAATTTGATTCTCTGATTTTTATAGGGCGGCCCGCCACTTCAGGAATCTAACAAAGAACATCCACATGCTGAACAAATCATTTCCTCAATATGATCATCAGAAGCGAATATAGGGTGAATCTCATTTCCTTCTGAATCAACATCTTCATCCTCACTGATCTCCCACTTTTGCATAGCGCAATCAACACAATAGATGTCAGCATCTCCGGAATAACCAAGAATAGTCCATGCTTTCATTAGACATCTTTCTGAATTTCTTGCGCGAGATCGTTGATTGTTACATTAGCTTGATTTGCTATAATGGCGAGCTCCTGCATCGCCGAAATGTACTTATCTAGCGGCAGTTCAAAGAAACGCACCCGTACAGCATAGAACAGACAAAGGAGTTCTTCAGACATAGGATTTCTCAGAACTGTTAATCTGTTCTTCTCCACCGAAAATGCTTTGACCGCAAACCTGGCTTTCGCCGAAAACATGAACATTCCCAAAGATTCGAGCATATCCGTAGACATGAGCGTTATCGTGGATGTGAGCATTTCCAGAAACATTCGCATTTTCAGAGATGCGAGCTTCCTCGTAGACCCAAGCATTACCGAAAATGCGAGCTTCGTTGAAAACCTGAGCGTAGCCCATGACGCAAGCCTTATCATTGATAAGAGTTGCATCATAGACACGCGCATAACCGAAGACACGAGCGTGACCGAAGACACGGACATAATCATAAACGCGAGCGTGACCAAAGATTGCGGCTTGCTCAGAGATGCAAGCAGCATCTTGGACTATGGCATATTCATAGATGCGAGCGTTTCCGTAGATCTGAGCGTCGTTCATGACCCGAGCTTCTCCATAGACCTGAGCATTTTCGCGAACCCAGCAGTCGCCGTATTGACTAAGATTCCGTTCCGATTCGATCCACCCGCCGAGATCGCCAGCCTTGACGTCATCGAAATTATGCAACGCACGGATGCGGCGAAGCTTCGGAAAATCTGGGTGGGTTTCGTGAAGGATTTCGTACTTCATTTTTGATTACCTTTCTGCTGAAGCTCTTGCTGAAGTTCTCGTTTCATATCTCGAAGACGCTGCATACCGTCTTTGTCATCTTCATGAGAAGCGGCGCAAACTCGGTTTTTGGCAATCAAGTAAAACCAAGAATCTCCGCCACCAATCATCTTTGTGATTTTGATGTCTTCCATTGATTACCTCACTCGATGATGGTGGTAACTTCGGGGATGCTTGCCGTGGTGTGAAGCAGATACCACTTGCCATTGTCAAACATGGCGTACACGGGAAGTTCTTCAACAAGGTTGAACTCGTAGAACATGGCGCTCATGGTTGGCTTGATGTCGCTGGTTGCTGCGATGAGTTCTCGAATAGTGGCCGGATCATCCGCTGGCATACAATCCACAATGTCCGGGATAAGGTAGTGATACTGCTCGTGCTTCTGCAGCTTGTTCTTTGCCCATTTGATTACGTTCATTGTGAACTCCTTGTTTGTGTTGTGTAGCCTTTGTGCTACTGCCCTTATTATAGCTGTTCTTGGCCTTCTTGCAAACTACCGGATAAAGTCTTTGTTGTCTTGTTTCTACGGAAGAATCAGCCAATTTGTGTATGACCAGAATGTTCTTGCAATTTACTGATCAGTCTGTAGATCTTTCAACTAAAATGCGTTACGTTTGCTTGCTCTATTGGAGCCAGAGTTTAGTGGCCAATATAATCTAGTTGCGAGGAATCATTTAGATTAATCCTTTACACTAAGATTTCCGGAGACCTGAGCGTTGCCGCAGACCTGAGCGTTGCCGCAGACCCGAGCGTTTTCGTGGACACGAGCGTTGTCGAAGACCCAAGCGTTTCCGTAGACCCAAGCGTTTTCGCAGACATGAGCGTTTCCAGAGACCAGAGCGTTGCCGAAGACCCAAGCGTTTTCGCAGACACGAGCGTTTTCGCAGACACGAGCGTTGCCGAAGACCCAAGCGTTTCCGTAGACCCAAGCGCTGCCGGAGACCTGAGCGTCGTCGAAGACCTGAGCGTTTCCGTAGACCTGAGCGTCTCCGTAGACCCAGCAGTCTCCGTACCGGCTAAGATTCCGTTCCGATTCGATCCAGCCACCGAGGTCGCCGGCCTTGACGTTACCGAAATCCTGCAACGCACGGATACGGTGAAGCTTCGGGTTGTCCGGGTGGACTTCGGTAGTGATTTCGTACTTCATTTCAGTTTACCTTTCCGGCTTGGTTTGCCTAACCGTATTATAGCCTGTCGGCATTATCCTACAAGCTACTGGAAAATGTAATTTGTTTCTAATCTGTTGGATTGTTGCAGACCGTTCTAGACGCGTTTAGGCTGTTACTGGCGTACCAGTGTACCCGCCGCCCACTGAAGCTGTCTAGAGTGGTCTATAGCGTGTCTATTGGCATATCATATAGGGCTAGGCTATTGGCGGCACAGCCTACTGTCTTATAATCGTATTATCGCAAATGGTTGAGTCATCCTTAATTCTAGCAGTTCCACAGACTATTGCATTTTCATGTATTCTAACGTATCCACCGATAATGACTTGTTCGTAGACGTGTGCGTTATCGAAGATCTTAGCATTACCAGAAATCCACGCATCACCGTGTACTATGGTATATCCATAGATTTCAGCATATTCTTGAATTAAAGCGCGTTCATAGATTCTTGCGCATCCATGAACAAGTGCATTATCTTGAACTACAGCATTCCCCCTAACAGAAGCATTTTGGAAGACTCTTGCAAAACTGAGAATCTTTGCATGGTCACTAACCTGAGCTCTGTCGTAGACTTGGGCATTTTCATAAACCCAGCAACTTCCGATCTGGCTAAGATTATATTCAGACTCGATCCAACCGCCATAATCTCCAGCCTTGACGTGCCCAAAATCCTTCAACGCGATAATGCGTCTAAGTTTCGTGTTGAGGGGGCAGATTTCCGGAGTTATCTTGTATTTGTCCATGTCACACCAGTGGGTGATATTTACATGTTCTACGTTCTGCTTCAGACGGAGGTTCGGGTAGATCAACCGAATCTTCCACTGGCATCCAAAATGTCACATCATTAGAAAGAAATCCTTCATTGTTGTAGAATTGATCAAGAACAACTTTCCCACGTTTTGTTGTGCAGAACTGTCCCCTGTAGACCATGCCAAATACTTCAAACCAATAGAATACATGCTGGTATTCTTTCGGTTGTTCTTGGTCTATTCTACGCCATTTGTTAGACATGTTCATGTCATCCCTTGAAGTTGATTTTGCGTAGGATTCTCGCAGCGGCGAGCGTATCAATTCTCAACAATGCTGGAACTGATGACAATTCATCGAACTCTGCCAACACGCATCCGGTTTGTGATTGAAATTTACATACGAGTTCACACGCTTCAGCGTGTTCTTTCATCTCGTATTCTCGGTTACAGAGTTCACAGACATACAGATTCCTTTCGCGCATGATGATACCTCTTCAGCTTTGTGCGAGTTTATACAATACCAAGATGATGAAAAATATGATAAAGCAACCTACGCAACCTTCGCCGCCACCGTCATGGTGATAGATATCAAGACGCATTGCTTATTCCTTTGTTACTTAAGGACCGACACTCAGATATCCATTAGTCAGTGAAAATTCCTTCCAACAAATATTCCTTACTACAGACCCGAGCGTTTCCACAGACCCGAGCGTTACAGAAGACACAAGCGTTTTCGTAGACCCGAGCGTTTTCGTAGACCCGAGCGTCTCCGTAGACCCAAGCGTCTCCATAGACCCGAGCGTCTCCGTAGACCCGAGCGTCTCCGTAGACCCAAGCGTTTCCGTAGACCCAAGCGTTTCCCATGACCTGAGCGTTTTTGGAGACCTGAGCGTTTCCCATGACCTGAGCGTTTTTGGAGATCCGAGCCTCGTCGTAGACCTGAGCGTCTCCGTAGACCTGAGCGTCTCCGTAGACCCAGCAGTCTCCGTACTGGCTAAGATTCCGTTCCGATTTGATCCACCCGCCGAGGTCGCCAGCTTTGACGTCACCGAAATCCTTCAACGCACGGATACGGTGAAGCTTCGGATTGTCCGGGTGGGTTTCGGGAAGGATTTCGTACTTCATTTCGGTTTACCTTTCCGGCTTGGTTTGTTGCCAGTAGTGTTATACTGCTCAAACCATATCAAACAAGTAGCTTGAAAACACAAATAAACTCTCTTCTATTAGAACTATTACAGACCCTTCTAGACCGTTTGTTGTGCGCTACTAGTAGCCAAGTATGGCGGTACCGCTGACTTTTGTCTAGAGTGGTCCATAATAGGTCTGTTGGCTATTCTTAGGCTGGTTACACTAGGCAGCCCAGTAAACAGCCATGACATCAGTCCATCTTGGAAATGTTCAACAACTTGTCAATTTCTTGACTGTTAGTGCGCATTTCGTCTCGTATCTTATCCAGCAGGTTATCCTGGTGTTGGATTTCTTCGTTCAATTCAATTTTCTTATTGTTGATCGCTATGAATTTCTCATTCAAGTGAGTCTTCTCCTGAATGAGCTCGAGATAGGCACACAGGATATCTTGCGCACATTGAGGGCACAGCGTTCCAATATTCTGAATCTGAACATTCGGCATTGCGAATTCGGAAAGTTCGGCCTTACATTTAGCACAGTTCATGATTGTCTCCTTAGTAGCTTGTGGACTGTTTTCGTTAGACTTTTACAATTTCCCGGAAATAAAAGCATCTCCAGAGATTCGGGAAGAACCAGAAACCAAAGCGGAACCACAGACCCGAGCGTTTCCACAGACCCGAGCGTTACAGAAGACACAAGCGTTTTCGTAGACCCAAGCGTCTCCGTAGACCCGAGCGTTTCCGGAAACCCAGCAGTTACCGTCCTGGCTAAGATTTCATTCCGATTCGATCCACCCACCAAACTCACCAGCTTCAACATTGCCAAAACTCTTGAGCGCACGGATACGGCGAAGCTTCGGATTGTCCGGGTAAGTTTTGGCAGTGATTTCGTACTTCATTCTGGTTGCCTTTCTGTGAAAATATAGACTTTACCGTTTGCCTAACCATATTGTAACACTTTCCAGCTATCTTACAAACAGTTGGATAAAGTGTTTATTGTCAGCGTTTAGATTATCTTGAGCCAATGGTCGGATTTGAACCGACGACCGGTTGATTACAAATCAACTGCTCTACCGACTGAGCTACACTGGCTTTTCACAACTGCGAACGATGGTGTCTGGAGAGGGACTCGAACCCTCACTTCCTTACGGAAAGCAGATTTTAAGTCTGCTGCGTATGCCATTTCGCCACCCAGACTGGTGGACCTGTCGGGAGTTGAACCCGAGTCCTATATAGCTTCTACAATGAAGTTGTTACATGCTTGTTCAATCGTTTATGGTACGATTAACAGAACCATGACTGTCTTTCCAGTCCGTCATTCGTATCTCTTCCGACTGTCACCCGGAACCACCGGGATCGTCAGGCTGATTTACTGCTCAGCGAGCGAAGCAGGCTCCGTTAGGCCGCGAGGGCCACGGGAGCGGGGAAGGACAGAACGGGTTTGGCAGTTCTGTTTTGACCGGAGTTTTGCGAGGCCAACGGTCATCCTCGGCATGAATTCATTATCTCCACTATACAGTCGAAACCTTTTCAGGCCCATTGATTGATCACTTACTGATTGTAATCGCTCTCGCGATACAATACGGAATAACGGCCATACCGACCGCTTGCGCTGAAGCGCCGGCTTGCTGAACAGCGTTGGCTTCACCAGAAATGCTCAGCAAACTGAGCAATCCAATCACCGCAAACACACCGGCGATAGTCCAAACGATTCGGCCAAACGTCTTCATACTGACTCTCCTTTGTTTGTGGAATAGAACTTAGTTGTTACCGGGACAGAGTGCTTTGTCGTGAGCGGCAGGACAGAAGACCTTGTTATTCTTTCTGTCAAAATGAAGGCGACCGCCGCAATGTTCGCAGACAAACCCATTGGCATATCGCTTCGCATAGGAAGGAGCAACACGCGCAATCCTGTCCGCACACTGCATCGGCGTCAATCGAATAATGTGACGATTGACGTAAGTGGTTCCGGGAACCTTAACGCGCCGATACGTATTGAGCTGATCGCCAAGCGACCATCGCCTATTAACCTTGGACAGATACCGCCGAACCACACCATGCGGATAAATCACGTAGAACTCGGGCCTGCCCGGGAGCTTGACCGCGACACTGCCGAACTTCTTGTGACCCTTTCCAGTCACATCCTGGAACCCTTGATTCACCAGGAAGCTCTTGGCCGTTTCCATCTCTTCTGCCGTGTACTGGGGGATTTCCATAGGACACCTTTGGTTATGGTTTTGTGTGGCACAGTACCATTATACCACTTCAAAGTTATCTTACAAATGGGCTGATTTTATTTGTTTGTGTCTAGTAGGCCCGACTGGACTTGAACCAGTGACCCGCGGCTTATAAGACCGCTGCTCTAACCAACTGAGCTACGAGCCTAGAGAAATCAAGCCTTATCGAAAATGGTGTCCTGGCATTTCTGACAAATGCCAGAAATCTTATATTCGCGCTTAGACCGTTCGTCACGGAAAGACTTTTCAGTAACATCACAGCCACAGAAAACACACTTATCCACAGCGATAAACTTGTTAGCGAAGATCCGAATCGGATTTGTTACTTCGGTCGTTTTCACACTAGCTCCTTTCGTTGAGTTTTGGTATCCCCAACGGGGTTCGAACCCGTAGCCTTCAGGATGAAAACCTGATGTGGTAGCCACTTCCACCATGGGGACATTTGGTGCTCCGGCCGGGATTTGAACCCGGGACTCCGACATTAAAAGTGTCGTACTCTAGCCAACTGAGTTACCGGAGCTCCTTTCTTAGGTGTGGACTTGCCAAGTAACCATGTGAGGCATTTCCTTAGCCATCTCATGATTATGGCAAATCACGCCACCGTTGAATAGAAAATGGTCTTTCCCGCGAATTGCGTTGAAGGTGAACGAATATGGTGCAAAGTCCTTGAACAAAACGATGTCAATGTTGCGACGTTCGAGCCAAGAGTTCCCGTACATGTCAAGGTACTGCAGAGTACCAAGGAACTTCTTGTAGATTTGGTCGTTCTTTTTGGCCCAATCCATGATGGATTCGAAGTATTCCTTGAGGTCTTCGCAGACGATTAGCATGACTTCACCCCAGCCTTTTCGAGCTCGCGGTGCATCTTAGAAAGAGCAAACTTGTATCCCTTGATGATACACCAGATGCACTTGCCCTTGGCGACTTCGATTTCCCGCCTTTCGAGCTTGACCCCGCACTTTTGGCACGTTGCTTCCATAGAATGAACTCCTTTTTGTTTGTTGCCATGGTTTACTGGCAACGGTACTATTATACCACATCTGGCGGCGGAAGCAAGCAGCAAGAAAAACTTTAGTTTTTCATTCTTCTTTGAGTCTTGAAAAACTCAACTGATCTTCATCAATGTGACATTTGTATGTATTCGTTTCATTTTGTGGACCGCCGACTTTGATGATGAAATTGCACTGGTCAATCAAGTTCCAAGTGATCACATATAATCCAAGATTATGCTCTCGAATGAATTTATCCAGTGTTGTCATAATCTCAGAACAGACTTGTGGTGCGTCTTTGTCGGTTGAAATTGCTTCTTTTTGCAGGCTAATGAGCCGAGCCAATCTGCTGATATTCATGTCGCACTTTCTCCCAGTATGGCTTTGTCGACCTCTTCTTATATCCATCTGGTCCACCATTCCACATCCTAGCGAACACTTCATTAGTGGGAGCTGAACCAGTTCTGCGCTGATATACGCGACCGTAATGAAGCAAGTATGTATGACAGACCATTTTAGCTTTCACTGGATCAAACATGTCTTGGTGTGAAAAATTCAATCCAGTAATTCTATTGAAGTCTGTTACCACCTCAATATGAATCTGCAATAAGCCGATAGCCTTGCCGTTATCGCCTATCGCTTGGCTGTTGTTCCGAGATTCCACTCGACTCATCGCTCTCACCAATCTTGCCGATGGCTTTGTTACGATTTCTCCAGATACTAATACAAGCGGCGACAGCGCGATCACGCTTATCACCTTCAGCAATGCGGGTTGAAACACAAGCCCGCATGAAATCTTCCATGTTGTCATAGTCGTTTGGATTAGGCATATTTTTCTCAAGTATCGCAAGGGCCGCATTCGTGAGGGAACTTGCCGCCCAGCAAGTGGATCTTATGCCAGATTTGCATTCCAAGCTTCCAAGCAATGATGGCATCTTCCATTGACATACCTTCTGAATTGATGTCGTCATCAAGCCTATCGTGAAATTCTTCCCAAGCTTGATCGCCATTGATTTGTGGTTCTCGGCCAGTAACTCCCGGTGGGAAATTGTTCCCGCTCATGGCTAGCTCTTTCGCATGGAACCCGGCTTGTGATACATGTTAGGATAACGAGCATTTCGCTGCATCTTCTCCTCGAAATCCCTCTGCCGATTCTCAAGCCGCTTCTGACGCATCTTGTACTTCACTTAGAATTTCCCCTCTTGTTACGACCGCGTCGCGCCACTCCGCTCGGCGTAGCACACGTACACGGATTGAAACGAACGCATCCACAATTCTCGCAATTGTATTTGCGAACGGTGCCATCAGCAGACCTGCGGATGAGAGACTTGAGACCCTTCGAGTTTTCCATTTTCTTTCCTTGTGCTGAGGTTATGGTTTGGTAACACGCCTATTATAGCCTGTCTTGCTTTTCACGCAAGCGGTCTATACACTTTTGGAATTCTTTGTTTGTTGCTGTAGTTAATATCAACCCTGTACACAAGCTTTTTCTTCAACTCGTACCTCCGCATATTCTTTGTTTAGGATAGCCTTTCCCATCCTCCAGCGTCCCTTATCACCCATGCTAGGCCAAGAGATCACGAACAAATATTCGCTAGGTATGACCTGCATAATCGGCATCTTAGTGAGCGGTTCTTCTTCAACACGCGCTACGAAGGTGGTGGTCCTTGGATAATGCAAATCCCTAAAGGATGTCTCCGCAGATTTGACTACATATAGACTTCGCATTTCGCTTCCATTATGATAAACGAAGTGCATCAATCCTTCTTTGACAACCAGATTTCCGTGATATTGCATTGGTCACTCCCAAGGGAACGGGCGCTTGATGTTCATAGTTTCTAGCGTACTATCCCATTTATCTGGAACATTTGCTTCCAGAAAATATGCATATTGAGATTCCTTTTCACTTTCCGGATTGTATCTTACCGCAACTTCACAATAACTTCCGAAATCGTGCGGATATGTAACAATCTTGAGATAAGCGTCACCGGGTGGTTCGCCAAAAAGTTTCAGCAGAAAAAGCTTGAATCGCCTGCATTCTTCTCGCATTTCTTCGATATACGGCACATCGCTTATTACTTGCACACACGGTTCGTCATGCGGACTGCAACCGATTTCCAATGTTTCAAGCATACTCAACATCACAGTCTTCCTTTGTTGGAGGATTACGGAATATTCTACCTAGGAAATATGGCTCACTCTCGCGTTTATAAGAAGTACAGACGATCTCCCACTGCTTTATAGAAAATGGCGATTCGTATTTTCTGTTGTCAGGCTCGAACAGCCATCTATTCAGTTGTTCTGCTAAGCTCTTCCTGAGATTACTACGGAAGGTCTTTACTTTCAGCAACTGAATGCATTTGAAAAGTTGCCAGTTATCAACTTTCAATTCTCGTAATGGCTGAACATATTTTTCGCCTAGTTCGTTCTGCACGTATTCAGTGAATGCTTTGTGTCCGTGCATCCACTTAGACAATTGTTGTCCGCGCAAATAAGCTTGATAGAACTTTTTGATGGTTTCCGATGCGTCTACGCTCGCGTGATTCATGTAAGTCCACGCTCGCGTAGTGGCGTATTCTATATCGAAGAATCCGCAATTCTCTTGGTCCCACACAACGGCGAAGAAATCACTATCATCGTAACCGTTGTGCTCATAAGTTCTGACAACACAACCTTCATATGCTGTTCGTTTATACATGATCCGTTCTTGTGCTGTGCCCTTGTCAACTACGACAGGTTCAGCACCAGGACTTTCAGAACAATTGTAGACTGTTACCATAGGATGCCCCTTTTGTTGGCAACGTTATTATAGCTCTTCGCTGCTATCCTGCAAACGCCAAGACAAATTAGTTACAGGCTAGTATCGTTATCACAAACGTGATAGAGATAAAGCCAAACATCAATGCTACTACTCCATATATAGCGATTCTTTCATCATATTGAACAATTTGTCGATCAAGTTCCTTAATATCTGATTCTGAGTATATTTTCATGCATGATATAGTTTTGACCATTCACGCAGAAAACAGGCTCATCAGTATTCCACTCTCTCACTACTACTGGTACATGACAGAATTCCCAAATGAAATGTTTGATGAGTCTTCGTGTTACTTGATTGATATGTTCCGGATTACGTCTTATCGTAATCTGTTTCTTATCAACTTCAAGCACAAGGAACTTGTAGAAGTACACCTTAGTCTGTTCGCCATAAACGACTGAAATATGCCGTTTATGCCGTACAGAATTAATCCTAATCTGTTCAGGAGAAAGCATATTGTCACCAACACCTTTTGGCCATGGCGCACCATAGCCAGATTATGGCGTAAGACCCATTATAGACCGGCTCAGACAGGCTTTAGCTTGCGCAGGCTAACACTACCCATACCACAAGCAAAATGCGTCTAGAGCGGTCTATAAACGTTTCAACAGTTAGGACTTTTCACCTTTCTTAACCAGAATAGGCTTCGTACATTTGAAAACAGGCGCAAGAAGCTTTGCCGCTCTCTTGAAGTCCGCTACTGTTGGTGAATATGCGTGGTCCGTTAATTTCCTGTCTGGTGGCAGATAAGCCAACAGCGGGTTCATTTCTATCCAATGGCCGAAGTCAGCAAATGGCTGCAACGCCTCCATGACTTCTTTAGGATAATTCATGGCGACACCGGGCTTCTGTCTTCACTGGCTTCGGGAGCGGGTGCCGAAAGATCAACGTCAAAGACGTATCCCTTTTGAGCCTTGTACTGATTAAGCACTTCTGACATGGCTTGATACACGTTAGAATTCGCATATGCAAGTAAGTCCAGTTTCCATTTTACAGTTTCCATAAGCCACTGATGAAAGTCAACCAGTGCGAAGATTTCACCATTGACATCAACGCGCCCATCCGTGATGGTGTAAGTGTTGTTATCAACGAGGACATTGCCAGTTTCAGAATTCAGCAGACAAACCAAATCTACATATGTTTGGAATATGTAGAGCTCTTTGGCAGGGAACGAATAGCCGCGCAATTCTGAAGCCGAGACACCGGATGCACCAGAGAAATCGCAACGAAGCTTGTACGTCTCGGAAACGAGATTTTTTACATCGTTTCCAAACAACGTAACGATCTGCTCACGTATTGATTTCTTCCATGGCGCATACACTGGAATGTAACTGAGAATGCCAGCTTCCAATTCCAACTTACTTGGAATCGCGTCTAGCGTGACAGCACCAGTCATCATCCCAGAACGTGCAAACAGATTAACACGATTGTCAGTTTTCACTGTTTTCAGGAATTCAAACAATCGCATCATCCTGTGTAGGTAGTGATAGCTTGTATGTCGTCTTGTTTTCACTTCTTAGCTTCCTTGTGCATGACACGCACCTTCTTGGCGAAGAATAGAACAGTATCTGTTCCAACATAGACTTCTAGTAACTTCAATGCTTCCATGACGTTACCAGAATTTATGCTATCGCACATCTGTTCGTACGTGTCTTCTTGGATTGGAGGATAAGCATCGCATAACACCCTGAGTTCAGTTTTAATCCAGAACCCAAGTGTATGCTCTTTGAACGGCAACTTCACTGCTACCGAAGTAAGCTCAGCAATATGCCGTCTTCGCATGAATTGAGTAAGCATGTTGTATAAAATGATAATGCGGGGCGGTCCTTAGACCGCCCCGCATTTCTTATTCTGCTTACTCTTCGTCCTCGTCCTCGTCCTCGTCCTCGTCCTCGTCCTCGTCCTCGTCCTCGTCCTCGTCCTCGTCCTCGTCCTCGTCGGCATCCTCAGCCTCGTCGGCATCCTCAGCCTCGTCGGCATCCTCAGCCTCGTCGGCATCCTCAGCCTCGTCGGCATCCTCAGCCTCGTCGGTATCCTCAGCCTCGTCGGTATCGGCAGGCTTCACGGGAGCGGTCTTCTTGAGGACCGGCTTGCCGCCAGTCTTCTTGGTAGCCTTCTTCTCGGACTTCTTCTCGGACTTGGCCTTCTTGGCCTTCTCCTCTTCCGCAAGGAGCTCGGCCTTCTTGGCCTCATACTCGCTCAAACCCTCATTACGAACCGCCTCCATCTTGCCATTGGCAACGGCGTCAACCAGAGCCTTAGCGAATTCGGCACAGATTTGGACATATTCCGGGTTCTTGGCGCTGTACTCTTCGCCATGCGTGGTCGCGTAACGCGCATATCCACGACCGGATAGCTCGTTGCTAGCGAGGTTACTGGTGACAAGAGAGGCGGCCGACATGCCGGACTTCTGAACGATACCGGCCTGACGGATGGCCTCGCAAAGGACAGCCTCATCCGTGGTTTCACGTGCGAGCGCGACCGCCATAGCCCGCTTCAGCCGACCACCGCCAATAAGCGGATTGCGGATGCCATTGATAAACGGAACACCACCGGGAGGCGGAGGCGGCACGGGAGCGCGGACCTTCTTCTTCTGTTCCGCAACTTCTGCAGCCTTCTTGCCACCGATCACGGGCTTCTTGGTCACGGTCTTTTCGGTCTTGGGAGCGGTCTTGGTTTCGGCCTTGAGAGCGGTCTTTTCGGACTTACTCATAGTGAGTTACCCTTTTATTGAACGTTATGTGAGGCGCTTGCCTTACATGGTGCTATTATACCACCGTCTTGTTTTCTTGCAACCGGCCGGACAATGTTTTTGTTATCAATGCCTCCTTATTATCCGATCAACCAACCCTGAGATTCAGTTGTTCCATACTCACTGATATGGTGAGCGTGTTCAGTCACGAATCTATCAAAGGCGGGTTTCGGACTATCATATGGGGTTCTGCCGAATATATTCAGATTCAGTCCATAATCATCAACTATCATAACTCCGCCTTCCTTCAGAATTTGGAATCCAATAGTCATATCAACATAGGCGTCCATACAATTGTGATTCCCATCAACGTATATCACATCGAATTCATCATTGTGCCCATAAGCATGAAGCAAATATGTCAACGAATCACAAACCAAGAGTTGGAATTTGTTGCCTAACGGTTCAAGATTTGCTTTCGCAGTCTCTTTGATGATGTCACGTTTAGCCATCAAATCCGAGCTTCCGAAAATATACGGGTCAACACCAATCCCACGAGCACTATCTGCTGTGAAAATATTGTTCATCATCCAAATAGCAGAACGACCCTCGAAAACGCCGATTTCTAGATATCGAACTTTCTCTTTACCGACAAATTGCTTGAGCAATTTGCTCCACAATTTTGTCTTTTTATGAACCCAATTGCGTGAAAAATGCGGTTCATGCTTTGGAGTTTCCATTATAGTCCTTTCTCTTATACCTATATTCGGACACTACTGGTCCCAGCCATTTCAATAACTCACGGAATGACGGGAACTGTTTGAATTTATTGTTTCCGCGTCCTTTGTTCAGTACACCTTGTGTCGCACCAATTGATGTATCGTGTGGAGCAATACACCTTCTTATCGCGCCAGAAGAAGCGATAACATAATACACACGAGCCTTATATTCATTGCCCTTATATTTCCGTTTTGCAGTTACTCGATTATCCAATAGATGAATTGATTTACTTCTTATACTGGATAACTCGAGATTATACCTGAAACAGAAAGCAAAAAGTTCGCTACGCTCTAAGAGATTCTGCAAATTTATCATGTCGTTCTTCCCATCCGATTTCGTTGTACCTTATTTCTTTTTCTGCATGAGCTTTGATTTCTTCGAACGTTCGATACTTTTCCATCCAAGCGTATTGTTTTATCGCTTCTGCGGCAGCGTTCTTTAGAGCATTAAGAGTTCCATCCTTACATATCATGTAGATGTGATGATAGTTGTCATCACCACGGCAATAGAATGTCGCATCCCAGCCCGGAGCTGAAAGCATTGCTTCGCGCAATTTTTGGAAATCTTCTTCGGTCCAGTTGAGAATCTGTTTACAGATGGTGAGCGGATGAGCGGCCATATTACCTCCTACTTATAAATGGAACTATTTTAGTTGGCGAATTCGCAAGATATCCAAATCCATTTATCAGAAACGCATGTTTATCGGCAGTGATCATTTGCCCGCTTCCCCATAAATTGAAATCTAATGCCGGAATGATGTACTTCTGTGCCTTAGCAGTCTCAATCCTTTCCATTGGAAAACACGATGTATGAGTAATGTATTTTTCCATTTTACTTGGACTTACCCTTCCGACTTTCCTTTGATTTGCCGGTAATCGTACCGATTACGATCTTCTTGTTCACAATAATTGCACTCCTACAGATATGAGCAAATCCTCCAATGACAGATTTGCCACAAACCTTAGAATCACCACTGACTATGGCGTCATGTTCGATTATCGCATTTTCAAGCACACGCGCTCTTCCAGAAATAATGGCACGGTCTCGAATTGTTACATCGCCATAGACATTAGTACATCCATTAACATAAGCGTATCCGCAAACATTTGCTCTGTCACCAACGAAAGCTGTATCGTAGATTTTGGCGCGTCCGTACACTCTTGCATCACCGCCGACACTTCCCTGTCCATAGATCATAGCATATTCGAAAACACAAGCATTACCAAACACCTGAGCGTCACCAAACACCTGAGCGTCACCGTACACCTGAGCGTCACCGTACACCTGAGCGTCGCCGTAGGCCAGAGCGTTACCGGAGACCCAAACATCGCCGGAGACCCGAGCGTCATCGAAGACCCAAGCGTTCCCGGAGACCTGAGCGTTCCCGTAGACCCAAGCGTTTCCGTCTTTGCTAAGGTTTTGTTCCGATTCGATCCACCCACCGAGATCGCCAACTTTGACATCACCGAAACTCTTCACCGCACAGATGCGATGAAACTTTGGATTATCCGGGTGGGTTTCGGCAATGATTTCGTACTTCATACTTGCTGCCTTTCATAGTTGGTACCTACCATTATTGTACCCTTCTTATAGCATCATGCAAACGCCCAGATAAAATAAGCACCAATCTCATTCTAGTTACAAATCAGTAAAAAGAGGCTCGAACTTCCTCATTAACACCTTATTTCCACTATCATAGTCTTGGGCATCACCGTAGCAATGTCTTAGTGAAAATGTAGAACTCTCGGCGCAACAAGGATACGTCCAGTCACCTGACGCTGAACCTCTGGCGGAGAGAGTGGGATTTGAACCCACGGTACATCGCTGTACTCCAGTTTTCAAGACTGGCGCTTTCAACCGCTCAGCCATCTCTCCGTAATCCTTTACTTATCGTTCCACTTGAATGTTGGCTGATTCATTGTTTCGTTTTCATACACGACATAACTTGCGTATCCTCTCAACACAGCTTCTCTTCTCGTCTTTTGTAACAAACTATCGAATCTAAACATCAAAACCACTATAAACGAAAACGCCACAGCTATCGGAACAAGCATGAACCACAATAGAGAATTTTCGCTTTTCATTTTTTGCTCCTTTGTGAGTGGCGTCCCCAGCAGGACTTGAACCTGCGACCCGCAGATTAGAAATCTGCTGCTCTATCCAGCTGAGCTATGGGGACGCTATTGAATACCAGTGAATTCTACATATAACATTACGGTCGTGCCATCTACTCCCTTATCTCATGCCAAATGAAATTCCCACAAGTAAGGCGTGGAGCATTACAGGTCACTTTCTCCTCGACAAAGAATGCACACCCACGACAGTCTCCCATGATATCTCTTTTCATACGATCTTCTACTGCTCGATATTTCTTTCCATCTAAGACGATAATTTCACCCAGAGAACGTTGGACTTTGCTCTCTGCCAACTGACGTGGACCTAAATCATCCCAAGACATAGATACTTACTCCTTATTCCAACTTAGTGGAGGTCATACATTCTCTACTACGAAGTTTTACTTCATTACAACCCCCATTCTAGAAGAGCGTGTTCGACACTATTCTGCCGGCGCACACCACGATGCTCCCATACGCTACTCTTACGGAATTTGATTTTGCTGTGAGGTCTTGTGAAGCCAACCCCATTCGCCTTACAGCGGATATGCTTAATCCGTGGCAGGTTTGCTGGCTTCAGTTCATGAGCACAAGTTTCACACTGTTCGAAGATATTCGAGTTCGTTTTGAATATCTTGCCCTCCACCTTCACCTGATGAACCAGAAGTTGTTCGACAAACCCGCGATGCAGCTCAACCAGTGAACCGTTTGGCATTTCAGCCCAAACTCTTACGTACTGGCCTAGACGCATATTATTCTCCTTTTGTGTTGGCGTGTTTATTATAGCACGCTACACACTTCTTACAAAACGTACGAATGCTTTTGTTTTTCTGTTTTATCAATATCCAGACATCGCCGCAAACTGGTCGTAGACCGAAGCCTTAATCCTTTTCCAATTGGGTATGAACACACTTCCATCACATTCACATGGTCTAGCTTTCAATTGATCAAATGAGCACTCCCATATAGAAGAATATGAAGTGTACCCATCGCAATCGCGTCCTTCGGTCAACATCATATTCAGAAGTCTCTCACCACCCGCATCATAAAAGAATTCATGTCCCTCTCCGTGAAACCCCTCTTCGGTCGGCGCTCTGTGGTAATGAACTATTCTTTCATCTGGCTTCAACGTTAGCTTTACCAGCCCACCATTCAGCCACGTCCAGAATCGTATGTTCTTCATATTTACTCCAAGTGGAAAGTAAAATCTCCCACGCTGGTCTGGCTCCAGCTATCCTGTTGGCAGCAGGACGCAACCACTGGGAGACTGGGAAGTCCCGCACACTTGGCGGGAAAGCTACTTGCGCCGCCATTATAATATGGCTTTAGAACACGTTTACAATGGCATAGAACACGTTTATTTAGTCTGGTAGGGTACTGGCACGTTAGACCAGTTGGAACATTATGCCGGGGTCTTGTAACCTTCCTTATCATAGTCCATAAGGATGTTGATCCCGAACGCTAATTGTTTGACTTTTCTCACAGGATCTCTATTATCTTGGAAGCAGAATAATTTGTGCCCCAGCAGGATTCTAATGCACTGACTCGTATTCCAATATTGTCTAACGAAATAGAACATGAAACAGTTATCGCACAGTATTAGAACCGAACCACTATGTCCTTCTGGTTTATTAGCAGTTTTCGTATCTCCCATAATATACACGAGATTTCCAGGAAGTACACCAAGAACCTCATATCCATAAGTGTTGATCGGGTTGCGCCACAGCCATTGTATCTTACGCCATTTTCTGTTGTAATCCGGAACATCTCTTTTCCAAGCATTGCCGCCAGTGAGATCATCATTCAATGTCTCAAACCATCTAAAGAATTTGGGCAATCTGTTATTCTTCTCAAACTGTACTAAGATCACAACAAGCGGAAAGCTAACAATCAACAACGGAACACAAGATAAGTATTTCAAGAACCACACGACTATCAATTTCAGCAACAGCATTGAATTTTTCACGCTACTCTCCTTAATAGAAAACCCGGAGGGCTATTAGCCCTCCGGGTCCGGATGGGATGGGTGGGAGGGACCGGGTTAGGACTGTGAACTGGACGAAGACGAACTGAAGCTCTGTGAAGAATAAGTGCTGGACGAACTTGAAGAAACAGAGAGGCTTGAGCTCGATGAACTTGAGCTCGATGAACTTGAGCTTGATGAACTGTGTTCAGAACTGGAACTTGACGAACTGTCACCAGAAGTCGAAGAACTGGATGAACTGGACTGACTGGAGGCAGACTGGCTAGAAACCGAGGTTGAGCTCGAGCTTGAATAGCCACTAGGTTCGCGCGACGTCGAGCTCGAAGACGAACTTGACGAACTTGACGAACTTGACGACACTGATGCGGCGGTTGACGAACTTGACGATTCCGAAGTAACATCTGTGCCAAGCGAACTGATAGCGAGACGGCGAGGGCCACCCCATCTGCCAGCTTCCGACATCAGATAGACTTCAGCATACGAGGCCTGATCGACAGCAAAGGCTATGACGCCATTGTTGTCAATAGTCAGACCAGCGGTTTTCGCCGTCTGTGAAACGCCAGCGATAGCATTGCCAGTGGTCCGATCAACGCTCTTCAGATAAGTTGCTGACAGCAACCCAGAAGATCCGTGAAGTAACGCATTGGCGTAAGTATCGTAGACGTTAACGATCTTACCAACTGAACCGGCACCATCAGCTTCAGAATGCCCGCAGTTGAGGTATATCAGTTTGAATGCCATGAGGCATCCTCCTCACGTTCGAGTTACTGGACCACAACGCGGATCGGACCACTCTGGCGACCAGCGACTGAGATCAGGAACACTTCGGTATATTCAGCATCGTCAACATAGAAGCGGATCAAGCCGTTATTGTCAATGGTGACACCAGTGGTTTTCGCAACCTGAGTGATAGCCGCACCCTGAGCGCCAGTGAGGACTGTGGCGGCGTAGATGGTGCAGAGACCATCTTCGCCATGCGTAAGAGCATTAGCATAAGTATTATAGACGTTCACAATTTTGCCGACCACTGAAGCGCCATCGGCTTCAAGATAATCACACTTCATATTTATCAGTTTGACAGCCATTTGAATCTCCTGTACTTTTCAGTTAGTTGAACGACTTGCCTTATGGCAACTAACGAATAAATCAATCCTTATCCAAAGACCATCGTATATCTACAACAGATTTTACACCATATTTCTTTGTCAGAGTATTCCGTCTTTTCAATGACACGGCACTATTTTTAGAAGCACACTTGCGCGAACAAAAGGCACCATATCCCTTATTGAATCCTCGAAATCTTTTTACTAACCCAGAACACTCTACACATTGCGGATATTCAGTTATGTCGTGAATATACCTATATGCACGTTCACAAAATGGAAATTTGTCATTCTTGTTATATTCCATAATTGCACTATACAAATCTGGATGTTTGAATCTAATGACGTTATAAACATGTTGAGTTCCAAACCGAGCTATCAATTCTTGTAATAGGAGATCAATGATGGATTTATCAATCATATATCGCCCTTTTGTTTCAACGGAAAGATCGGTGAATTGCTTGTCAGAATTCGATTTGGCTAACACGATTCAATTCTTAGGCCAATCGTTACGCGCCATATTAGAAAACAACGAAGACTTCATAAACAATCATGAATCATTGGCTTACTATGTGAATAATGGCCCAGATGTGAAATTCTTATACAGATATTACAGATTTGCTAGAAATCGTTGGCTTTCTCTTGGTGGTGAAAAGATAGATTGGCTTTCTGCGGAAGAGCGCGAATGTATTTGTCAACATCATGGTGGAGAAGTTTCTTGGACTCCAGAAATGGCAAACGTTCACAAATTTGCATTATTAGAACGTGATCACTTTTGGTATCAGAGATTCTTTGTAGAAGAACCGTTTGCTTGGCGCTATCGTAGGCTTAGAGACACTAGGTTGTTCATTAATGGTAATCCAACAACTCTTTCCACAGAGGAACTAGAAGAAAAGACCTATGAAATCTCTAGATCAGATATTGAAACTTATACGAAAAGGCTCAAAGCAGAAGAAAAGCAGCGTAAGAAAAAAGAAGATTGAAAAGAATAAAGTAAACTATCCGTGGATAAAGCGTGAATATAGTTGTCGTGCTAAGGCGTATATGGCGTTCTTAGTAGACACGCACAATATCAGCGGAACATCTAGATCTACTAAGAAAGCGTTCAGGAAATTCGTATACCCAAGATTAATTGAAAACTTTCCTGATTTGTTCCGTTTAGTTTCGGAATACTACAGATCCAGAAATCGCTCTATCACTGAAGAACATTTTATCGAAATAGCGTATGCTAGGATGGTGAACATGTACAACGCCAACCTTACCGTCAAGCGTAAGGAACATCCTCTCAATTCTGGCAACAAATGTCTTAGATTAGCTTATCTTGGGCTCAAGAAAGATCTTTAGATCTAACTCATTTATCTTATTTACGATATTGAGCTGTTCGTCCAAAACGAGAAGAGTTATATGTCTATCGGCGAACTCCACGCCTGGGATATATTCTGTGAACACTATTACATAGCGTCCATTTTGAGTTTTTGTAACATACGGATAAGAGCCGCAGACTTCTGATAATTGATATATTTTGTCGTTCTTCTTCCTCGCTTCTTCACCAACGGCTCTTATAGATAACTGCTTTCGTGATATACAAGCGTTATACACAATCCACGGATCTTCACCAACATTGAACAGACAAACACTTTCTGAATAATTCTTTATGAAATCAAACGGTTTATCGTTTGAACGAACTATTTCGTTTTTCCCAATATAACTGATTTCAGTATCTGGCACATCCCAGACTATACTGTTCCACATCGGTCTTAGTGTGAATAAAAGTCCTTGCTTGTGCTGGATTATGGTTGGCTGTATTGTTTTCACCTTACTGGATCTAAGGATCAACTTCCTGGAAACTTCATAATGATCTTGATTCATCCAATTTGAGTTCGCTTCTAAAATAAATCCACACCCAAACCATTCGTCATAAGCTGGAATATACGTAGTTTCTCCAATATGTATCGGCGGATTGCGAACACCCAAATAATTCAGACGATAATTTTCTATTGCCCCATCCGTATAAGTATCGTTTTCACCTTCACCAAGATCATAGAATAACAGATCTGTATACCGCCATTTGTATCTTGGTGCATACGCCACCGCTTCATCTCTGAATATGTTACAGGCCAAAATCAAATGATTATTGTGAACAAATAAAATTGGATTCCCAGTACCGTAATTGAAGTGCCACAGGATTTCCATATTCTCCATGCTTGGCCATTCAATACGTCCAACAACAACGTGCTGATCTTCTGCGCCTTCGGATGAACCGATATAAAACGCTACATACAGATATTCACCAAATTCGCAAACACTTGCGCTATGAGCACCCATCTCGATTTCGTTCATTGTAGAAAAGACTCCGTTGCAGTTTTCATAAAATCACAATATTGATTGAGCCACCATGAGATATCCGTGACGTTTATTGGAATCTGCTTATAGAATAGATTGATGATTAGGTCGTCAAGCTGATTACTCCAACGTTTGAAGAGACCATTGCTTAGGGCTAACGTAGGCTTGCCACACAAATACGCTTCATAAAGTAACGTAGAATTTAAACCTATCACTTCATCACAAAATGAAATGGCTTCTCTAGACGTAATTGAATCTGCAACACGTATGCGAGGATGAGATCTAACGTTATAACTAAGACATCTTGGGTGAGGTTTTACAAGTAGAAAGCTGCCTGGTCTAATTTCCAAAACATGTTCAACAAAAACGTTCATATCTTTTATTTCGGAATCCCTCATTATCTGAACATCATCTTCTAGCTGTAATGGAACCAGAACATGATTGCTCTTTGTGTTAGAGATTCCTTTTCTATATTTATTCTTCAGTTGAGCCAATTCTTCATATTGTAATTGATTTGGGACAATGTCAAGCTTTTCCATTAAAGAAGACTTAGCACAAATGCCACTTCTATCTATATGATAATGTTTATCCTGTGGAAGCCAGCCAACTTCAAGAATAGCATGTGGAATCCTAGCTTCCACAATTCTATTCAGCATTCGCTCTGTTTGATAACTTGCCCCGTTCCATATAAAGGCAAACTGATATTTCTTAACATCTACACCATCTGGATTCACATCAACATTCCAATCAACCGTACCTCTCATTTGCATATATTCAAGAAATCTTGGCAACCAGACCGCTCCGTGCCTTTTGCATGGAGTGTAGACTAATATCTTCATTGTTCTCTCAACGCTATAAATGAAGTGTCTTGATCATCATGCGTACATGATTGGATGTCCATAAAGATTCCTCTGTCCGCCAAGTGTTGAACCAACGCATGGAAAGCATCCGGCAATATCCGCCAACAGTCTATCGGATATCTGTGTATTCCTCTTTTATGGGGAACAGTGATAAACAGAATGCCACCGACATCAACAGTTCTGCACAAGGATTCAAACAATATCCATGGATATCTGCAATGCTCCAATGTTTGATGACACATGACAACATCGGCACAATCTATTCCGATATCATGCTTGTCCCATATGGCGTCTATGAAACGCTTATCCAAGACGATATCAACACCCTTGCCAGCTTGGATATCTACACCGATATATTTGAATTTTTCAACTGGAAAAAGATCTCGCAAGTTGCCATTAACATCCAAACTTCCAACTTCAACCACAGTTGACTTAACGTCAGAATTCCAATATTCTAGATATTTGCGAACAAAATCTTTAGTCCAATTTCTTATAGCGTCATGCATGGCTACTCCACAGGTTCTAGAAAGATGTCACCATCTTTCATGGTGAAATCATATTGCGGCAAATCTTCGATATCATCAGTCCCAGTTAGAACAAAACATTCAGAAACTCCAATCATATTGAATTTATTATTAGATGTTTCCAATAATCCTATTGGATGGAATACTTGATATAGCGCGGAAGCTATATACCAATTCTTACGATCTAACAAAATATCTGCCGGTATCCAAACCTTCCCTGCCGGCACCGCCATTCCGTCATCGTCCGGAATAATATTTTCAAATGGGAAATCAATCATATATCCAACCTATTCGGCATCTTACCCCAGATTTGAAGATATCTTTTTCTATCATTTTCCCATATCCACTTTTTATCTCTATTTGATTTTGAATAACCGTAATGATAAACTTGACTACGATTGTGTTGTAAGATCTTTTTATTCAATCCCATCACGCGCATCAACAAATCCCAATCAGCATATGCCACCTTGAAGGATTCATCAAATTTGCCAATATCTTCGAACAAACTTTTCCTAATAAAAAACATATTGCATGGCATAAGTTTCTTTTCAGTAAATTCTTCGTTACCTTCAACAGGAGTACTTTGATTCGTCGAAACAGGAAACACCAACCCAACATCTTCTTCAAACGTTTTCTCAGCCATTCTATTCATATCGACATGAACATCTATATCAAAATCCATGAAACACAATATCTCGCGTTGCGCTTGATTTGCTAATCTATTCCTAACGATTGGCAGATTTACTTTAGATATCGTATTATCAAATGTAATCCATTCACCACCAGAATCTATAACGTAAGAATGTAATTGAAAATGTAAGGTCTTATAGCGCTCTCTTTCTGCGGCTATATTATAGTATTGAACAATGATAAAACTAATTGGCACCATTTTTCTTCTCCTACTTAAATCTTAGAAAGTGATAATCGTCCCAGTTAAATTCTTCGTCAAACGAAGTGAATAAGCTTCTATCATCTATATAAATGTCTGCGAATATTTTACGCGGATACCATTCGTATTTGAGATGTCCATCTCTACAATTTTCATTTATTGAATCAAATGTCAGTCCTTGTGTCTTACAGAATTCCACTGCCGAATCTAACAATTTTCTATCGGAAGTGTTTTCTCTGCATGTCCACAATACAATCTTATCACCAACACTACGTCTTGCAATAAGCCAATCAAATAGCTTCTTGTTTGGAATATATGTAGATATATCGTCGCTCAATTTTCCATATGGAACTTCCTTGATAAGTGTTCCATCAAAATCTACTGCGATTATCATTTCAGTATTTCTTTCAGCTTTTTCAGATCTTCTGTAAACAGCTTTCGCTTATCTGGTTTATTCATGTTGAGTGGACTGGGATGCAATAGCGGAAATACTTTGCCATATTCTGTTTCGTAAACTTTACCGTGACAATCTGTTATTGTGCGGTCATTGCCAAGCAAAGCCTTCAATGCGAAATTGCCAAGAGTCACTATGATCCTTGGCTTCATTATCTCAATTTCTTGTTTTAGATATGCGAAACAATTTTTGATCTCTGATGGAACTGGCGCTCGATTGCCTTCCGTAAAGCATTTCACCACGTTCGTAACATAAAGCTCTTTCCGCGGCACTCCAACATGCTCTTCAAACATTTGATCAAAGAACTGGCCAGAACGACCAACAAACGGTCGCCTGATTTTAGTTTCTTCCTTGCCAGGATTCTGACCAACAATCATAATCTTGGCCCTTACACGCATACTACTAAAAACGTTTCCAGGATATCCTTCTACGAATTGTCCACCGATATTGCATTTCTTGCAACTGAGACATGAGGCTTTTACCCTTTTCAACATATGCTTTCTATACAGATTTTCCTGAGGCTTCATGGAGCAGTCATCCATATCTATCCAGTGGAATTTTCCATCTATTGGACTATTGAGGAGAAACCATGTCCGGACCACATCTACAGGTTGAACAGGTTGTTTATCTTCCATCTCCATTTTATATTGTTCATCATCTTCATCCTCGTGAATATATGTCACATTTGGATCCGGCTTTATCTGCCCTAAATGCTCAACATCTATTTTGTAAACAGGATAAAATTTATCCTTTAGGAACCACTCGCTATTCGTTACTTTGACTTCCATCTCTCCATCATCCTTTCCAGGAATGGCTTACTTTCTGCACCTCCGCTGTTCAGAATATCTATAAGCATACTTCCACTACACTTACCGGGATCTTTATCTTTGGGTAAGATGCTAGTTAATTCAAATGTCGGCATGAATTCTGATAACTGCTCTACAGCGGCTTTTGTTCCAGTTATCCCAGCGTCATCATTATCGAACAACACGTAAGCTTTCCTGAAATTCTCAGCAATTAATTTCAGCTTACGCGAACTAGTGCCGTGCCCCATAGCACACACTACGCCAAAGCGTTTACTCATTTTTTCATTTTTCAGTAACGCACACACGATCTGATAAAGATCAAAAGCGCCTTCTACCAGAACTACATCCCTTTTGCCAAACGCTTGATCAAATCCGTACAGTAATTGATTGAAATCTACATTACTTGGATGCAAGGATTTCCTTTTTGCGTTCTCATCAATTGATCTATCGTTAAACGTCAAGAGTTCGCCGCCTATGAAAAGCGGCATTATGATCCTACCAGCTTCCCGTCCACTATTACAATAGAACAATTTGTACATATTTATGATATACGGTATGTTCAGAACATTGTGGTATTTCTTTTTCCTTTTTTCTAAGTAATCATACATTGGTTCTTGATTGGGAGCTCTGTCTGGCAAATAACTTCTTGGTATCTGCGATTCTTGTTTTACAACGGTCCTAATCTTTTTTATCCGCTGAATGAGAGCTGAAATATTGCAGACGTCAAGGCTTGTGTGCTTGCAGAGAAGCTTCTTTGCCTTATCTAATCCAACTCCACTAACTAATGATACAAGTCTAGCTAGATTCCCATGCACGTGACAACTGAAACAATTGAAGAATGGATCTGCTTTCTTGAAGTTTACTCTAAAGCTACTTTCATTATTCCCACCGTGAATAGGACAATTCAGCCTTATCTCATCCTTCAATGGCTTTATGCCAGTACAGCCATTGTCTTCTAAGAACTGGAGAATATAATCATATGGATCTAATTTATTCATGTCACTTACTATAGAATTCCTTTTCCCGCTTTTCTGCATCTCTTCTGGCTAAATGCTTAAGTCTATTTCTTTCAGCGTTTGCCCAGTATGAATCTGGCTTATTGCTGATATCACCCATCCCTTCAGCAAATGTGAAAAACATTCTGTCAGCGATGATTCGTTTTGTTGTTTTGGCGTGACATCTTGTGCATTGAGGCTTGAAAATATCTCTATTTTCCATGGAAACATTGTGCCAATCGAATTTATTCCCACACTCTAAACAACGATAAGTGTACGTCATCTTATGTTCTCCAGTTCTTGCCATAAATGGCTTGTTGATATTTGATAATTCCCTTGATTCACCTGTTCGCGCATCCGTTCACGAATTTCATCGGATTCATTTTTCATTATGGATTCTACTTGTTGGCAATGAACGAACTTAAACGGCAAACGGACCGGTTTCCCTAAAATAGCATTAGCGCGATACATTATTTCTCTATCTTCAAATCCCCATCCCTTCAATTGACTGTGGAACCCTCCTATCATAACATAAGCGCTCCAATCAAAGAACACACTGCCACCAGTAGCATCAGGAACAACAGCACCGTCGTATTCCACATTAGAATAGCACATTCCATATGAATTCTTGCAAGACAACATCGAATTAATCCAGCTCTTATCTGAGCAATACAAATCTCTGTCTTGGAATATATATTTGATTGCATATCTTCCTGCTAAAAATCCGTGATTGAATAATATGCCTCTACTTGGCATATCATATGGATATCTTACATCAACTCCAGTCATCGTAGGATAGCCACAATTTCCACACACTATTCTAGTTTTTATATCTTCGATATCAATCAGATTTTCTATGGCTTTGTCGTATTTGCCATACACTGGAATGATCATAACAGCTGGATAATTTTGTTTCAGTAAATCAACAGTCTTCCTCTTATTAGTATCGCTAACATAATGATCCGCTATATCAACTCCATTACAAGATATTCTGTGGATACCACAAATATCTTCATGCTGTAGATATATCGGCTGAGTGTATTTACTCAAACATTCTAGTGTATCCCCACTTCTTTCATACGGTTTTTGTATTTCGTTTTGATGACTGCGCACAAAAGCCGTAGAGGCAATTAACAGGCTGGGGTGTATATAACCCCTAGTGTGCCGCACACCGGCCAAAGACGCACCCTGTAACGCGTCTTGAAGCCTTTCTAACCAGTGCCTATGCAACACCATACAGTCTGAGTCTAACAGAACAAATTTTTCTGTCTTTATGCCTTCCAATAACCTAATTATTCCGCGCTTGTGGTTATCGGAACCTCTAACAGTATTGTCATTCTGCATGAATTCTAATTCGTTTATGATATGGTGCTGATGAAGAGTTCTCAGCACCGGCCGCATATCTTCATACATATCATCCATCATATACACCAAGTTTATCGTAACATTATTCAAATCAACATTAGTGATTAGACTATGAAGGAAACATTCCAGTACTAGACGTGAACCGTGTAGTACTGACACAACAGTTATTTGTTGCGTCTCTTTTTCTGGAGTCTTTTTTTTAATGTATCGAAGTAGCATTCTGCATCAACAAGATTCATAAACGCATTCTTCTCAAAGTCTTCCCAAGTTAATCCACTAACATCACCATATGAAAAGACATTAAAGTTCTTGCCTTTCCACAAGACGGTACAGCCGCCATCACCTGAAAGTGTAACATATCTAACATCTGTTCTGTTACTGAAGCTGACAACACTTTTCCAAATAGGGCCACACCAATCAGACCCTCTTCGTTTCTGTATTTGCTGAAAAGCGTTGGTGGGATGAGTTCCAAATACCAGAACCTTACAACGTTCGCTACCGGCGACGAGACAGCCATTTATCAAATCTATACATAAATCCATATCTGTAGATCTAATGATGTATAGATCTCCATTAGGTGCAATATCTGTGAGTCTTCTGACTTCACACTGTATAGGATATCCGCTTTCTACGAATTTGATAAGAATTTCACTTGGCTTCATGTTATCCTCTGTGTTCCTCTTTGCATTGTTCTATGGCACTGAATCCGCATTCAAATCCCGAATCATAAGCTTGATTTAACAAATCACAGAAATTGTCTGCTTCCAATTTTTGATGCGATTCAAATATCATAATGCGCTTTCCAAGCATTTCAATCACCCATCTATCATCTGGAACACCCAATACCACTAAGCGTTCCACAGAATATGTTTTACCCATTTTCTATGATCCTTCCTGTTTGCTTGGTGTCGTTGTCTCGGAAGTCAGTAATGCTCTTAACAAGTTCAGCTGTTTTTCTGACAACTTAATGCGATGCCCTTCTTCATATTCATACTGTTGTCCGCATTTGCTACACATCCAATCAAGGTATGACTGTACAATATTTTCAGCACCACAAACATCACAGTTGATCTTCATAACAATGTCCATCCTATCGGATTTGCTGGCGGTGTCACGGCACGGTATAGCGGCCAGCACACACGTTCAAACCAAAGAGTGTATGGTCCATAACACGACCCAGAGTCATCATAGCGAGCGAATGTAGCTGAAGCGCAGAAGCCAACACCCCACCCATGCCACCAAACAAACAACGTCCGCAGTTCAACAACCGCACAGAACCAACTTCGGATAACGTTCTCAATGTTATTCATGATCTTTATCATCGCGGAAACTCCAAGTTACGGTGGACCGATATGCCGATCATCACCGCCTTCAATCTCTCGCATGGCAGCACATAGACGCTCTTGCTCCGCCCGCCACTCTGCGGCTTCGACGCGTTCAAGACGGTCGTCTTCGTCTGCCTTGGCTAGGTCGCGATAACTCCGTGTCCTGTGCGACCACCGCTTGCCTTTGCGCGGATACGCACTCTCGTCCGGTTCCCGATAATCGTCACTCATCGCGGGGACTCCTTTGGAGATAGCTTATTGTCGGACGATGAAATCATTTTCATGTATACGCTGATTTCTTCCTCGCACACATCGCACAGCCGGCCAATCGGCAGCTTCATGGCGCGAGCATCTTTCTTGCCCAGCCGGCATTGGTGTCTGTTTCCCAAAGCCATCCGCAAGATCATACGCACACGGTGTTTTTCAGCGCGTGTCAATTCTCACCTCTCTTCACCTTCCAGTTTTGGAACGCTGGATCATTCATGCAGTATCCGTATAGACCGGGGACAACGTTCTTAATGAACCACTGCACGTCTATCTGCACTGGATCTACGCGCTCAACATATCTTGCCGGTTGCGGAACTGCCAATCGCAGACGAGACGGCAATTTGGAAAAGTCAAGATCGACAATCATCCCTCCCTCTTCCACAGAGGCGCGGATTCTTTTCGCTAACTGATACGCGATTTCACGAATAACTGTTTCATTGTCGAGCATATATTCTACTTCTGCTCTTCAATCCCGCGAACCCGGTATGATTGAATATCGTAATATCCGCCATTCATATTAGTCTTTTTGTCTGCATATTTACGAGCAGCTTCTTCGGTTGCGAACACCGCTTCAACAACAAATTCTCCGCCTGTACTGTGCGACACGACCCAGACAGTTTGAATCATTTGTTATTTCCCCTTTGCTGCTTCGCGAATTGTTCAGACAATCGATCAATCTTTAAGCCCTGCCGAAATTGTTTATTCAAGTGTTTCAGTCTGGCTCTTGCGTGATTTATTTCCATTACAACTTCTATACGATTCAATCTATTACCTTCATTAATGGCCAAGATAACTTCTTCATACGTAACTTTTTTCATGTGGAAAATTCCTTACATTGTTTACAGTGACATATCGTAATAACCACTCCTGACACCGCGCCTTCCAGATCTCAATTCAGATTGGCATTTGTCTTTCCATTCCTGATAGCCAAGATCGTTTTCGACTGGGTGAGTCACATAATTCTTGGTATCTACATAAACCGGGATGTTCTTAGACATGGCAGCATTCCACAATGACGCTTCGTTGCCGCCATATAATGATCCTGTAGCAAACATGCCAAGCTCAATAAATAATGAAGTACGTATGGTTAACCCTGCCCCAGCTACGCCGCGCAAGCAAGTTCTAAACACTTTGTAATGTTCCATTTCTTCAAAGATTGAATGTATTTTTTCGTAACAGTGACACCTATTGGTAAATTGTTCTGGAACGACAATGGCTTTGTGATTTATTGCGAAATCAAACAGATCTCTCAAAGTTCCCCTATGTACAAGTATGTCAGCGTCAGACACACAGGCAACTGATTCAATATCTTCTTTCAGCAAAACTCCCATCATTGTATTAACGCCAACGGCCTTCCCGACATTCTTACCAAATGTGAAGACTCTAGTGAAATCACATCTTTCTAACGTTACTCTTGTGTTCAAATCGTTTGGACTATTGTTCCAAATCCAAACCTCATCTACTTCATCCAGCGAATGTTTCAGCGTTTCAAGCGATTGACGCAATGAATCTGCTTTATAGTAAGTTGCGAACATATAGACTTTTTTCATCACCAGTTTCCCTTACAGTACCAATCTTTTCTTTCTTCTGAGCCACCAGTCCTGATCCTGGGCACTCGCTTAGTTAACCAACACACCCATTCATTAGAAATGGCTTCTATCGGGCATTGATAAGTCAATACGTAGGGGACTTCCAGCTTCTTAATCCATTTAGTGAATGTTTTGATGTTTAGATCTTCGACACCATAATTCCCGTCGGTGCCCAAATAAGGCGGATCAATAAACAGAAAATCTCCGTCTTTCTGTTTATACGTCCTGTAAGACCCGTGTATAAATTTCCAATTATGAATTTTACGCATAGCGATTTTTGTATCTTCTACAGGCAACCTATGCTGCGGATATATCATCCAAGATGATAACTGACCAACATAAATTCCAGCCAAATTCACTCGAAGATAATCGCGCGCTTCTTCTCTTATACTAAGCGTCTTGACACTGATCTTATCTCCTTCGTAAACACGCAAACCATCTAAATCGGGCATAGTCCTCAACCATCTCAACATAGATATCAGGCTTTTGTTCAGATCTATACACAAAGCTGAATAATCGTACTGTAGTGAAAACGCGCACGAACCACAAAACGGCTCAACTATCCTTTTAGTTCCCTTGGGGAATTGAATGCTTGGAAATTTTGCTTTATTCCCAGAATATTTGAATAGCCTATACATTCAGCATCTCCACAGAAACCCTTTCATACGAAGCGTTGTCTTTCAGCGCATTGTGTCGTATCCAATAATAGGCAGCCAACTTCATATCTGTATTGCGCAGATTTCTGAATACATTCTTATATTCGCTGTAGAATTGTATTGGATCCATTTTCTTGGCCGCAGCATATATCGCCATATAATACAGATCTTCACCCATCACATTTCTAGAAAAAGAAGTGCGCAATCTGTTAAGATTACAATCTAAATCTTCTTCCCATAGAGATTGCACATACTTTACGAACCGCTTTGCTTCGCTGATATTGTAATAACAGTCATCGCCAATAAATGGTTCATATGTATTTACCGGAATGCAATAATGCGGCACATTCGCCATCAAAATCTTTTTGAGCCTATCCTTCATATTTTCATAAACATGAAGAGAACCGGCGAAATGATAATAGCGACCGACACCCACCCCCAAGATGCGCGACAGCATACCCTGAATGAAAGAAAATTCAAACACATTGATTTGTGAAAATCCAAACAGTAAATCGTTCGATCTCATAGTAACGAAGCAATCAAGCTTGCCGTTATTGATCTTATATTGAATGTAACCAGTGCAAGGATAATCCAAACTATCTCCAGCACGACAATCCTTTGCCGGATCCCAAATTGACATCACCGCCCGCTTACTGGTCGGATCCGCTTTCAGCGTTTCACAAACATATTGTATTTGATCAACGCTTTTCAAATTCGTAACTGCGTAATTTTCTACTGCCCTATTTTCAATGGCGCTAGCCTTATAGAATCTGCTGTATTCAACATCGCTTAACCCATAGGAACGACGCAGCCTTGGCCCATAGCCCGCCCGCCATTGCACCCCGTCATCAGCATATTGCGGCGCTCTAGGTAAGAAGTGCTTTAGAACTGAAACATCTCTATCTCCACTAAGAACCCATATAGTTTCAAACAAAGAAGCAAATGGATTTCCATGTCTTTCCACCACAAGCGGAATGCGATATGGCCCAACGATTTGAATCATCATTGGTGAAACTTCAAAGATATAATTGGCTGATGCTCCAACTCTTTTTACCTCGACCCTTTCACCATGAACGTCTATCATCTCCACTGCCCACAAAAACGCTTGTGTCATGTCAATCATTATTGATTCCTTTCATGTCTGTTAGCTACATCTGCCCAATCGTTATTTTCAGTTACCGAACCTGCATATTCAATAACCGGCGGCTTTTTGAGATCTTCGAATTTATATGTACTGGCCAGATTTTCTATGAAGTTCTTAATCTTAAGCTGCCAATCGGTTCTCATTTTACTATTGAAAAAGTAAACATCAGCATGTGATCTTATTATCGGATAAAACGATTCGGACTTATGCCGCGACGCTTCGTTTGTACTTCTTGGATCATCCGTATCTATGAAAACCAAAGTAAATCCATTATTCTTTACATATTCTAATTCTGCAGGACGCCTTACATCCTTAATGCAGAACCCAAGCCTAACCGCTCCAAGTTCTTGCATTGTTTCGCGCAAACGAATGAACTCTTCTTGCACTGAATCAACAAACACTCCGGGATAGATTTCTGGCAACATATCAAATGCCTGCCACACCATGCGCGGAGTATATTGCACCTTCGTTTCTGGATTAGTGTAAACTATCCTCGTCTCTTTCTCTGAACTTTCGTAATCAAACTGCATAAATCCAAATATGGATTTAACTATTTTCTTGAGCTGATCGCTAAAGCTAGCCACAGTAAAGCAATATTCCATTTCAAGCGTGTCTGTGACAGTGTCCTTACCTGAATATTTTGGACCACTGAATGCCAATTTCGTTACAGATATAACATTTTCTTCACCCATTGTGCACACCTAGGATCTTTGCGACATGCAGCATGTTCGCAGGTTTGTTGTATTTATTGAATGTCCACTGAGCGGGTTTCCAGCTAACATCTCTATTCGCGTCTATGCTTCTAGCCCATCCGTCTCTGGACATATATCTATTACGAGGCCGCCCGCGATCCTCATAAGCTTTCATGTATTTGCTAAACTCACAAAGACAATTTTCCAAGGACATTACAGTAAGATAAGGATACGGCTGATCCTCAAATGTTTTCAGAAAATCTACATCGTAAAGTCTAGAATTCTTTAACTGATTATTACGCAACCAATAATTCAACTCTTCGTATCCATTATCTTCTATGGTCTTTTCGGTAAACAACTCATGCAGTCCGCGTTTAGCCCCCGGTCCATCAATAACAAAGTCATCTTCTCCAAACTTAGTACGATCTGAATAGCTTAAATCTACTGCAATCTGATATCCTAAGAACGGCCCTATCCCCTGAATGCTACGCAGATAATAGTAGCATTCTTCCATTGATTTGTCGAACGCGTCACGTAAACAGCCAGACTTTTCATCATCATTGAGCTGATCGGTTATTTGCCCAAGCAACAAAGAAATTCTTGTAATCTTATCCATACCAAATCCGAACATACTGTACCCGCTGACAGTAAACGCATTGGTGAAAACATTTTCATTAGCTGATAAATTCAATAGTCTTAATCGCAACCCTTCTTGATCATATTTTCTGTAATCTGGCATATGGCCATGATACAGAAATGTCTCTATCTTGTTGAACAATCTGTATAAGACATGATTAAAGAAGAACGAAGCATCATCAACATATTCTTGCTTCTGCAACCATTCTGTCACAAATCTAGTGCCGCGGTCTAATTCGCGGAAGATATTGGTGAATTTGAAATCTGCTAATATTGGATCTTTAGTCCAAGGTGGTGGAAGGTTTTGTAGTTCTTTTCTTTTGTATATTTCGTGTCGTTCTGCTATGAATTTCCAAAACAAACCCATATTTTCTTTATAATAGAATACTGACATAAACTATTTCCACCAATGAGGAGTTTCTCTTTTTGTCCAAACAGCCAGATGCCTTTTGCATTCTATCATATATTGTCTATTCGACTTTATTGGCTCCAACTTTTCATAACCAGATTGAGTTAAGAAATACAATTTTCCATCAGGTAATTCTAGCGGATGTTCTTCTACCCATTCAAGAATCCTGCCGCAACTATGTTCGTTGCCATATCTGTAGTAATGTTCAGCAAATATGCACCAGCCTAGCCTAAGCGCGAACTTAAAATTTTCGCTATTTTCATAAACCCATCTTTGAACACGTATATTCATGCGCTTATCTAATTCTCTGTACGGCATATCACCATCATATCCATTCCGGTGATATGCCGTACAAAGCAACTGAGCAATTTCTAGCAGAATCTTCATGTGCCTGTCCATGTAGTATTCGGCACACTTGCGAGGATTCTTGTCTAGAAAGAAAATATTCATCGGGTCACAGATTTAGATTTGAAATCTACTATATCAACCGATATACTATCTATTTTCAATCTCTTACACACCCTTTCGACTGTTCTGCTACCAGCGCATGGATCGTAAACAATCCCACGACCCGGCCAATGATTTCTTATAAGCCTTTCAATAAGACTTTCTGGTTTTTTCCAAGCATGTTCATCATTTCTAAATAGCCGGTCAGTAAAAATTCCAGTTCTATTACTCCAATGCAATTGTTCTGTAAATGATAATCCATAACACGCCATTACTTCTATAAAACGACTGTATCGTTTTATGGTATTCTTTGTTGATTCTGGCTTTATCCAGTGCAGCAGTTGTTCCGGCTTAAATGGTAAATTCCAAACATCATCGGGCCACATGAAAATGATTGAAGGAATATCCTTTTCAACAGCCATGGAAACCAGATCACGCACATCTTCACTACCATACACAGGATCTGCTATCATCAAAGTGACTTCTTTAGTGGGCAGATTATCCTGCCAACGTCCAAGAAAAAACACGTTATTAGCAATTCGCTTCATATCGCATTCCAATCGCAGATTTACTTATCGTCTCTTATCTCAACAAACTTTGGCAGAAGCAATGAAGGCAGACCCTTATCGTTTGTTGAAATGGCCATGTAAACAACACGCGCCACCTTGCCTATAAGCGCCGTTCTTTCAGCCCACATTTGCTTCAACTGCTCTCGATTGAAACCCTTAACGCCGCAGTGAACTTGCACTCCGTTGAAGTCAACCACAACTGCGCCAAGATGTTCTGCCCAGCTTTTCTTACCTTCAACAACATCAACAATCTTCAAATCAGCGTCTTCTTCAACCTTCAGTTTGACCCAAGCATTGGAACGCTTGAATTCATACTCTGACGCCGGGTCTTTGGCTATAGCGCCTTCGTGTCCAAGTTTAATCTTTTTCCTGAACAGCGCAAGCAGTTCTTCTTCACTGTTTACTGTCTTGTGCTTAGAATACGCAACGCGGAATTTCTCAGTTTCCTTGTTTTCTGCGTGGAAAGCTTTGATGGCGTCCTTCAACATACTCTTTCTGCGAGCTAACTGTGTTGGACAACGATGCTTAACCCAATTGCCAATTGGCATGAAGTCCCAAACAGTATAGTTCAGCACCGTAGCGTCATAGCTGGAATCTGCCAGCTTAGGAATCTTTTTGGATATCCTAAAGTCCTCGAGATGATCACCAGTGTTACCACTCACTTCACCGTCAAAGACGACTGTATTCCCGGCAGCAATACCAATCAATTCCTTATCGAAGATGTGCAGATTTTCTACCGGCAAGCCATTACGGCTGTAGTAATCAACACGATCAATATGCACAAACGCAATGACACGCTTACCGTTTCTTTTGGTCTCGACGAAACAGGGATACCTAACCTTAGAATAATCCTTATTCGCCAGTTGCACATCGAACGATGGGATAAGATTTGGAACAATCTTATTGGCTATTGTCTCGCCTATGCCACAATCCAAATCCTTCTTGAGAATACATTCCAAAACCATCTGCTGGTCAGGATTTAGATGAGCGCTGCTTTTCTTGATAGCTTCCTTAGCACGATCGCCAGTAAGTTCGCGAGTACTCAACATATCCAACAATCTGAACATAACCAAAAGATTATGCTCAAAATCATCAGTATCGATCGGCTCGCTGAGTTCAAATTGCTTAACGCCAAACGTTATGTATGGCGAACATGCGTACTTCAGCACATCTGAAGCTCGCATGGTGTGGCTCAAATTCTGACGCCACAAATCAATCTTTTCTGTTGGCGTCAGTTCTTTACTCTTACGGATAAGTTCAGCGGGATTGATCATCATCTTCACCCTTTCTATCTGACCAACGAATAGCAACGCCTTCGTCAATCATGTATTCGTTGAAGTTATACCATTTCTTGCACCGTTCATCGAATGCATACATGTCGACGAGATAATACAACTGCCCCTCAACACAGTCGTATATCTTAACGAAGACCTGCTGCCCTCGGCCTAAATGCTTTGCAAAGAATTTCTTCGCCGCTTCCTTATCTTCGATATACAGTCTGTTCAATTTGAGATGAGTTGAAACAACAACATTCAAACCAAGATGAACATCGAGATAAACGATATTGGCGCAACGATAAGCGTTCCAGTTAGCCTCTCTGTAACAAGCGTCAAACAGGGTTTCGCGCATATTATCTGAATCCATTTCACACCTTTATTTTAGTTGAAGTGTGGGCTGTTCTGTTTATATTAACTCCAATCTTACGTAAGATTGGCACAACATCTACTGTTCTTAGTTCCAAATTTCTAACTAATGCCACAACATTACTCACCTCTACTTTATCTGACATGTTTACTTGATTGAACATTTCTTCTAAGCGCTTCAAATCATCGGCGCTGTATTCTTCATTCTGTGTCCTGATTCTCAACAACTTCTTGCTTTTTACAACCTGCTTCCAATTTTTCAATAACTGCAAGCGATACTGCTCTGAAATTGGCGTTTGTTTCGCAATAAGTCTTTCCTTCAGAACCTTCAACTTAAACCCGGCATCACTCAATGCCGCGATTGCTTTCACGGCACCAAATCTGAATTTTTTCAACTTCATCTTTTTCTGGTCTACATCACAAGCGCCGGGGATAAAGTCTCCCTCTTGACCACATAAGGCATCAATCAAAATGGATTGTTTAGGCTTCATAGAATGCTCAGCATAAAAGCTACGAAGTGAATATATCATGTCTTTGCATGGCCTGTATATCTTCACCTGACTATTCAATAACTGGTAATAGTCTTTGTCATCACTATATATGATAACGGAATGACCTTCTGCCGCAAACTTATTAGCAAGCCAGCCCACAACATCATCAGCTTCTATACCTGTAATCGCAGCCTGCTTTATTCCAAGCACTTCCAGATAATCTCTGGTCGCGTCAAGCTCCTTGAAATAGTCGCCAAGATCTTTGTATTTCCTATTCTTTTTGTACAGTGGCCAGATTGTTCTGCGCCACTGATTGCCGCCGCCAACATCCCAAGCGACTATCATTTTGTCAACTTCTCTGGACTTTACAAATGTATCTATGGATCTCAGTAACCCATAGATTACAGTGGTGGGCATTCCTACACTGTTTGTCAGCGGTTGTCCCTTTTCTGAAAAAGAACTATAAATTCTGAACGCCAAATTGTTCCCATCTATAACGACAACCTTCATCAATCAACTCCCAAGATGAGAGGCAATCCCTTTGGGTCAACATACCCGCCAGTAGCCACCAAACTATTCGCTTCTTGAGTATTCAGACTATTGATTTTCTTGTTAAATCTCTCAAACGCAGATAAACAAGCAAACACATTGAACTGTAAAATCCTCATTTCTACAATGATATGCTTAACATCTTTTCTACAGTTTTCCATCACTTCTTTCAGTACAGCCATCACATTATTTCTGCAGATGGAAAGGTTCCCCTCTATACTTTCCTTTTCATCCACATCCCAAGAGTATGTTGCGATATGTCCATTCTTATACCTGATGCGAAGGTCTATCTCCCATTCGTATTGTCCATCAGTCATGCGCTGGCATCTTTCAAAGATATCGCATAAATTATCGAATATGACATCTAACTTTCCAGTTGGTTCCATCAAATACTGATGAACACCAAACGGTCTGAAAATAACTTCATTCTTGGGCACCTTGCTAATGCGCTTCATTTTTCTCCTGTGAACGTTAGTTGTTGGTTACTGGTATATTATACCACACAGATACAGGCTTACCAATTCAATAGACGCTTTGGATTTTCCTTTTTATCTTCTCGCGCTTCACCCAACTAGTTACCCCGAATTTAGTCCACATCTTTATCCAGTTCCCACCATTATCTATCAACTCTAGCACCATTTTTTGCTTACGCTTAGAAAGCTTAGACAGAATATCTTTGAGATCTATCATTTCTTTCTGAGCCGCTGGGATCTTTTCCAAATCTGTGTAATAATCGCTATCATTATCGGAATTGTTGGGAGAATTCTTATATCTGTTGATGTAAGTATAAGTCTCCTTCTGCATAGTCCGTATGCGATTCTTGGTCGCTATAAACAAGAATCGTAGATACTTATTATCTTCTTCATAATAATCTTCGAAATGCTTGAAGAAGATTATGACTGCTTCTTGTATCAATTCTTCATCTGTTGCAGTCCAAAACCCACACTGTTTTCTCAATTTCTTTGTTTGAGAAACAAGTTTAGTTTTTATTCGTTCGAATATTTTATGCGAAGCTAGGACATTATATTGCGTCATCATCTGACCTTACTGCATTTGTTCGGCTCTCAATCCCATCTGGTGGATTCACCCTCATCCAATGAGTAGCATCACGAATACAAGAATATCCGCTTCCATGAGGATACCAATATGAACCGTCTTTATGACGAATCATATTTACACATCTTCCATATTGAGCGCTCCAAATATCTGTTGGAACATCATCAATTGGACATGTCTCAATCGGTTGCCAATTCATTTAGCCTCCCATGCTGCATTAGCCCTATTATATGCCCGTAGGATACCATTTACAACCCCGTAGAAATAAAAAAAAACCCCGCCCCCAGCATTGGCTACCGAGGGCAGGGTGTGACCGCTTACTACGGTCTTTTACTCTTCGTCATCGTCATCGTCATCTTCGTCGTCGGCGTTGGCGTCATCAGCCTCTTCGAC